TTCATCTAAAACTCCTCTCGTGGGAAACCCTGTACCTTTAGGTCAGGGATGAACACGGACGGCGAATTTATTCGCCGTAACTTATTCAAAATGCGTAAGAGTAGCCATCTTTAAAGTAAATAGTTTTGCAGTATTTATAAGAAATTCCTTGTACTAGTTTGTCACGGGTTGAAATGTTAAAGCTACCAGTGCTTCTAGTCGCAATTCTGCCAATATATTTACCAGTCTTTTTACCTGATGTGACAACAGCTTTTACGATATCTCCAGTTTGAAAGCCTTTTATAAACTTGAATCTAGGAACATACCTAGTAGGAAAACCGTATTTATCAGTACGACACATTTGTCGGGTTCCATGACCATTGCATTTAATTTTTAATGGTTGATTGGTTAGGAGTTTTAGATTACCAATATCACCAACACAAGCAGCATCTATCCAATGTTGTTTTTTAAGATTCAATCTAATTCGGTTAAACTTTGTTTGCGCTCCTGTCGCAGTTTTTATTGGTAGTAAATTAGATAAAGTTTTAACTAATTTATTCCTAGTTGCGTTTACTGCTGCTGCATCTTTTAATGTTTTTTTGGCTTGGCTTTTGATTTTTTGAAGCAATTTAGGCTTCTGTTTCAAGAACTCTTCAACTGATTTATTTCCCTTGTTTTGATTACACTTTTCACAGGCTAAACATAAATTACTAACTCTATTGCTACCTCCTTTTGACTTTGCTTGGATATGTTCAATTTGCAATGGAATATCCTTTTTCCCGCAGTAAGTACATTCTCTACCCCATTTTTCTAGTAGATATTCGCGTACTTGATAACCCCATAAGGTTCCTTGTTGATATTCAACACCAGATATTTCTGGGTTTTGCATTTGTTGCATATCGAATTTAACTTTTTCAATCCATAATTCTGTTATTGGTGCATAACCTATTAAACGTTTTACCCAAGTTTCAGTTGTTAAAATTCTATGTTCTAAACTTGGCGGTAGCCAGCCTTCTCCAGATTTACGGTTATCAAAGCGTGGTTTTCTGTACCGAGTTTTTCTATTTCTACGGCTACACCTTAATTGTCTACGGGACAATAAAGCGTCTTTTATTTGATACCCTCTATGTTCTAGCTCCGCACCCCAAATCACTTTTTCTCCGTCAAGCAATGCAATCCCTGTATATTTTGAACCGGGGTCAATTTTTAAGGTTAATGGTCTAATTGTTGGGTTATCAATCGCAGTTTTTAATATCAATGTAAATGGATAGATTCTGAATACCGCAGCTTTCCCTAATTCCAATAACCTACGTGCTTGTTTTGGTGTTATTGGATTTAATTGTTGTTTGTTTGTATCAATTACAAAAACATAGTTTTGTTGCATTGTTAGTGCCTTAATAGTAATGTTAGCTTCGACATTGTTAACGGTCGGTAACTATCCGAAAAGCACTTCCTTAACCCCTTAAAGATGTTTAACTTTCCGGTTCTAGAGCAAGAGACTAGCTACGCATCCCTTGGTAGGTTCTTGAACGCTTGCCGCTAACGATAGTCTGGTCAACTTAGGGCTTCCAATTTTTAGGCTGGAAGCCCCCGACTTAAAGTCGGGGGTCGTTGACTAACTCAACTATAATAGAAATAACTCAAACCTATAATTGATACACTACCTGTTGGAATAGCAGGTATTTTTTTTATGTATACATCAGAATTCAAAGACATTAACGTTATTCTATGTGAAGAAAGAGATGTAAATTATTACCTTGAGGAGACAAAGAAATATCTTACTCCTCCAAGGGAAAGGCATATAACGTTAGAAGAGTACATAGAGTACATAGAATACCCAGAGTTTTATACTCCAATAAACTTAGGATATCTGCAAACTTTAATGTCAGAAAACGGAATATTATTTTCTGAACTTGTGTTCAAAAATAATATTCCATTTTTAAGAATACACGATAATCGTTTTATAGATATTGGAAAAAATATAAACACAAGAGAAGCAGACTATTTATTTTGGAATTTCAGTTATATGTTTATAAAACAATCTATATTATACTACCATACACCAGAAAGACATCCACAATATTGGAATTATACTATTTATTTTAAGTATCTTCAAACAATAATTAGATATTGTTTTATACACCGTAAACAATTAATAATAGTTACATCTCACTTAAAAACTATTTCTATGATTTCTGGAATATGTATCGAAAAGAACATAAAAGAACATTTGTGGATAAGTAAGTGGAGACATCCCTTGCACGGTTAATTTAAGCAAATATTATTCTACAGAAGAATAAAATGTTCCTAACAAAAGAATTAGATACATCTATCTCACCCTTAACTAAATGGATGGGTGAGAATTTAGATGTAAATAAAATTGAAGATATAGTATATAAAAGCAATGAGAGATTAGAGTGCATTCATTCCTTAAGTCGTAGTTCTTTAGTGGGAGTTAATTTTCCTAAAGTAGGATTGGCGTGCATCTACTATTCTATATATCTTGCTCATCAAAAGTACGGTTCAAATCTAGATAAAAAATGGCTGCTTAACTTTACTACTTTAAATGAAATGTTTCAGTTTTATCACCTAGACTATTACTGGAATAAAGTTAATCAGTTAAAAAACCCTAGCGTAGACCTATTGTTTCCAGTTTTAGTAGAAGATGGATATAGAAAAAAAATGAAAGAAGAAGACTTAAAACACAACCTGAGAAGAATAAGAGCTATCCATAAAGCAGATATTGAAGATTTAGAATTACTTCTCTTATCCACAAAGGATACATTTGAAAAGATAAAATTATTCTCAACTCAATCTAAATTAAAACTAAGTCCTTATTCTATGTATACTTCAGCCATTTCTTCCTGTGGAGTAAGAATGATATTAGATAAAACTATTATCACTTCTCACACTACACTTAAATCTAAACCCTTAACCTATGATTATTTAAAAAAACAGATATTACTGTCTTTAGCTTATGACTATATAGAGTCTATTCTTATCCTGTTCCCCCGGCAGAAGACTTTTATAAATATAAAATTAGAAGAGTTATCTAAAGACTTTTGTTCATTAAGAAACTCATTTCAAAATTTTATTTTAGATTCTTATCTTTCTATAGATTTTGAGAATGAAAGAGAAGATGTCTACGTTGAGATTTAATTATAAATAATTGTAAACATGGGTTGTAATTAGAAATAAAATATGAATAGTATTGTAATGATTAAAGTTCAGGGGAGAAAATAATGTTAAAGATAACAGATAATAAAATGGAGAAAAAATTGGATATTGATTTAGCAGAGAATCCAGAGACAAGATGTCCTGTAGTTCTTCTTTTGGATACTTCAAAAAGTATGGAGGGTGAATCAATTGATAATCTTAATAAGGGTATTAGAATGTTTATTGAGGAGGTAAAAGCAGATGCAATGGCTTCACTATCAGTTGAAGTGTGCATCATTACTTTCAATACTCAAGTTACAATTTACAGGGATTTTACGAGCGTAGATAAATTGAATTTTGAGGATTTGAAAACTGGGGGGATGACTTCCATGCATCAAGCAATAGATCTAGGTCTAACGTGTTTGGAACAGAGAAAAGAAAGTTATAAGGAAAACTATGTCAGTTATTATAGACCTTGGTTATTGTTAATTACAGATGGTAGAGCTACCGATGAAAATTCCACAACTGTAGAAAGAATAAGAAAAGCGGAGAAAGAAGAAAAGATTATTTCTCATATTGTAGGGGTGGGAGATAATTTTGATAAAGAACAGCTTAAAAGTTTTACAAAAAATCCAGTAATCAAATTAAAGAATGTAGAGTTTTCAGAACTATTTGAATGGCTTTCTTCTTCAGTGTCACAGGTTAGCCGTGATGCAGGGTACATAGAAAGCGAACATGAACCAATAAGTTTAGGGCAGCCGTTAATATAAAGCAGGAGGGGGAATTTTATTTCCCCTTTAAAAATTTCTCTTATTATTTGAACAAAACAGATGAATCAAGATAGACTTTTTTATTATAGTTCAATAGGGTCAAGTCATGTTAGGAATGATATTCCCTGCCAAGATAGTAGCAAAGTAGTTTATAGAAAAGATATTTATTTTGGATGTATATCAGATGGAGCGGGATCTGCTAAATACGCCCGTCTTGCTTCTAGAGATACAGTAAATCACGCAATAAAATATTTAAGAGTATTGTACTTTTCTAAATACTTTCAGAATAAACTTTCCTTGTATTTTGAATACCAAGATACTTCGATAATACAATGCTTTAGAGATTTTCTTGAAAGCTGTTATTATAAAATCCGCTGCTCTTCTGTTAGAAGAAAGCATTCAATTAAAGATTATTCTTGCACCTTGCTAGGATTTATCAAACATCCGAATTGGACTATTACTTTTCAACTAGGAGATGGTTTTATCGTCAGCAGAACTTTAGAAGAATACCAATTACATTTCATTCCCGCCAAGGGAGAATATAAAAACTCCACATACTTTACTAATTCAGTTCAGCGTCAAGAGAAGTTTCAAGTAAAGATTATCAAACAGCCAATAAAGTTTTTATGCTGTAGTTCTGATGGAATGGAAAATTTAGCTTTATATAAAGGGCAAATTTTCAAACCTTTTTTCAAAAGTATTGAGGCAAATTTTAGTATGGATGAAGACGAGCCGATTATTTACAATTCATTTGAGAAATGGTTGGATAAAGACGAAAAAGTAAATACCAAAACAGGTGATGATAAATCTTTAATCTTACTTAAGTGCAATGGTTAAATATCATACTAATGGTAATTGTATAAAGTTAATCAAAAAGATTGGTTCGGGGGGAGAAGGAAATGTATGGAAAATATCTGCTTTCCAATCAGCAAAAATATACAAGTCATTATTGAGTGAAGACAAAATTAAAAAGTTAGAAGCCCTAATCAAATTAGGAATAGAAGATCCTAATGAAGAGATAGGGCATATAAGCTGGACTCAACCATCAAGTATTGTTTATGATAGTAACAACTCTCCAGTTGGCTATACGATGCCGTTGATTGTAAATACTAGACCTATTGAACATCTGTTTAACTACTCATATAGAAAGAAGAATGGAATTACAAGTCACTGGAAATTTCATTTTACAGTAGCTAAAAATGTAGCTACTTTAATTGAATACTTACATCTGCAAGGTATAATTTTAGGAGATATTAAGATGCAAAATATCTTAATCAATGCTAAAGCTATGCCCACTATTATTGATTTTGATTCAGTTCAATTTGAACATGGTGGAGTTTTATACAGATGCCCTACTAATAGTCTTTCAATGTCTCCCCCGGAGATAGATACTTCTAATAAGAATCTAATTTATACCTATCAACATGATAGATTTAAATTAGCTGTAGTAGTTTTCTATCTATTATTTGGCGAACACCCTTACCAAGATTTTAAAAATAATAGCGGTTCTCCTCCGACTGTATTAATTAAAAAAGGAACATGGATGGGTATGCATCCTGAATTTATTCCTTCACGAATTCTTAACTTCAATCTAATAGATGCGGATTTACAAACCGCATTTAAATTAGCCTTTAACACAATAGACAAAAGACCCAATGCAAGACAGTGGAGAAAAATCCTAAGTAAAACAATTAAAAGTTTAGAGCAATGCTCTTCTCTCAATCATTATTGGTATAAAGGTTTTAATTGCGCTTGGTGTAATAAAGCAATAGCTACTGGCATAGATGTCTGGGAATACAAAAGTATTTACACTTATAAAGATTATTCTAAGGTAGCGGAACTTGCACAAATACCAAATAACATAGTGAAATATACCGGCGTAGTTAAGCAAGTTAAAACCTACTACCGAACAAAGGTAGTTATTGAGTTTGAAAACTGGCTTCATAAAACTTCTGCTCCCCGGATGATAATTCCTTGTTCGTTAATTGATAAAGCAATTCTAAGCGACAAATTTATGGAATACAATTCTAAGCAGAGCATTGAAGATTATGTCAGCACTTTAGAAACATTTTGTGTTGGAGTTAGAATTGAAGTTGAAGGAAAGCTAAATATTAAAAGAACAAAAAAACAAAAGATAATAGAAATAATCCCAGAAGAGGTTTTAAGGCTTATCATCAGATCCTAACAATTGAGAGTTAGAAGCTTCAACTAATTTATCCAGTACAGATGATAGCTTACTCATCTTTGTTTCCAATTCTTGTAACTTAACAAGAACCTGTTTAAATTTATCTTGTTTAAATCTTACTGCTCCTTCTGCGGTATATTCCCCTCCGTGGGGGAGATAAGAGTTATCCATAGTTAATACACGTTAGTTATAAGTTTACTTATATAAGGAATAGAAGTAATTTCATTATTAAGCTCAAAGTCTATTCTTAATGTTAAATCTCTTCTTTCCTTTTCAAATTTATTCCCATTCAAATCAGTAAAGCTGACTATCCTATTTAAATTTAATATTTCATAAGTGTTTTTATATAAAGGTATATTGTTATCTATTAATTCAGTGTTGGTTAAAGATATGGCGTTCCATTCTTCTCCCAAGTTGCTGCTAAATAAAACATATATTTCAGTCGAGGGAGGTAGATAAGAATTAAATTCTACTTCTATATTACTATAAAATTCTTCAAACTTTCGGTTAACAGATATCCAGCTAGAACGAGTGCGATAGCTTTTTAGAATAATAAATGAATTGTTGTTTTTTATTATTGGAGTTTTATCTCTAGCTGAGATAAATTCTATTTTCATCTCTAATTCTTCTTGAGAATAATTTAACTCTATTTCTTCATCCCATTCAATCCAGTTGTTATTATCTTTATAAAAGTATTTGATGCCAGTGCCAGTAGGAATAATCTCTGATATATACTTTTGAGCTTTCTTAATCTTATTTTCTTGAGAAGGTACAACAAATTCAATACTAGACCTATAACTATTAGGTGTAGAACTAATTAATTCAAAGGTTAAATCGCTACCTGAAATTGGTTTGTAACTATCGTTCTCGTAGATTAATAAATCTCCTTTGGTGAGTAATTTATTTGCAGATAAGGAGGGAGTATTTAAACTAGCATTTCCTGAAGTGGCATAAAACATTTCTACAGACGATTGATACAAATCTATAACAATCGCATATTGAGAAGGGATCAAAGTTAAAGGATAATCAAATAATATCTCACTACTATCTTTTCCATTCTCACTAACAAAAATGTTGCTATAGTTGATATCTCCGCATGAAAGCACGCAGCGTTCTGGTGTTGCTCCTTTCATTTGAACTAAATATACCTTACCCAAAACTAATGAAGAATCAAAAAGGGCTGGTACCTTTCTGAAAAATAAGTTTAATCCTTTTACTGTAATATGTTTTTCTACACAAAAGGATTGAGCTACTGAACCATTTATATTACTAAGTACTCTTCTTTGCTCTATATTAACATTTTCAATATAGGTATAAAGTCCATTACCAGATACACGGTCGCTACTTACTTCTACTACATAGTTCTGTAAAGGAAGATTACTTGGAACTGTAATTAAAGCAGAAACAACTCCAGCACTGTTTGCTCGTAGGGTATTGTCTAATGTTCCTAATTGTGTATCTCCCCTAGGAGAAACAGTTGTTATACGAGTATTCCCAAATATAATCTTGATATTATCTTCAGCTACATTAAATCCGCTAGCATCTATTTGGATAGTAGCAGTTTCTAAACTCACAACTCCTTTTAAGTCTTTGACATTCGTAATAACAGTACTAGTTTTTGACTTAAAATTAGGAAGGCTTATACTAGGAGAAACTGTAACGAATATACTGCTTCTTGTATCTGTTACTTTTAATACGTCAGTTACTTCTTGTTGAAATATATGAGAGGTCGTACTGCTTAAAGGAGCAATAGTTTTTATTGTTGCAGCATTATCATCAAAATTATTAATGCTATTTATTTCTACATTTTGGTTAACCTTAACCCCAGATTTATTTAACTGAACAGAAGTTTTAATTTGTCCGGGATAAAGCCTTTTCTGTTCTAAATCTAGAGAAGCATTAAACAAAGTATGATAAATATTGCTTCCTTCTAAATTATCAAAATTATCCACAATAATTTTATCAACTATACTTTGCAGTCCCAATTTAGCATTGATAGTATTCTTAATTAAATAAAGTTCACTTAACTTATTTGTATTTAAAAAGGACTTTTCATAAGCACTTAGCAAGCTTAATTGAGAAATAGCTCGTGAAGAAGAAGGATTAATTTCTATTTTTCTTTCTGTTGTCACAATTACCGTACCTAATAAAAACAGTTCATTACTCTGTTTTATAAATGTATTTTCATCCTGAACTATTTTAGCATTACTATCTATATAAAAATTATATATACCTTCTTGATAAATATTTATTTTAGAAACATAAACATTTTTGACCTCTTTTGGTTTACCATTTAAATAACATTTTCCAGCAGAAATACCTATGGAATCTGCCGTAAGCTGATATATGTTTAATCCGGAAGATATGTAATTACCTTTCTCCTCAAATCTTCGTAAGTAAATATAGTCTAATATTTCTTGAGGAAAATTAGAATAATAGTAGTCACTATCTTTATAAAACTTTTGATTATTATAATAATTTATTTCTGGTAGTCTCGCCTCTCCTTGAGGAATAACACAAACAATAGGATAACTATCTTCATTAATTGTAATTTGGTAATTAACAACTAATCTGTCTGCTCCTATATCCCCAAAATATATACCTCCAGTCAACGGATCTCGCAAAGAATTACTTCTATAAATTTCACTGCTAAATTTGATTCCAATTTGAGAAGCAATGTCAGGTTGCAAAAGAAATGTTTGCTCCTCAACGTCAACAAAAGTAGAGCCAAAATCTTTATCATTAATATAAACCTGTCCAGAACTAAGTTTAATTTTTATCTTATTGCTGTCTGCCTCTAAAATCGTAACACTAAATAATTTAGTTACATAATAATAATAATAAAGATAGTTAAAACTGTTTTCATAAACATGACTGACTACATCTTGAATCTCTTCTAACTCAGCGGATTGAAGTCTGCGGTCGGGAATAAACAATAGCTTATCCCAAGGCTCTTTCTTATCAAATCTCATCTATATTTATCCTTAATTTTAATATACATAACTGATAATATTACGCAACGTAGTGCTACTCACCGCAGAATCCTGATTTGTAAATTCTATTTTATATCTGAATTGAGTAGAAGGATTTAAATTATTCTGATTTACAACTCCTTTCCAACTACTACTGAATATTTTGTTTCCTTCATCTATTGCTTTTATACTCGCTGCATCTTTTGTTAAGGCATACCATAAATCATTTTGACCGTTGTTATAATAAACTTTAATATTATTATTGTTCTCAACATATTCAAAATTAATTGTAATATTGTTATACTCTTCTTTATAATCTACTATTTTTGATGTAATATAACTACTCTTATTATTTTGATAAAGAGATATAGAAGCTCCTTTAGAAATAATAGCGGGGCTTAAATTAACATTGCTTGAACTAAGAATTGCTTTAATATATAACCTTTGACCTTCTGAAGACAAACAATATACTTGGTTAGGAGAGAAGTCAACCCATTCATTATCATCTATTTTGTATTTATAAATAATAGAGGTTGAAGGAATAATAATATCTCGCAAATTAAGACAAAAAGAAGTAATGAAAGAAAACCCATCACTAACTCCGTAGGTTCCTAAATTTATTTCTTCAGAAGTATCAATAGGGAAAATAGCTTTGTTCAATTGATAATTAATATCTTCCTTATCGCTAGCATTCAAACTCTTCCCATCCTCACTTAAATAAAGAGTATCGCTATTAAATATTTGAGAACCTACTTTACCTCCAGTAAATAAATCTTCTTCTCCTAATTCAGAAGTAAATATTTCAAAACCTTCTCCTAATGATTCTAAAGATATACAGTATTTCTTCCCCGGAGAGAGTAGAATTGGATTTAATAAATTAAAGCGAGTTCTGATTAAACCCGAATTACTAGGATTATAGTTGTTTGTATATCCTAAACTATATATGTCAAACTCTGGGGAGAATAAAGAAGCTGTTCTAACTTTAACTACTAAAGGATAATTAATATCCATTGACTTTAATTTTAAATCAATAGAGGTTAAATAGGTATAGTCAAGAACCGTAAAGACTTGATTGATAGAATCGTAATAATTTTGATATTCAGATTGAGAGAAAGCTTCGTTTTCTACATGAAAAGGAATATTAAATTTCTCAGTAACGTTACTCGAATATTCTATATTCCAATTACGAAGTGCAGAGATAACTATTTGAGTAGCTAAATTATTATTAACATAAAAGTTACTTGCCGCATATCCTTGAGACACAGAGCTTTTTAGTTCAATAAGATGAGTACCAACTCTAATATCTCCCTTTAAATTTTTACTTAAAAGATCAAACTTGACTGCAATCTCTCCCCTATCAGAAGCTTTAAGAGTCCCAAAAGTAGTTAAACTTAACTGAGTATTTTCAAGTAAAGTAAAATCTGGAATCTTTTGACCTGAGAAAAACAGTTCATACCCGTCACTTTTAGGCTTGAGTCCAGAGACTCTTACTTCAATTTCAATATTGCTTGCTCTTGGTTGAGAAGAGATAAAGTTAAGAAAAGTATTACTATTGTTATCGTTTGTAAAATTGGCAGGTACACCATTTCTAATCGAACTTACAATTTTATCAGCAATAGAAGAAAATAAGGATTGATTGTTTTGAGATACTTCAGATAACAATTTAGTTTTATTATTACTAATTCTTGCAAGCAGTGAAGTAATGTTAGCTAAGTAATCACAAGGATTTAAAACTTTAATGTTTTTATTGAGAAACATTTGATTACAAGAAAGATTCATCCTTCCTGCTTTAATATAATTAGGAGACGCTTTAACCCTTCTAGTTTTAGTAGCACGTTCGTTTGATTTAAAACTAGTAGAAGAAAAAGGTAAAGTAATATATAAATTATTATTAATAACTCCTCCCTCTACATATTTTAATCCAACGTCTTTATGTAAATAACCCGCAGTTATACCTTGGGAAGCAACACTAATAGTTGCAGTACTATTCTCAATATCTATTTTTTTTAAGCTTTTTAAAGAATCTGTGAATAGCCCTAAAGGTAAATCTTGAATCTCTTGATAGGCAATAGAAGTAGCTTTATTGTCTAACTCTAATTCTCCTAAAAGATTTACATTGGTATTAACTTGATTTACAATCTGATTAATTTCTTTAAATTTAATAACTTTACATTCTTTATTAACAATCTCAACCCGGTCTAAAAACAATTTGAATGTAGCCAAAACTAAAACATCTTCTTCCACCGATGGAGAAACAGGATTAACAGCAGGATTGCCAAGACTATAAAGAATATCTCCTTTATAATCTAAATAAAGAACTCCTCCAACTCCTAAGTAATAGCTATAATCAACTGTAAAATTTAAATTAGTGCCTGGAGTATTTCCAATAAATTCAATAGAATCAGTATTTGTATTTAATTTATAATCAATGTCTTTGGCTAAAGGCTGAGTATAAATAAAAGATACATAGTAAGTTGTACCCGGAGCAGGTTCCCGTCCTTCTTCTCCAACTGAAGTTACGGACCAGTCGATTTGAGATTGATTAATTAATTTATAATCAACATCTTCAACATATAAAGTCTCTCCTTGAGATACCGTCTTTATTTTTATAATAGAGTCATCACCTAAATTATCACTAGTTCCAGGAACTACTCCTCTAACAACAGGGACTGAATTAGCTTCTACTTCAGCTACTATTCTTAGTACGTCTGCTACTGGTCTAAATCCTAATCTATAATCGTTATAAGTTCCAGCACCTGACAAGTATGCTTCGATTAAATCCACTTCTAATAATTGAGAACGTTCAATTATATTATTATTACTATCTCTTTTAAAAATATCTAAACTAACTTTTAACTGATTTGCAGATTCATTTAAAGACACTGACTCAAATAATAATGAATCATTTGTATTTAGAGATACGTTAATATTATTTTTTATAATTCTTCTTATCTCTTGTACGTCTATCTGTTCCTTAGAAATAAAATTAATCCCTACAGCAGAAACGTTAGGAGATTTTTTATTCAATTCTGCTACTATTAAATTTAATAATTCTGTGAGTGTATTTGTATTAAGTTTACTTATCTCAATATTTAAAGTAGCGGAGATTCTTGCTTCATTGTAAAGTAGATTATCAAATTTAATTCCAATAATTATATTGTCTGGAATTAAGCTACTATACAACCCATTAATTGTAAAAGTTCGTAGAGTAGCTGCAACTCTTCCTGAATAACTAAACTGAGCGCTACGAACTATCGAAGTCGCCCTTTCAATTGGAATAACTATTTTACTGGGGCTGCTCTTAACAATTCTATATCCCAATACGTATGCTATTCCTGGCTCTACATTTAGAATAGCTTTGTCCGCTAATAAACTTTTAGAAGAATTTAAATTTTCATTCTCCTCAGTTAAATTTCTCTGCTTACTTGCTAATACACTTAATTGATTCTGATTAAAAGATTGTTCTTTCAATATTAAAGATTCTAATTCGCTAACAGCTATTAAATTAGCATTTGTTGGAGTAAGTCTTGCTTTCTCTATAGCCTCAGAAAGTAAATTAGTTAAATTATCTAATCTAGATTGCGACTCCGCAACACTATTAATAACCGTATTATATTGTTCTTCGGCATTACTTTGAGCCTCTAATAAGTTGTCATACTTGGCTCTATCTAAAACAATTCTTTCCTCCACGGGGAGGGAGGAAACAGTAAGCCCATCTACACAAAAGTTTCCCGATTGTTCATATGTAGTTTGAGCTAATAATTCATCAATCTTTTTAAAGGTAGAGTTATTAAGAGTTATTAGATTACCATCTTTTACTTTACCTATACAATAAGCATTGTTATTATTAATTTCAATTGTAGGTGATATAGTTAATCTATAAGCTCCTTCTAAACCATATCTAGAACCGCCCTTTATTGGATCTCTTAAATTGGGATCTTCATATTCTGTAACTATATTAGGATTTAAATTAATTCCAATATCAAATTCACCCACAATTGGAACAACAACAGTACTTGAGTCAACAGATATTATTCTACCCTCAACGTAAATTCGACCTGATGATACAGAACATTCTATACTATCTACATTTTTTGAGATAATATTTAACCTTAACCCTTCAACTATTCCTCCATCATAATAAAGTAAATCTAAACCTTGCTTCAATTTATCTTGAAGCATACTCTGAATTTCTATTAGTTCCGCAGATTGTAAAGGAGCGCCGCTTCTAAATAATATTTTCTGCCATCGAGAATCTTTATTATATCTGTCTGGAAAAAGAGGGTCCTGTTTGTAAAAATCATCAATTGCCATAAACGTTAACCTATATATTTAAAAGTACTTCTAGTACTGTTATTTTGTTTACTTGCTTAAACAGAGGAGTAGAATAAGATGCCCAATAAAGAGAGCCATATTCTTGTACTTCTTCCGGAAGAAAAAATACTTTATTAGGGTTTACATCGCTTTTAAAAATAACATCATTAAACAAACCTACAATTCTCCAACTGTCTACTGGTAAATCGGCAGGAGTTATTTCAACGCTAACATATAAATACTGAGGATTTAATTTTTTAAGATTAGAAATAGAAGTATTTTCCAAATCTACTAAAGTTAACTTCTGACCATCAAGATTAGTAAATCCACAATCTCTAAAATCTATATCTCCACAATCAGAAAGTACCGCAGGATTTACAAACTTAGCCTGTTTTATAATAATTGGCTCTGCTACTAATTCAATTTCTTCAGAGGGTGATGGTGGTTCTGAATCATCTTCCCATTGAGTAGATTTTCCTAATACAAAATAGAATATATTATTGTTAATTAAATTTAATAGCCTATCTACTTTTCCCACTATTGGAACTTGATATTTAATAACATCTGTCATAGTTTATTATATATTATTTATCACATCTTCAATAATTATATCAGCAGTAATTCCGGCACTGATTAAAGAGTTTTGTCTGGGACCATCGTAACCAGTTGCTAATATTCCAGTGGTATATACTCCCTTTAATCTTTTACCTTTTAATTTAAAATTAGATGAGATGTTAACAAAATTATTAAAGTAAGGATGCAAATCAATCTCTGTACTAACCTTCCCAAAATTAGATAGCTTCTCTTTGTTCAAATAAAATCCACTCAAACAAATTACTGCGTCATAGTTAGATTTTAATTTATCTAAATCGGAAAAACTCTTTACTAAAATCCTATTTGGTTTATAAATATCCAACTCCTCTTTTATTTTAGGAGTAATTGAAGGCTGCCAGCCTTTTATCTTTTTTAAATAGTTTGCTTTTAAATTCCAATTACTTAAATATTTTTTATAATAGTTTGACAAACCACTTCTCATTCCCCACTCTTTATAAGTGGGTAATGGATATTTATTAATTAAAGGGTATTTATTTACTACCCAATCAACGTTATAATCATGACTTTGTAAATAAGCTGCTACTTCTGCTGCTCCCTGACCCGAACCGACAACTAAAACATCCCGAACTTCTGAAGAAGAATTCAATACTTCAGAAGCAGATTTTAATTTAAACTTTAAATCCCTATTTTTAATCCATAAAGGAATTTTTATATCATTAAATTTATTTCCTAAAGCTAAAACTAAATGCTGATAACCAATAATATCTTTAGAAGTAAAAATATGCTCTTGACTAATACCTTTAACTTCTTCTGATACAAAAGTAAATGAAGGATGTTCCAATAATTTATTAAAAATAAATTCTATATAACCATAAAATTGGGAGCGCTTAACTTTAATATTACATTCTTCTACTTCTTTTTGAGAAGAGAACTGTAGATCATATCCTAAATAATTAGTCAAACTAAACTGGGAGTATTTCGGAAGAAAACTTACAAGATCAAAACTTGCCGGGGAGCGCATTTCTATATCAGATATTAAATTATCTTGGTGCCAAGAAGATAGAGGATCTTTATCTATTAAAGTTACAGAAAGTCCTTTTGATAATGCAAGTATTGCTACACTTAATCCTCTAGGTCCAGCACCTAATATATGAATTTCCATTTAACTCAAATTATACGACTTGTTTGAACTGTTAATATAATATCAGTAGTGTTTTCTACAATACTAGCAAATTCCAATACTAAGTCTTGTCCTATCGCTACCTCCTTAGCTGTTCCTGTAAAGGTAATTGTGGATTCAGTAGTAGTAACAATACCAGTATAATTAGAAGCATCCTTAATTCCACCCTGTACTGGAACTCCGTCTACTGCCAACCAATATTCTCCGCCACCTATTACACTTTTAATCGTAATTGCATCTACTTTAAATGCTACGGGAGCTTTAAGTTCTAAGGTGTATTCTTTAGCTAAAGGTATTTCAATCTGAGAGGAAATAGTTTCTGTAATAACTTTGGTTAGAGGAGAGAATTCATAACTAGTACCGTTATAATTCAGGTAAGAATTATTAGTTAAATTAGAAAAGTCAATAGCGACTCCATTTAATCCTACTACAGTAGGAGCATCCGCAGTACCACTTAAGTCTTGAGATATTTGTAGTTTACCTTTAATAATATTGGTAGCGTCTGGAGTATCCCCCGCACTTACATTACTTAAAGCCTCAGTTACAAACCGAGTATTAGCCGCAATATTACTACTATCTCCACTGACAGCATCTGGAACGGATACAGTACCCGTAAATGTAGGATTTGCAATAGGGGCTTTATCTCCTAATCCTGGAACCGTTGGAGATTCAGCAGTACCTCCCAAATCACCTGTCAGTTGAATTCTACCTTTAGCACTTGAAGTTGCATCCTTTAATATCTGTCCTAAACTTGCTTTAACGTTTTTATATCCCTGCGATCCATCTAATGTAATAGCCGGAATAATTGTTAAATCTGATATATCTGCGGCTATTGCATCCGTAAATTCAGAAATCTTTTTATCACTTTGCGCCATAATTCTTAATCTTTATTCTAGTATTAAATTAAAATCATTTACTTCTGTATTTATCCTATTAGAATCTTCTTGAATAATGTAGCTATTTTGATTTATAAATATACAGCTACTATTCTCTTGTACTAAATTATTCTCAATTTCTGATAAAACATATTCACCTAACTCTGTTAATATTCCACATTCAATTAAAGCTATCTCCGAATCACAATCCGCATCTTCTAATCTTAAATCAACACCTATCTCTGAAATTATTAACTCTCCTAATTCTGTTAATATCCCACATCCTTCTACAGGTAAACAGGTTTCTAACCCTACATACTCTTCTAATTCTGTAAGCATATAGTTTCCGTTTTCTAGCAGTACTACACATTCTGGTGGTATACTAATAGATTTAATTAGCATACAACTACTATTACTAAATATTGATATATCCGGTGATACTGTCAGTACCTCTTCATATACAACTTTTGTTCCCGCTGGTTTAAACCTATGAATTACTTTGTCTATTACTTCTCTTAATGGTCTAAAAACTGTTACCTTGATTAACCCCGCACTATACATCTCTTCCCCGGAGAGGTATCCAAGTCCTATGAAAGGTGTAAACCTTCTTGAATAGAATCCATTAGTAGATATAATTTCATTCCATTTATCCTCAATACATATCTCATAGTTATATCTTCTTGTCTGAAGCTTAAGCCCAGATTCGGTTAGACTATTATCTACTTCATTATAAAAAGATATTAAATAATCTATAAATCTCTTTGTTGTTTCCTGAATTAACCTATCAGTACTTAACTCTCTAGCAGTTAATTTTAACTCTAAGTATCCTAATGTATAAATATCCGCATTAAATGCTCTAGATTTAAGTACGTTAAATGTAGCAATGACTAAAGAAATACTTTTTAAAAACTTGTTTAACTGACTTTGAGGAAGAAGAGAGTTATCTGAAAACCAACCAAAATTAATTGGTATCCATTTCTTTAATTTCTCTGTTAAAAAATTACGATAAAAAACACTTGTATCTGTATAAGTTATATTTACTGAGAACAATTCCTCTACATAATTCCTTAATGGAAAATTTATCTTGTCCGCAATTATAAAACTAGAATAACACTTAAAATAATTCTCTATGTAGCTATCAAATAATTCTATATTTCTATTTAATACTTCGGAAGAAATGCTAAACCCATTATTAACATTCGATTCAATTAATTCCCTTAACAAATATAACTCTTTAAAAAAGTCTCTGGTATTTATTACAGAATTTAAATTTATAAAGCTTAAACTTTTTAAATAGTTATAGTTATCTGAATCCAAATAATCTTTATTTAAATAATCGATCGCTTCATAAGAAGAATAAGTCTCATCATATTCATAAAGCTTATTACCATAATTAGTCTTAACTAAACTTTTAGATAAGTTATTTAACAATACTTCTATTATGTCTTCTCTTTTTATAGCAGTTGCAAACAACATTCCGTAAGTAACTGTCGCTAAGTCCGAATCATTCTTACTGTTAAATTTATTTAATTTGTAAGAATAAAAATTATCAAAAATAGATTGATAAATTCCAATCGCTAACTCATGATAGTAAGCTCTGCTTGTTAGATCGAATAGCTTGAATAATGCTAAGCAACTTATTACATTTGTAGACAAAGAATGTGACTCTATCCTTGCAGATAATGCAAGAGTATTGTGATGTTCCCATCCTTCTGTTACTAAGTAATTCTTATCAATTTGAGAAGTAATATAAGAACTTAAATAGTTAATTAATCTATCATACTTAGTCTCATTAAAATATTCTTTATGCAAACATAGTGAATAAAGTAACCAGGCAATCGCTCTTGTTGAAACATACCTAGAAACTAAAAGACTAGAAACATCAGTTACTGCAAAACAACCATTATCAAAACAATTATCGTTATGAAAATTAATATCCGAATTATTATACCTCTCATCTGCACTACTATAAAGATTTTTATTAGTACTGTAACTAGCTATGTATCTGGGAATAGAACCAAATCTATTACTAGTAGAATCTAAATCTACTAGGTTATATAGCCTAGTATAATTATCATCTATTATAGAAGTAAATAATTTATCTACTTCTCCTTGAATAGGAAACTTTAATTCAAAATCTTCTACATGATGATAGTTGTTTAGAATTAATGATATAATTGTAAACGATATCTCCTCAATATCTATTACTTGATTGTTCGCAGTATAGTTCCTTTCTCCCTGGCAGAAAGGTTGAGTTAAAAAGGGCTGTTCTGATAAAGGATAATCTCCGTAAAGCGTCAAAGCAATTTCAGATTTATCTACACTAGTCTTACGAATAAGAGCAATTTTTAATTTAGAAGAAATAATTACAGAAGAATTAGCATATCCTCTTACGTCAAGAGGAATATTTCTTTCTAAATAATTATAGCTAGAACTACTAGGACATAAAGAAACAAAATCAACCGTCCATACATTGCCATTAGTGTCTACTAAACCTTTAAGAAAATATAATTTAGATAAAGGATCTTGTATATCTGTTGGAATAGCAGACTGGTAAATTCCCGAACCATACAAACAATCATCAGTAAAGCAATCATGGTCGGTAACTGCACCTCCAGTTAAAGTTAAATTGTTAACTTTAACTTTAACTATACCTTCATAATCTTCCTGCTGACCTTTAACAAAACAACCCGTGACTAATTTGTTATTGTAAAGAGTAGAACCGTTATTATTATGTAAACTTTTTAATAACTTATAATATAAATTCATTACAATCCTTGAAGCACATTTATAAAAATATCACTTATACTAATTAATTCATTAAAATTAGCTATGACATCATTAGTAGGATTAATAATAGTTGCTGTTCTAACTCCATCTACATTTAATATTAAACTTAAAAGTAAGTTTATAGATAAAGAATCACCTAGCTCTAAATCGTCAACTGAATTATAAATGCTGCTTCTGATTAAATTTAAAGTATCATCAATATCAACATTATCTGTTAGCGTAACGTTTAATCTTATATCAGTTGAGAGTAAAGGAATGGGTTGAATTTCATAAGATAATCCAACTGGTTTTACTTTATCTATTAAAAAGTATAGATCATCAATCTTTTCTTGATTGTTACTTGAAACATATATAGTAATATAGCCTGTAACAGGAGCCTGTTCTAATATGTAAACTTTCTTAAACTCCTGAGAGAGAATCGTACTTTTAATAGAGTCAAGAGTACCTTTTTCTAAAGAGCCAATGTAAAGCCTTAATCTATCTCGAAAAGAATCATCTGCCTCACTCTCTCTTCCTCCTATTAATCCTAACACCGGAACTGATAATGAATTGCGATATTTACCAATAGTAAATTCTACATTAGGATAAAAGCTAGAGTATAATCTGGTGCCCGCATTTAAATTACTTTCAGTCTTTTTTGCTGTAGCTACAATCTCTACTGGTAATTCAAAATCAGAATTTAATACAATGCTGGTTGATAATCTATACTGATTTGAACCATCTGCTGTAGTTAAAATTAATCCTTCTTCTAATCTTGTATTTGCTAGCAAACTTTTAACTAAAACATAACCCCTAGCAAACTCACCTGTAGCCCTAGTTTGACCATAAAGCAATCCTATTCTATCTAATTCAATCCCTTTTGCTGTCATTAAAAATTTGTTGTCTCTTTCTGTCACTAAATCATTTGACTGCTCAACAAAAAGATTTGCTAATCCTCTTAATATAATGTAAATATTACTGAACTCTTTAAAATCCGCTAAAGGAGAATTTAGTTTTGCTAAATTATTCTGTATAGATTTTAATACATCCGCTACATTTCTCACTAAGTCACCTCTATATCTACTACAGTTTGTTTTTCTGTATCTGTCTCTTTCTCTTTATAATTTACATAAATATATAGAGTTTTTAAATTAGAAAGATTAGTCTCAACAGACACATCTGTAATATAATCCTCAACCGAAACTAGTGCATTAATAACATCCTGTCTCATCCCAGATATTAAAACGTTAGTTCCTGGTTCTGATAACTTAAAATAAATTCCATTACCATACTTCTCATCAATATAATCCAACCCCTCGGAGGAATAAGACCACATTGCAATGTATCTTAATGGTGTTTCTACAGCCCTTCTTACTAAAACATTTATGTAGTCTGAAATAGTTATTAGGTCATATAATTTGTTGCCATCATTGTCTTCATCAGAATGCTTAATTCCAATGTCTCCTCTTGTCGTTTTTTTTATATCCATATATTTATTCTTATGAAAGCGTAATAGGATCGTATATGGAATAAGGAAGCCCTATAATTATTTTATCTGTCTCTTCCAATACTCCAATTGTTTTCTCTCCTAATTTTGATTGCCCGTTGTAGCTGTAACTCTCTACTACTATCCTATAAAAACCCTCTTCTAAACTATTTCTAGTCTCATAAATAAAAATAGTTCCGTCCGTGCTGTCAGAAATAGTTTTGTCCCAAATTAATCTTTCACCATTATCGCAAGTTAACCAGTTGAATAATGGATTAACTTTTGTAAAAAAGATTTTTAAATTAATAATGTTTTTGTTATTAACTGCTTGTTGATATACAACTATTCCGTATTTGGTTATTTCTAAAGGATTAATTAATTTCATCTTAAGCTAATAAATAGGCACTATCTATGTTTAATTCCAAACTACTTCCTAAATCTGCGCTGTTGAATTCATAAAGAATTCCATCATCTGCTTCTAAAATTAACGATCCGTTAGAAGCGTCAAAAACTGCAATACCTAAATTATTATTAAGGTCGTAGTTAGCAATTATAAAATTTAAAATCGAAGGGGTATATTGAAATTCAGTTTGATAAGGAGTAAGGAAACTATAATCTATATTTTTATAATAAGACTCTACTCTAATTTGTAACACATCATTTAACTTTGGAATATAATTATTATTACTAAGAAAGAAATCAGAATTCTTCATGGAGAATTGAACCACTCCTTTCTCTACAGATATAATCTCAACATCTGCTTGAGACAAAGTTAATACTGGAACTTTAAAACAAAGGTCTAAGCTCAAAGGAATCTCCAGTGTAGATATTTCCTCTAAACTAATTCTATCTCCACTCTCACTTTTAATTAGATCGTTTAATTGAGAATCTTTTTGTGAATCGTTAATACTATTTATCCCTTGAATTATTCTAGGAGACTGTTCAATTAAACTAGCCGCAGATTTATTTTTGCTAGTTAATCCTTTTACTCTATCTAACAAGTTTCTAATTTTATTAAATAAATCTAAACAAGATAAGGCAATATTAATTTGCTCTAACCCCGGAATATTATATTGATTCATTAAATCAATTAATTCTGGAAGCAGTTTGATAGCCTCTACAGTTCCAACTGTATCCCTTAATAATCCAAATATATCAGTAATAAAACTTTTATTTTTATTCCCACCCAAAGTTGATACTAACCCTTCTAAAGAAGTACCTGTAATTAATTTTAATAAGTCTCCTCCATTTACAACTTTTATTACATCTTTAATTTGACTATAAACTTTATTTGCTAATTTTAAATCTTCAATACCAGTTATATTCCCTAAAGCTGAAGATATATCTTGAATTAATTGTGTTTCGTCTAAAGGTTTATTTGATTGAATATTTATAATTAAATTCTTTAACGTGGGTATGGTAGATTTTAAATTCCCAGGAAGTCTTTTAAGGAGTTCTGATTCAATAGTATTGCGGATATTTTTTTCTAGAACAGTACTTGCATCTTCTCCCGATAATATTTCTTTGCCAATGTTATTCAAGGTAGGGTTGTCAATAATGTCACCAACAATACTACCGGAGAATATATCGCTAAGTACGGGCTTTGTTAAACTGTAAATAGACGAATAGTCTTCGTTGCTCACGAAATTAGGTATGTTTATAATCCCATTAATATTTCCAAACAAACTTTCTGAAATATTTAAACCCCCAAATCCACCTAATAAACTCGAAGCTAAACTAAGAAATCCTATCGCGGGAATAGAATTAATAATATTAATAATATTTTTTATCCCCGGATATGATTGAGGATAAAGCTTAATTAAATCTAATGCTTTTTTTACTACTTCTTCCGATACATCTTTACCAAAAGAATCTTTAGTAATCTTAAAGCTCTTTACTTCCTCCGGAGAAAGGGTAGATAAGGCAATGTATATAGCAGGATCGGAATATTTCTCTATAACTGAATTAGGAAGAAAGCTTTGTAAATTATTGTAAATAATAAGTTCATTAACTTGATTCTCTGAATTCTTAAAATCAGCAGCAAAAAGTTCTAACTCTTCTTCTGATTCTAATACTTTATATAAACTAGCACCTTCGGCAAAGATACCTTTTTGCATAAGTTTAAATACATTGTTATAAGAATCAGTATTGATTTTATCCATGTAAATATTAAAACCACCTCCAGTCATTGCAGAGGCATCTATCTTTGTAAAATTAGATGCTCCTACTGCATCATCTTTCTTTACCGTTACTCCTGGTAGTTTTCTATCTACTTGATTTTCAGAGGCAACATTACCCGGTTTGGTTAAAACAATTGAAGATTTCTTTTTATTATTACGAGAGGTAACAATATCTTCTGGAGTAGGATTAAGAATAACTTTATTAGAATTCTCTTCTCTTTCTACTCCTGCTCGATCTAACTGCCCCTGTATATCATCTGATACCGTAGGTAAACTATCTGAAGGGATATCATTGTTAACCCCCGCTCTTCTTAGTTGCCCTTCTATATCATCTGATACTGTGGGAAGACTACCTTCTTCAATAAATGGAGGAGTCGTTTTATCCCCGTTAAATAATCCGTCTTCAAAATCTTCTATCCTTCCAGAAAATATTTCTTTGCCAGGTTCCGAACGCTTTAATCCTTTTGGCTTAAATTTATCCGGAATACAATTCTCTAATTCTTGTGATGGCAAATCTGGAAACTCAGGCAGAGGAGGTAGCTCTAAAACTTTAGGAGGAGAGAAATTTCCTATAGGTAAAGGAATAGAATTAAGAAATAATTTATTCCCTTTTACTATTACCCCTCCACTCGGACCTCCTAAATAAACTACTTTATTAGAATAATTTACTACACCTTTATCTCCAGATACCACCGCAGAACCACTTGCTGATATAGTACTGTTCCCTGTAGTAGTAAATAAGTTCCCTTTATTACTTAATGAAAATATATTATTACTGCTTATGTTATCATTAATAATATTGATGGAGTTAAAAGTTTCAGCTACTTCATCAAAATCTACTGCTCCATGATCGTGCCCCAAAGCAAAAATAGTTCCGACTTCTTTACTTCCTTTACTTGCAATTATATTTATATTTCCATTGGACTGAGTAGAAAAGTCCCCATAAGAAGCTTGAGAAAAACTATTCCCAGACACCTGAAGCATTTTCTCATCAGCAACTATCTGATTAGTCTTCCCCATAGAAGTATTCTGTTCTACTCCTATTGTTCTAAAATGTTTAGATACGTAATCAGAAGCATTCGTCGCAACATTCAAACTATCAGAACTTTGAGTAATCTTTGAATTCTCTGCAAACTCAACGCTGTTCTTGGTCTGCGAAATCAATGTATCAGTAATTGTAGTACTGCTGTTGTTAGCTTGTATTATGTAGTCTTGAGTATTGACGCTAGCAGCAGGCGATCGCAAACTATAGTTGGTATCAGAATGAACCTTGATGCTATTTGCCGCAGTAATCTGATTCCCGTGAGTAATGCTAAAAACATTACCGTGAGCTAACTCTCCACTCACAGCTTCGTTCTCAACTACTGTAGAACATTTCTTTGCTGCTGATTTTACACAGTCTTTAATAACTTTATTGTCTACTGCGGGTTTGTTTTGAGATAGTTCTCCTGCTTTTTCTAATTTATCCGGAACTTCTTTTAAAAAAGAATTCGCTGCCGTAGTATTATTTTCAATGACTTGATTAGACATGGTATTAGCAGAAATTGCTTTGGCAGGCTCTAATAATATCTGATGAGAAATCTCTTTCTTAGCAAGCGAATTATCGGTTGAAGCACTGCTCGCTTGTAAACTCTCTAAACTTAAAGCAGCATTAAACGTCGCCATCGTATCGTTATTAAAAAAACTTGCTAAGAAAGTACTCTTGTTTTGAAAAAGAATATTCCCCGCAGCTTCAGATTTTATCTCTTTTACTTTTTCTATCGACATACTATTATCTTGTTAAATCTAATACTCTTTCTATTTCTAACTCTGACTCTTCATATAAATTACTTAACGCAATTAAATTATTCCCTATATTATTTAAATAATTTAAATTACACTTCTTTAATAAATAACCAGACATATAAACTAATTTATTACACCTTCCTTTTAGTTCTGTTCCCCCCGGCAGAGATGCTTTAAAAGGATATACTTCTAAATCTCTATAAACATTATTAGTTACATGAGTAATAATATAAACTCTTAACAATAAACTTAATGATAAACTTAAAAGCAATTCGTTTAATCCCCCAATGGGAAATAAATTAGTTAAAATTTTATAGGATTTTTCTCTAATAATCCCATCAGAATTATCTAATTTTAAAAAGTCAGTAAGCTCTTTTAACTTTTCCTCAACATAACTAAATCTATTATCTGAAGTTCTAAATAAAGTTCTCTTTCTAATTGAATAAATGTCTTCTACTAAAGAAAAATATATTGGAGAAATACTTTGATGCAAAAAACTATAGGTTAAATTAGTATCTAAATTAGCATCATCTAATCCTAATCTAAAAGTTAAATTAACTATTTCTCTTAAACTATTTAGTGCATTAATTTGATTGTTTTCTGAAGCTTGATTTAATCTACCTTGTTTATAATCATCAATTAAACCTATTAACCATTGAGGCAAGAATTCAGTTAGCTCTACAGAAGAAGTTAAATCCCACACTCTAATAAAATCAAAACTTAAATCGTACAATTCTGTATCCGCTGCTATGGAATCTTCTAATATTAAATTCTTAAACCTTTCTAAATAACTCAATACCTTTGTTGAATCATTATTTATAATCGAAGTTTGATTAATAATTTCACTAATTGATCTATAAAGTATTTGCGAAGGATTTTGATAATTATTTTTATCCTCTGTTATATAATTATAATAAGCAATGCTACCATACTTACCTCCCCATACAAGCTGATTACCATAAAGCAATTCTTCTAAATATTGAGAAGAGGGAATAATTCGTTTGGTATTAAATAACTTTTTCTTTCTAGAATAATGAGAACTTAAACTAGATTGATCTATCTCTCCGAGAAAAGAAGTTTGCATTAATGTATATAAGTAAGACTCAATTAACTGATTATATTGAGTAAAAGTTATAGTTGAATCTAAATTTCTACGGGTAGTATTAATAAGTTCTGCCGATTGATTCTCAGCATTATTAATTACCATCCCAAAATTTAACTGCTTTCTATAATCTAAACGTCTTTCCAAGTCAGAACTTTTAACAGATAATAACTCCTCCTCCAAAGGAACAGAGTCTAAATAAAACTGTTCGCTACCCATTTCTCTACTTCTCCTAAAATAATATCAATTGTCTGTTGCTTGTAACCAAAGTATTCTACTAACACCCTAGCTGCTGCATACCTATTGTTAACGCTGGTTATATTTAAAAATAGTTCTCTAAACTCTTTATTCTTAAATTTACATAAATCAAAAGCATATTCCATCTTCTCTCTAATTGGAATGTCAGCTTCAATTAAACCCATATCTAAATTAACATTAAAGTATTTCCTTACCTCCGAGGAGAAAGATACAGTTTCAAATATCTCTTCAATAAAAGCTGAAGGATTAACATTTAATATTCTATAATTAATTTTAATAATTTCATCTGGTTTTAATATGTAATTATTAACTTTAGTATAGTAATTAGAATCAACTTTAGCTTGATAAATAAAAGATTCTTCTTTATATATAATGTATGCAAGTATAGCTTGCAGATCGAAAGTAAAGTTAATTAATAAACAAGCAGAACTTCTGTAGTCAAAAATATTAATTAGCTGATTATCTTTAACTGCGGTGATACTATTTGATAATAAATAGCTAAACAAAACAGACTCATTAAGACTGGCATCACTGTGACATAATGCAGATTTAATTAAAGACTTAGAATTCTTATTCTTATTTCTTAATATTGCAGTCATTGTTTATGGTTTTAAACTAGTAATTTTGTAATTAAAATATAACTTAGGGAAAAAGGTTTGAGGATCTACCTTCTTCCCATTTCTTCTAACTTCAAAATGAAGATGGGAACCATAAGAATGTCCTGTATCACCCATCAAAGAAATCTTCTGACCCTGCTTAACCTTATCCCCAACATTTGCAATTACAGAAGTATTATGAGCATAGAGTGTAAACAATCCACCTCCGTGATCAATGTAAACTATATTGCCATAACCTTCAAATCCAGGTTGTCCTTTAATTGCGCCGGGGGGTAATCCACATCTTTTAGGACCCACAACGCATTTGTTATAAGTTGCAACTACTACTCCATCTGCTACAGCATAAATAGGAGTATTGCGAGGCTTAGCTATATCCCATGCTCCATGAAATGCTCCTTTCTGTCGTCTCCACATAGAAGTAAGAGTTCCTGTACAAGGATATATAAACCCACCTGGGTTTATCGTTCCTTCAATTACCGCAGCACCACCGCTAGAACCAGCCTCCCCATTTACACTAGCCATACCCGGAGCAGCACTACCTAAAGACATTCCCGCCGCAGCAACTGCTGACTGTATTTTAGGTTGACATCCCGCATATATAATCCTATCTTGAATTGTAAAAGGTGGAGGAGGACAATTCTCTGCATTAATAATGGCAGATTTAGCTACGCTCGCATTTCCAGTTATGTTGGGTAAATTATTTACGTCTCCCGGTAATGAACCTGTAGGAGAATTACTAACAACACTATCTGTACTTTTGATCCCTAACATATTCTCTGCATGGTAATTTAATCCCCTAGTCATGGAATTAAAAGTTAATTTTCCACCAGGACCTTTACGTCGCTTGTTATTATCCCAAGTATCATAAAGAATATGAGCCTGTTTACCCGCTGGGATTTTAGCATCGTTTGAAGTAATGCCCTTGGACTTCTTACCAAAATATCCAACATAAGCTGGATATAAATTTACAGAATAAAACTGTCCTAAATTTTCTGGTTTATGTTTATTTATTTTTAACCAATAATCATAATGTTCTTTTTCCCAAGCCAATAATTGTTTTGCTGGACCTAATTTTTTCCATGTTTCATGACCTCCCACTCTTCTTATGTACCCAGTATCATCCATAGTAGATTCACCCCTACATACTTGAACAATCCCAGTACATCTACCTGAATCTTTAAACGAATTAAACCCTCCTGCTTCTATCATTACCATCTTCACGACCCACTCTTCTGGCAGACCAATTGATGCTGCAACCTGCTGTACTGCCGCTCTTGTTCTATCTTTCTCCCCCGGAGGATGTTTAGCAAAATAACCTTTCTTCTCTGAGTGGTCTAAAGCTTTTTCTAACAGTTCTCCCATATATTTATTAATATTAATTAGTTAAACTTATTATATAATAAATATTTAATTTAAACTCTTTAACTAAAACAAAAACAGTAGTTATGAAAACTTTAACAATCTATAGCATTCAAGATGTTATTCAAAGACTAGTAAATAATATAAAATGAATACAATTAGAATATCAACAGAAACTTACTCTCAGATAAAAACAATCATAAACAGTATAGAAGTAGTCGATTTAAAAGATGTTCCAACTTCCGTTAACGTAGTTAATGTAGCTATATCTAGACTGCTAGAAGACTGGAACGACCCCACTCAAAAAGAGATTATTGAAAAAGAATTAATCTTAAGAAGAAAAAATAATAGGTCTAAAATGGGGAACAAAAAACAATAAAATATAATTATTTATTAGCAATACCTAAATCAATCTCTGCTACTCTAGGAAATTTAGCTAGTAAATTAAAAAACTTATTAAAGTCAAAACTAACGGGGTCATAACGAGTGGTGCTAGTGTCTCTAAATACTGCTTCATGAGTTGTAATTCTTTCATTAGGCACTCCTGTTTTAGCAACCATATAAGCTAAACTTAGATATTGTTCTTCAGTATATCCACTATGTTTTCTAATAGTAGGTTTATTAGGAACCCAGTATCCATCTTCAGGAGATACTAGTGATATTTGATAGGCAAAATCATTAACTGAATTTAAATATTTTTCACCTTTAAACTCCGATCTGCCTGCACCATAAGCTCTGTTTTGAGAAGGAGCTAAATTAATTACTTCCCCATTACGTAAAACTATAGCATGATAAGAGACTTCACTTTTAGGGTTCTTCATAATTTCAAGAGTCTTCTGACCTGAGACTGCTGTTTCATGAAGCACTACTATAGGAGCATAAGGAGTAGGTCTGCGGTTGCCATAGTTATTTTTAGCAGGAGGAACCTTGGAAATTTTAGGTTTGTAATTAGCAGGTACTGCCGTTCCGTTAGTAGGAGTAGGATTAATTTCCGAACTAAACTGCTGTTGCATTGAATTCGCTTGTGATAATCGCATAGAAGCTTGTTGAGACTGATGTTTTGCAGCTTCTCTATAAAGCTTTGCTAATTTCCTTTCTTCCTGAGCGCGGTAACTAGCAGTAAGAACAAAAGGATTATTCTCTGAAACGTTTTTGAATATTGGTCTAATTCCATCCTCTCCTACAACCGGATTTGTATCTGGCTCAATGCCATTCTTTTTCTCCATTAACTCCGCACGCTTTTCATGCATCGCCGCTATACGTAATAATTTAGTAGTTTTCTCTTCGCGATCGCCTCCAGCAACCTGGATAATGTTGCCATCGGAATAAGTAACAGAAGCTCCAGTAGAATACTGAACTATATCCCCAAGGGAATTACGAATTTCAATAGAACCCGGAACTCCTCTAGAAGCAGAAATATTCTCTTTTTCTGAATGGTACTCTGGAGAATCATAAGCAGTATTTAATATTTTGCTTCCCATTGATTTGAATAAAGCATCAATCTGAGTAATCCGATTAGGATGCCCGCTCGGCTGATTGAATTCAGAATCTTCTGCTAATTCTCCAGGCTTTTGTAAATTGCCTTGCTCTAATATCTCTTTATAAATTCCAGGAGTATTGAAAGTCCCTACTATATAACCATCCTGCATCATTCCATCTTTAAAAGAAACAAGTACAGGTGTACCTTCTTCTAAAGTTATAGCTTCTCCGTTACCGTTAAACCCACCACTACCTAATGCTACTCTACATCCCGGTACTTCAATTCCAGTATCTAATAGAACCACATCGTAAGAAAGCAATAAATGATTTCTATAACCTACATTTATTACTCTTGCTTCTTTTAATTTATTCTCCGATTGATATGTCTCATACCCATGCCCCCATAAATATTTGTCATTAGAATTATTTATAATGTTCATTTAGTTAAATAGTTAAGATAGTATTAATATAAATTCAGAAAAAGATTGAAAAATGGGATTAGATATTGTTTGCTGTGTAGAATTAAAAGTAAAAGAACAATGGTTATTCTACAACCATGCCACTATACTCCAAACATCTAACGTTAGAGATTTTCTTGAAAAGAATAAAGTCAAGTTTAAAGGACTTCCAGATAAAATCTCTGGTTTGACTAGAATTACTTACGACAGATATAAATCTGAATTAATCTATAATCCTACTTGGTTAAATGCTATAGAAGTAACTGAACTCTATAAAGAAGTACCAAGCATTAGTAGATATGAATTCCAAAACTATTTGTTTGGAAATAGTTATGATCATTATTTATCTCAATTTATCTCATAAAGAGGACTTCCCCTCGGAGATATTAGATTTTAGATGGATTATTTGGTTCATTTAATTTCAACAAAGTTGATAGTTACTGAACTACCTGCTTTTTTGTAAGTTTCTGTTTTAACAATTTGTTTGTTGTTATCTAAAGTAACAGCGACTCTAGATAAAAATTCGTTATTAAAATAATAAAACTCTTTATTACTTAACAAAACTTTCTTACTAATAATTATCAGGTAAGGAAATATATTTTTAGGATTATAAAAATATTCTCCATAAATATATTTTCCACTTTTCAAATTTTGCTTGAGGTAGAACTTACAAATATCTGACATCTTATTGTCTTCTACATCTAAAGAATTGGTTTCTAAAACATCTATCCCCAACCTGTTAACTTGAATAATTAATTGAAAAGGTGCTGCCGTTAAGTATTCAACTATTTTTGATTCTAACTGTATTGAACTCATTTTTTACATTCATGCCTGAACTAAATTATACATATATTCTATAACAAAATTTAAAATGTATTGCAGAAATGGTTGCAGCACAAATGTACAACAAACGCGAAGTTTGCGACAGGGAGTACTCCCCGTCGCAAACTTCGCAGGAGGGTAATAATGTAATGATTATTTATTTATTGTGTAGATTCAAAAGTATTACAGAGCGTTTCTTTAAACTTGTTCCATTTCTGTTCGTAATATTCTGGATGCAAGGGTTTGTAATAATTTAAAATTACTTTCTTGTAACAAGAATCTCCCCCTTCAAGAATATAAGTTTGAACTATTTCCCATTCACATAATAGAATATTTGCAAAACCAGCTTCAAATACTTTTTCGTCCGGGATATATATTTCTTGTTTATCTAACCATCCCCAACCTCCTGCTTCTAAGTCAGCATCAAAAGATTTGGGACTGGGCAAATTAAATGAAATATAATCTGGAATGTTTTTGCCCCATTCAACTGCTATCTTATCTATATTCACATTCATAGTAAAATCCACCACTTACATCTTTTCTTTTGACAACATTCTTCAATTTCTTATTTCTGGGTTTTATTTTTAAGCACCTTTTGGTAGCCTCCTCTAAATCTTTAGCATACACACCTTTACTCTCAATAATATTACCATTATTAGTACTGATATATCTTTGGTTTGTCTTTTTGTTATGCCATATATATACAGTAGTGCTTCCACCCAGAATTGCTGTTCCAATTAACACGCAGTACTTAGCACAAACTACAGGTGCTGCGATCGCCAATGGTATTGCTTTATTGTTCTTTACAAAATTAAAAGGACTAACCGTAACACTAGCCATACATAAAAAGGATATAATGAATTTCATCGATTAGTCTGTCCTTGCAGGTAAAAAAATATGCTGCTGTTAAAACCAACGCTATAGATGCTTGTTGCGGCAGAAATATAACTCTAGCATTTCAAGGTAAAAATTTAAATTAAGTAACGCAAAGTAGTTTATTTTAATTATTAAAAATGACAGAAGAAAATATATATCAGGCTATTGGAGTAATTCGTGGAAAAGTTTCTTTGGAGAAAACTGAAGAGAAGGAGGAGTTATATATAGAAATTAAAGACAAGGGGGAAGAAAAGAAATACAGAGTATTCTATAGCAAAAGAAACTACAAAAGTTTTTTAGCGTTGAAGTTAGAGATGAAAAATAATCCTAGGGAAGAATTAAGATTAATAGTATACCCAAAAGTAATCCATTTCCCCGATAGAAATAAACCCTATTTTTTGGCATTTCAATTAGTCGGCTTTAGTAATGAGACTTCAAATGGGGTAACGAGTCAACTGGAAGACAATATGTTTGTTTTAACTGGCAAGTGGCAGTTTATTCCTTGCTGCAAAACTCCTGTAGTTACCATCCATAAAAACTTTTCAAAAGAAAGAGTAGATTATTTTAAAGAGCTAGAAGTAGAAGGTAAAAGAAAATTAGCAAAAGCTAGCCATGTACCTTTATTCTGGAAGGATGCAATAGTAAATCCTTTTAGATTTAATCCAAAAGTGAAAAGGGAAGAACAAGGTAAACTTTATTTTGTAAAAATTAAAGCTAGATTCCTGCCAAGTAAAGATGCTTTTGGATTTGATAGCTTAATTGGAATACCTACTGAGGAGATACCTCGGTTTATAAAGTTTAAAACTAAGAAGAAGAATCCAAACAAGAAGAAAAAGAAAGTAATTACTAACAAAGAGAAAGACGCGGTGAAAGATAAAGTTGCAGTTACTACAACAGAATCATGAAGTCAAAGGATATATACAAATTTGATTCGTTAACATTAGAGTCTTCCACATCTTACGTAAAAGAAGAGATTGGTAAATTCTTAGTCCCAATATATTTTGATGTAAAGATTAACGCTTTAGACTTATACGAATATATATACGTTGAACAAAACAAAGAAGGGCTAGTTAATATCCTTGATAAAGATCAATCAGAAGCATTCAATATATTATCTCTTGTAATAGATGAAGATGATTCTGAAGCAATAATAAATCAACAATCATGCTATGAATATTTACATGGTGAAGAAATTAAAGTTGGAGAAATAAGTTTAATTAAATTTAATGTACCTTTAATCTTAAAGCTCTCTGATTTAGAGAGAGCCTTTTGGACTATAGATGGTTGTGCGCGTGGAGAAGGGAATGGAAATTTCTATAACCACTATATAGAAACTACTCTAAACAAAAAGGGCGCTGTACCTGAAGAGATTTATTATATAGATGAAGTTAAGATAGTCCCTTTGTTTAGAAATCATAACTTAAGTAAAATAGCTTTATGCAGTTTACTTTCTGACTACTGTTTGAATAAATATGTAGGCTATTATCCCTGTCCCAGGAGCAAAGGAAGTAACATAGAAAAGAGGTACGACAGAAGAAGAGATATATTAGTTAAGCATTTTAAAGATTGTAATTTAAGAAGATACAATTCTAAGTACAATATTGTTTTTAACAAGAAGTGGACTATGCCTTCTTGGTACCAGAAAAGAATATATGAAATTGTAAATAGAGCTTATATTATTTAGTTTTATTAGCATTCATTTCTTTAACTACTTTTTGAGTATGTTTAACTATTTCCAAAAGACGAGTACGATACTCCTCTAATAGTTTACAAATAGATTCATCAGTACTATTTTTTATGTAGTCAAGATGTTTACATATTAATTTCAATGCTATTTCTTTAGAATTTTCTTCAACGTTTTCATCTGAGTTGGGTTTTATTATTATATATCTTTCTATTAATTCTCCACAGATAATAGAAGATGGACTTAGATCATATGCATCGGCTGTTTGCAAAATAATATCTTTAAGACAAGATTTTCTTTTATTATCTATTTCTTTGTATCGCTCAGTTTCTACAATAGAATTTAAATTTTTAATATAATATTTATAACTATTATCAACTTCTTCAAGATAATTATCATAAATACTATTAAAACTTTGTATATATATTTCTTCTGATTCCTCTTTAATATTATCTATATACCTTTTTATTAATTCTTCTTCCTTATGTTTTCCTTGAGATCCTAATTTTTTTATCTCTTTAAGTATTCCCTTCATGTCTATACCTGTATATGTACAACTCAAAATTATTCTACAAGCAAAATATAACTAAATGGATTAGTATTGATTATAAGTAGCTCCTACTGCTATAACTAATTTCAATGTATTTTATCCGGATGTAGTTTGACATACAGTTAGTCGTCGTGCATAAATAAAAAAAGGTTAGAGGTATTGAAGACCTCTAACCTTTGTAAATTTAATGTTGATAATATTAAATTAGTTATGACTATAACAACTTCTCCCGCACATTTCAACCCCGAAGACAAAAATTGTGTTCAAAGGCTTACTGAGCATAATGAAATTATTCTAAAGCAGATTATAGGATTATTGATTTCGTTACTAGAAAATCATGTACTCGCCTTTACGACCTATGACAAAGAGAAGATAAAAGAATACGCTGCTTTGAATGGATTTACAACCAAAGGACTAGGGACAATAGTTAAACACTTTGGTACTTGGGTACATATTCCCATAGAAAATCTTAAAAATTTAAATTTGTTCATAATCCTAAATCTTCACAAGGAGAAATACTTATGTATTAGAGAGAAGCTTTTAACTACGAATTTAGGGATGGACAAAGTTGCTGTTTGGATGAGACAAATAGATAAAGATAAGAAGCGGCGGGCAGCAGAAGCGAAAGAACAGAAAAGACTTTCTTTAGAAGCTCCGCAAGAACAATCTATTGTTGAACCTGAGCCAATATCAGTATCACCTCCTGAACCCGAACCAGAAGTAGAACTTGAACCTGAACCAGAAGCAGAAATAGAACCTTCACAGACAGAAAAACCTTTATATAAAAAAGCTATTCAAATCACCCGTAATGCTTGGGGGCACCGGGAGATGCATATAACTATCCCCTGTGAAGACACTGCAATGCAATTACAGTCTAGACTCAATGAAAGAAAAGTACCGCCCGTATTGTTCTTCCAAGAGCTTCTAGATGCAGTTGAGGAAAAGGAAATTATAGAACAGGCAAGAAAAGACTTGCAGCTACAGCTATTGCAAAAAGAACAGCATATTGAACAATTAGAAATGTCATTGAGTCTTTCTAAAGAACTTTTCTCTCCGGAGGGGATAGAATTATTTGCAGAAGATTACAATGAAGAACAAAGTGAAATATGTATCGAATCTAATAACAAACCATTGATTATAACTGAAAAGGAACAAACTATTTTACATTATATAAAAGAGAAGGGAGAAACTATTCTCGATACTTCAATTGCTTCTGAAATAAGAAATTTCTTTAGAACGTTCATGGAAATGAATGTTGTTCTAGAGAAATTGGTTGAGAAGAATTTGATTCACTGGGATGGTTATGAAATATCTTTAATTACATAATATGTGTCTGTATCACCAAGTTTATTTGCCATCGAAAGTAATTAAGTCTGGATTTATCCGTGGCTTTAAGTATGTCATCTGTAAAAATGAGATGGGATATCTCTGTGGTTATCTCAGAATTGATAATCTGTATAGTGCTTATGCTAAAGATGATTTTGAGTTAAATTACATTTGTCACGGTGGGATTACGTTCACCGGAGTGGATGAATTGTTAAGTCATAAATGGTGGATTGGTTTTGATTGCGGTCATTACAACGATTTACCAGATTTAGATTTAATTGAAAAGGAATATTTGAAAGAAGCACAGGCTATATTAATTCAGTCTAAAATCCATCAGGCTATATTAATTCAGTCTAAAATCCATGTTTCAAACAATGTTTCCTTCAAAGACATTAACTATGTTACGGATCAACTGATTAGTTTGACTTTGCAATTAGATGCGGAAGTCAACCCTATAAAAAGATTTCTGCTACAAGCTATTCGTTTTTTAGAAGTAAAATTTGTTACATTTAAATCTAAATTAAATTTTCAATAATCAGCAACAGCAGCAACAGTAGAAGTAAATCCTCTTTTGCCCGTTGCCTTGAGGACGTGTTGAATTGTGCGGATCTTATACGTCGGCAGTATAAGTTTACTATAATCAGTGGAAACCTTACCACTACCGGGTGTTGCTTGAAAAACTTCTTTAATTAACTCACTTGCTTCAGTATTTTTACACCTATCAAGTTTATCTTTTTTATCTACTTTCTCAGTGCGAACAGCTATCTCTTCAGCTTTTTCTTGAATATCTCTAGTGCGTTGTTCTGATTCCTTTTCATTCACAGTTACAACAGTAGAATTGTCATGCACTACAGTATTATAAATTCTAATTGCTTCTCCCGGATACAGAGTAGGATCTCCCAATAACTCTACCTGAACTCCGTTTACATCACGGGCTAAGATTCTTGCTGCCGCCAGGGAAAGCATCAATGTTCCATATTCCTGTTGAGCGCCACTTCCATAAGTAGCCACTGCACCATCATAAACAATCTGAGTTCTACAAGGAGGAGTAGGCGATCGCCCTTCTAACTGAGCGGGTAATGCAAATACTCCTTGTCGGACTTGATTGAGTAATCCCCCACTACCACCTCTACTTGAACTATCAACAATTATAAAATTATTGTAAGTAGCCAAAGTAGAGGTTACTGCTCTAATACTAAGAATCATTTGATTGGGTAGGGGAGGGCAGGTTACTTTTTCTTTAGGATAAGTTTTAAAGAAGTAAGTGCGGTAATATCGATCGGGGTCTAAGCTACCTGAAAAGTCTATAGCTCTAGGTCCGAATGTAAAATCTCCATTAACGTGAGAAGCGAAGAAATCCATTGGTCTTTCTTCTGTCTTTGCTAAGTAGTTAATAATCTCCATTGGAGTTTTGTTAACTATCTGTAGAGTAGCGTTGGCTTCTCCTTTTTTAATGGGAGGTCTTTCTGACCATATATGAAATCTTGGTTCAGATTTATCTGCGTGTAGTTTAAAAGATGTGCTTCTTACCCATCTTGAAGGGTCCATCTGAGGTACAATTCTTTTTGGGTTCCCGTCATTGTCGTAACTAAATCCTACAACTTTGTCTCCTTCTAGTATTGGTTTCCAACAACGAGCGCAGTCGTCTTTCTTTCCAAACTCCTCCTCTCCTAAAGGACTTCCAGCCGCTCCGTTTGCTATACCTAATAATATTTTATGGCGATCGCCTTTTGATATTCCTGTATTATCCAACTCCGCATTATCCCCAATTGCTTCTCCTTTAGAACTTCCACTAAAAGCAGGGATAGACAACAACCGGGTATCTGCAAATATTCTAGTGCGATCGCGACAAGAGATCAGCATATGCACTCCTTTGTCATTTCCAGAGAAATCTATTTTATCTATAAACCCCCAGAAGATTGGAGCTAAAGGTTTGGTTGGGTCTTGCTTATATTCCACTTCATCTAAATCCTCAAAGTCAAAGGGAATCTCATCTAATAAATCTGGAGTAATACAAACCGAACTGGACTCTACATATCCTGCATATACTCTAATCTCATCCTCACTAGAAAGATAAGGATAACTACCACCACGAATAATTGATACATCTGGTAAGCTAGGTATAGGACTATCTACACTAGGTAAATTGCACGTAAGAGAAATAAGACACTGAGATGTATTCCAATCTCTCGTAAGGGTTACGGATATACTCTTAATAGTCCACTTCAACTCTACATCTTTTACTTCTGTCTCTGACGATATGTATCCTTTAGTGTCGTATTGGGTTGTAAATACAATTGGTTGATTATTGGTATTTCCCCCGGCGTAAGTAATTGCCGCAGCAGGTATTGAAGCAGTCTCAGTCCAAGTTTTCATGTAATAAAAATTTATATATGTTTTAACTAATTAAAATATATTTAAAATACTTTTAATATTCTTATTATATCTTCAATTTATTTACAGAATTTTAAAGAGATGCAATCTGTACCCTGACAATGTTATATTATTAGAGCCGGGTAATCAGTATATACGATAGATATCATGCCAAAATATATCCCGCCAGGAAGTGCGGAACTAGCAGTGTACATAGATAAAGACTTAAAACAACAGTTTAAACTTATTTGCGCTATCAAAGAAGAATCAATGTCCACTATTGCAAACGGGATTGTGAAAGATTATGTAGAGAAAAATAAGCCTGACATTAATCCTTTTGCGAAAAGGTGATATTCTGAATAGTTAAATAAGAAAATGTTTGTCCACACACCTCACATCTGTAACAAAAGTTTCTTTGTTATCAAACACAAGAGAACAAACAACAAAAGATAGATTCATTATAATACTTATTTTGTGTGTGTGGGCAAACAGCTTTAAAAAAGGTTGGTTGCTTTGCTTTATATACATATCCACAGTTCTCTCGTTAATCAAGCTTTATGGTCTGGCTGTAACACCTACAACAGCCAATTAGAAGGGCATAGTGCAATTAAACTATTCTATTTAACGAAAGCTTTAGATGAAGCAGGAAGTGGATATGCGGATATTAAGATTAATGAAGCAGCTAGAATATTTGATAGATCGTGTTCGGTAATTCGTAGGTGGATAAGATTTGCAGAAAGGTTAGGTCTATTTAGAAATGTAATAAAGTTAAGAAAAGGTTATTACAGATTTTATTATTGTTCCGTAATCAAACTCTGCCTTAGATACGGAATTAAAAACTTGGGTGCAGTAACAGAAATAGGAGTAGATGAACTAAAAGATATAAAGTTTAAAGCAACTGAAGCTGACGCTATTAGAGCGCAAGATAAAAGTTTGTATGCTGCGACAGTTGGGAAGAAAGATTTAATACGAAAAACTTTATCTGCTGAAAAACTCTGCTGCAAATCCAAGCGGATACTTTTTTTATCAGATAGATTTATTTACGTTAATTCTTCTAACCTTCTATATGGAGCATCACAAGAATATATTGCAAAGCATTCAGGATATTCCACATCCACCATTCAAAGAAGATTGGATAATAATTACAGAAAAGCTCGTGGCTTAAAACCTGTAATTAAAAAGCAGCAATGTATACGATTAGACAAAGAAGATGTTCGTAATGAATTTCATGAAACTCGTTTTCTAAATTCAGAAGGAGAAAATTGTAAACCAATCTTTACTAATAATAAATTTAAAGATTTGGCATTCAAACCTTATACTAATATCTACTATATTTCTGAAGAGCATATTCAGCTTAGACCTCAAAGATATCTTAGAGCTAAATTGAATAAAGAGTGGGCAAAGATTCTTCTAAAGTACAATCCTCTCCCAAGGGAAGGATTATATAAATAACATACTTGCACATTTACTCTAATAGCTTCATTCTGAGGTTTCATGTATATGATTATTTATGGCTTTATCTACCGCTGCTCTATATTCAGCATCGGTGTAATATCTTTGTGAATTTCTTTTAACTAAATTCAAAAGACGGATTGCATCCTCATCTAAATTAATAATGCTAAGTCGGTCTTCAATTACTTCAGAAGAATGAAATTTAAATAATCTACCTATTGCTGCATTAAAAAAGACAGCGGAGAATATTTTGACCCGATCGAAATCGAGGCAAATATTCTCCCCTTTAATAATATTTCTATTAATTAAATTAAAAATAAAAGTACCACTTGTATTACAAACACAAAACTTACCATTAACTTTAAAGACTGAAAAAATCATTTTTTCAATTAAGCAATTTCTTGAGAACCGGGATCGAAACCACCAAAGTTTCTACCGACATTATTTCTAGTAGTCTTAAATTCCTGAACGGTTTGATTCTCTCTAAATCTCAAACCTTCTGCTACACCTTCCCAACGAACCGCCGCGACACGACGACCTGGCATGATACCTAAAGATACTGAGTCTACTTTACATCTTAACAATTCGTATCTTCCTTTTGCTCTTTGTGCTGAAGACCCGATAAATAAATCATCCTTAAGCACAGAGTATTCTGTAGTTCCTTGTCTGAGTACATTACCATTAGTACTATTTATTGGTCTATCAGGAACTCCATTGAGTTCTGCTGCATTCGCATCAAAGGTAACTTGAAAACGCGGTCCTCTAGTAATGAACTGTTGACGTGATAATTCATCTGCACCAAAGGTTCTCTTAATAAAAGACATATCAACAAGTCCTTGTTCTAAAACCCACGCTACTTGAATTTCACCATTAAGGTAAATAGGTATACGTTGTCCTAATTCTAGATATGTTTCCGTTGCGTCCCGTACAGAAAGCGTCAAAGATTGAAACTTTCCAAACCAAGCAATTTTTCCAGAAGCTACATCTTGACACCAACACTCGAAATCAAAACCCTGCAAAGGGTCGAGTCCCACATTGTTTACCGGGGCTTGGTATAATTGCATACTACGTGAGTTTCTCCTAATATTATTATAACTCAATATAACAATCTTTATTACATATAAACTAGTCAACCTTCTTGAAATAGACTACACTTGAGAATAGCTGCAAAGCTTATACTATAAGGCATACAGAGTTATAAAATATTAATAAATAAAGACTATATACTTAAAATAATCATCTGTAGAGTTTATATAAATGAATTAAAGAAATATAAGACTTATCTCTTAGAATCATTGCAAAAGTTTTTCTGGTGCTAAAAACCTTGTACAAGAACCTTGTACAACCTAAAATAAACCTTTCAATAAGGCTAATGTACGACTCTTCTCTCCGGAGAGAGAATGTACTAAACTGATATTCAATCAACAGAATTAAAAGTAAACTATGAACACATCAAACTTAAAACTAGGACAAGAGATAGGGATTTATTACTACAACGATAGAAGAGGAATAAAAGCAAAGATAGGAATAGTGAGTAATATAACCAAGTCAGGACAGGTGAAGTTATCTAACGGAAAACGTTATACTGCACAAGGAAAAGAAATAGGAGCGGGATACGACCCAGGTTACTTATGTGATGTAGAGAAGGTTAAACAATTATTAGAAGAAGCAGAGAGAGCAAAAAGAGAAAGAGCTAAGAAGCGTGAGGAGTATTTTAAAACTCCTCAAGGAAGAGTAAAATTAGCAAAGGCACGTGCAGTTCAAGCATTAATAAAAACACTAAACGAACATGGATGGTATGCAGATGTTGATGGACACATGGATGTAATGGAATCTGAAATAGAAACTAAGATAGAAAGATATTTAGAAGAAAACAATCCGTGGAGTTAAGAAATTAATTATATGTTTCATTTTAAAATCAGCTTGTTTACTAACAATAATAAATTTGGAAAAGCAGTTTATAAAAATGAACAATAAAATTAAAGTATATAAGTTTATCAACTATACAGATGCAGAACCTTGGTTAAATAATAATAAAGGTATAGCCATTGGTAGAGAACATCAAACAAGAGAAGATTCTTTTACTCATGTATTAATTTCAAATATATTAGATAAACAAAAGTTAGGTTTAATTAATGAATTTATAATCTTTTCCAAACAAGTTCCTTCTAGAGCCGGACATAGAAACTATCTTTATGCTGGTTCTCAAGATTCTTTAATGCAATTTCTTCTAAATTATTCAGCAGTGTTTCAAATAGTTAATTAGGAAATTAATTTGAATAGCAGTAATCATTATCCATTCTCTAAAATAATATCTCTTGACAGTACAGAACTAGAAACAGGCTATGTTAATCCTGAATATATATTAGAAACAATTGAAGACTTAAACAATGTTTGCTTATGTATAAATACTTCAGATATAAGTATTAGCTCTGGAGTATTACAGCTTTTAATTGATAAGAACATTACTGTAATTATCTCTTCTCCTGGGGGGATATATAAGTTTGGAAAAGCAATTAATAGTTATGCTATTAACTATAATGCTTTACGATTAGACATTGTGAAGCAACAATCAATTTTAGTTACGAAAAGAAGGTACAACTTTTTAAGAAGACAGTATCGTGATAGAAATTCTATTAGCGAAGAGGAATTAAAACAATTTAAAATATTTTATAATTACAGTTTACAGCAAATTCAATTAAGCAAAGGGATAGATTCAATCAACGGGTACTTAGGATTAATTCATGCAAAATATTATGCTTTACTAGGAAAATTCTTTATAGATGATATCGAATATTACGGTAAGAGAAAAGATTCGATAGCACAAATGTGTATTGTCTTTCTAGAAAGTTTATTAGAAAAGCAAATAAGAATTACTTTGATTGCTAATAATGTCAGTGAAGAAATATCCTTATTTAGGCATAGTGAGAAGCACAAATGTGGAGCATTAGTTGCCGATCTTAAATTTGAAATGTCGCCTTATCTAATCGATCCTATATTAATTAAAGTATTCAATCTGAAAACTATATGCGCTTCTGATTTTAATGAATACACTGAGGATGTACTTCCTGAAATTATTCAAAAGAAATTAGCACAATCTTTTAGCAACAAATTAAAATACAAATTTAAATATCCCAATACAAAGATGGAAGTAAATTATTCTGATGCAATTTCTATCCGGGTGCAGCAAATAAAAAATATTTGTGAGGATGGCTCTCAAATGTACAATCCTTTTTATTTAAGATAAAAACAAATTCGCGGAAGAGCAAGTATTAAGTCGTAGTTGTTATGAGTTGAGGCTCAAATGTATATAGAGAAAGGATTTAAGCTATCAAGCAATAAAAACCCTCCGCGAATTTTATGCTGAATTTTTATACTTGATAGTGGAATAAAAATACTTAGGGGCTGATTAAATATTACATTTTGTATCTTTTTCTGATTATTATTTTTTATACCTATATAATATTGAAAAGCACCATGAAAATTTAACTTTCAATCGTAAGAAGTCCCACACTTACCCGTAAGAGAAGTGTTGGGATGAATTACGAACCGGATATTGATTGCCGTGGAAGTATTTTGAATGGTAAAAAAATATACCGCAACCAACGCTGGACACGTTGGTATTATCGCGGCAATCTTTCACCCGTTAGAGGCGGGTTACTCAATATGAAGATTTTATCAGAAATGCTGGCTGTTGGATTAGCAGTTAGTTTAAATATGCCTCGTAAAGTTGAGGCAGTGCCGATAGTTATTGCGCCTTTGGTTTGCGCGAAGGTTTGTGTTTTGTTGGGCACTACTATTATTGGTGGAGTGACTTCTTATGTTTGGCATAACCGCACTGCAAAGAAGAAATACTTTGCAGACGAGAAAGGTAATGTACGCAAGATGATTGATGAACCAGACGCTTTTGAGGAAGAGCAGGTTATCAATATATATGGGAAAGAATTAACCCAAGAACAAGCAGAAGAAAGATGTCAAAGAGAAAGTGATATGCATGGATTAGAATTTGTCCGTGTTGAACAAAAATCAAATGGAAGTTGGAGATGTATTGCTAAATGAAATCAGAAATTTTAGAAGGCGTAAAAACTATTTTTATGCTAACCGCCTGTCCTGAAACTAATTCATACTTTAGTCTTCCTACAACACCACGTTTGTGCTGCGAAATAAGTCCGGAAGAAGCAGTCAAAAAATACCTAAGTAGTCAAAAGAAAATTAAAGGCTATAAGTTTTTGCACGCTTACACTGTAGGCTGTCAAGGTAATCCTAATCATATATGGGATTACCAGGACTTTGAGATTTATAAACCAATAAATCCAGAACTTCCATCTTTGGTTATGTTGATTTATAAGATGAGGTACTTTGAAAAAATGATGAAACTTTAACTTTCTCGGCGGGAAGTCTCACACCCTACCCGAAATGAAAAGTGTGAGATGAAATGTAATCCAATTAAATGCAGAAATGCAGCCTGCAACTTCAAAAAACAATTTGATAAAAAGTCCGTGGGGCGCACGGCTTCAAAGCTCGGTCAATGTTCTCATATCGAGTACTACCCGTGGAAATTAATTCTAATCCCTATCAGGGATTGAAACTGCTATTTAATTAAATTTTCAAGTAGGATAAAACCGCAATGGAATATAACATTTTAGTTAATACAAAATATAATTGGAAAGGATTTGGAAATGGATTTGGTAATTGGGATTCTTATTGTCAATTAAAACTAGTAGAATTTGAATCTGAAACAATTGTTATTATGACAGATTCAAATACTGGAACTAGCATTACTAATTCAGTAGAATTTATTACACCTTTAATTATTCATGATTTTAATCTAAATCCACTTAATACTAAATGGATTCATCACTATCCTTATCTCCCAGGAGAAAGGGACTATCCACATTCATTTGATATTATTGAATACGACAAGATTACAATCAAGAATAAACAACCACAATTAAATCAAGTGGTATGGAAGCCTTTAATCTTTAATAAGAATGGAAAGATTGAGACTAATCCTAAATACTTTAGATATGAATTAGCTCCAAATGCTCCAGTATATCTTGGTAATATTTGTGCTGAAATATTTAATTTAGAATTAATTAATACTTAAATAGAATTAGAAGAAGTCACGTTTTTATAGAACGTGACTTCATAATTAACAATTAATTTACTCTTCCGAAATAGTGAAATAACCAATTACAATAAGTAATCCTAGAACAGAACCTGGGATTCCAAAAGCGGAACCAATAACTGCTCCAATAGTAGGTAGTTTTATGTTTTGTTCTAACTTCCCTAAAAATTTATCAAGCATATTTTTGTATAAGTTTAGAATATGATTATATAATCATATGGCAAACTTATATAGTTTTGTAAGCAGAAATTTTCTTATGAATAAAAAAATAACGCAACTTGTAATAGAAGCAGCTATAAATTTAAAAGAGCATGGCTGCGATTGTGGTTGTAGTAATTGTGCAAGAGATGCTGAGATTATTAAAAACAATCCAGAAGTAGTATCTGTTTTAACCCCCGCTTTAAATCGTTTTTTGATTAACTACCAAAGCTAACCAAACCAGTTTGGCTATCACGTATTAAGATTACGTTTATGTAGTCTAGGGCATAAACTGGAAGAAATCTTACACTAATATTAAGCTCACCACGGATATAACTTTCAACAGTGTTATTACTAGAGTCAGCTATAGTTCCGCCGTAGGAAGCAATCTCGCTGTTTCTAGCACGTTCATTCATATAGCCATTAATAGCAGTAACAATTTGTGTACGTAACAAATTAGTATGAGGTTCAGATTTGTACTGTTGAAGCAGGTCAAATAAGTCTTGTCTAATATAATCGTAAGTCCGTCGGAAGGAAACCTTTTCCCAATCAATGTTAGCGCTTAAGGTTCTGCCGTTAGTGAAAACATAAGATTGAGTAGAAGGATCTAAAGTTAAAATCTCTAGTTTAGCATCAGTAAAAATTTGTAAAGAATTTTTAGAAGAGAATTTAGAAGCATCGCATTCAGAAACAGCTTGAACAGAGCCAGCAGTTCTTCTACTGTTAGGTCCTGCAAAGAAAGGGGTATTAGCTAGCTTACCTGCATAGAAAGCATCAGGAGAAGTTCCGAACCGAGGGGCATTAGGTTGTCCGCTATAGGAACACCAACCAGAAACCATAACTGCTCTAGTAGATTCTAATCCTACAGTCTCTTGATTGGCAGCACCAGGGACTAATCTTGGTCGAGCATTTAGTACTGCGATTCTTAATCCTTCAAGTTCAGAAGCATTCTCAGCATGAGAGATCATCGCTTGTCTAATATTTGTAGATTGATACTGTCCAGGACAAATAATAATATGTGCAGGTTGCTCTTTAATAACTTCTAAACCGTTTATATAATCTTCATCAGTAATACCCGGTCCATCATAACCATTTTGTAAAGAAATATTCTGTAAGAAATTAATGCCAAAATGATCTTTATGAGTAGGGTCTTCAAGGTCTACAATTAATTCATTAATAGGAGCAATTCTTTGAGGAGATTGCAAAAGCAAAGAGCTATCAAATCCAGCAGGATTATTTAATTTTGGAATAAAGAATCCTCTTACTAAAGAGCTATTTGATAATTGATTTAGTTGACCATCAGCGTCAACTTCATTAATATTAATAATATAAGATTCAGCTTCAAAACGAGGATTAAAATTCTCTGCATTTAAATCTTCAATACTTAATCTAAACTTTTTATTATTTAAAGGGAAGATTGAAACATTAAGTTGATTACCCCAACTTCCTTCTGATAAAGCTATTATTCTAATTAAAGGAATTCCAGATAAAGTATAAAAGTCTCTAAAAGCATTTCTTGGCTGGTCTTCTCCACCCTGGAAAGTCAATGCTTCTTCTATTCCGTGGGGATAAACTGTAACACCAGAATCAACTTCATCTTGTAATTCAAACCAGTAATAAAATTTATTCCCGATAGAACCAATTAAATCTTCTTCTAATTCAAAAATAGCTCCAGTTTGGAATTCGTCTCTAACTATATTTCCTAGTGGGTATAATCCTACAACACTATCAATAAACTGAGTAATCATTTGAGGAGGTAACTCCCCAGTATTAATTTCAGTTTCTAATAAATAAGAATTACACCTTACAGAGAAACTATTTCCTACACTTAAATACAAAGGATCTGTTTGAGATGCAGTACCAAAAATTACTTTTAATCCATTCTCAACTTCTTTCTCTAAACCTTTATCAGTTGTTAAATTAATAGTTAAAGTATCTGTTATCTCACTCCAATCAATAACTGTAGGCTCTGCACCTAATCTATAGAATTTCCATTTGATAGTGGCATTGGTACTGTCTGCGGTACTAACATAAAAATAATATCTTCCGCTTACCGAACCTGTATACATCCCGGTAGTAAAAGCACTACTCACCATTGGAATAGTGCCTTTGTCAACAACATTACCAATAAACTTAAGATTCATTAATAATCTATTTGGCTTAGCTACTTCCCCACCAAATACTACTGCACCTTTACTAACCTTTCCTCTTCCTAATACCCGAACAGCCATAAACTCTTCCGCACCCTGGTCGAATGCAGCTTGATAGGCTAATGAACCTTTATTAGTATCAGAACCATAACGAGTAGAAAAGTCAGTATAGCCAGTAATATAAGTAGCGACATTAGCCGGTCCCCTACTAAACTCACCTACTATTCCTATTCTATTTCTTACCCCCGGCGTAATCGGAGTTATTCCTATATTGTTTTCAACAAAGTTAACGGATGGAATTAACATTTAAAATTTTAAAATATCTTATAAAAAAATTAGAAGAGATACTTTAGATCTCTTCTAACTATTAATTATTAATTATTTGTTGTTATATATTGTGGGTAGATTTTATCAGTTAGTAAATTGCATATAAAGAATTTACATAATTTTGAATTTTTTCTAACTCTGGTTTTGTCAAATAATTATCATATAAAGATAAGTATGCAATACAACCTTTGAAATTCTTGACTGATGTGGTGCTATTGTTAAAACGAATTACTCTTCCCAAAGTGACTTTAGTTACTGCATCAAATAACGGAACTTTTGGAATATCTCCAGTAAAATTTGTATTTCCATTTATGTTTATGGTAAATTTTAGTTCATTGAAATTTAAAGAAGCGGTTATTAAAGACCAGCTATCTACAGGTAGAGTATATGGAATATCAAGATAAAATCCAGAATTAGTAAATTTAATTCTTATTTTAGTAGAATCATAAGATAATCCGAAAACTGGATAATCAATTTCATGATTAATAGATAAAATTCCTCCATCTGCATCTTCCGGACGAATAGCAGTTACAAAACTAATTCCATTTTTTAGTAACAAAGGATAATCTTCTGCTTCTAACCACTGAGGTACAATATCGTCAAAAGCAACTACAGGATTACCATTCTTGGTTTTAGTGGTAGGTCTATTTGCAGCTTCAGTTTGGGAGTAAATTATCTGCCGGGGAGAAGAATCTTCCCAAGAAACTACATTTGTTCCATCTAAAGTAAGACCTTCTGTTCCACTTAATATTAATTTAGGCTCTTGAATAGTATTTATTTCTGAAGGCAAAGAATTAATACTAGGTACAGGTAAAGAATAATCAGTTTGCACATACTTATATGTACCACTTACATTCTTCCCAATATCCGCACTGTTAAAAATTAACTTACCAGTTGCGGTATTAATTAAAATGTCATTTAGTCCCGGTTCAATGTTTGGGTCTAAGATGATATTAGCTGCAACAGAATAACCTTGAATATTTAAATCGTAATAACTAATATTATCAGGTTCTAAAGAGCGATATTTATCATCGGGTGAACTACCGCCGTATAAAGATACAGGAGCATACATTTCTCCTGAAGTCGGAATAGCAGTACTTGTTAAAGTCGCGTCTATTAACTTTGCTAAATACCAAGAATTTTTGTAGGTTTGAGTATTAGTTTCATCCTTCATTTCTCCTACGCAAACTACGTAAGAATACCATTCTCCTATTTCTGATGGAGTTGATACTCCTTGTAGCGCATCCCATCTTAAAGATAAAAGAGAATCAATTCCTTCTAACTGTTGGTCTGTAGAATGAGTTAACCGACCTGTAATTGCAGGCATATCCCACACACCAGTAGAGGAATTAAATGTGGGATTAGTTTTAATCCAATCATTACCATCATAACTATAATAATCCCAGACAATAGGATTTAGTATTACGTTACTCTGGTTTAGCTGTCTACCTTCTCCAATAGTTGAAGCTTCATTAGAAATAGCACTGTAGTATGGATTACAAAGACCGTTATTATAAAATATAGATCCTTTAGATAAATAAACTGGAACTACTTCACGAATATTAGAACTTGTTCTTTCTTGTGCATTTGAATATCCACTTCCAGAACAGCTTACACTGGTTCTATCTCTTGAAGCTACTTTATAGAAAGCTCCATTATCAAAATAGAATATATTTTCTTTCCCTAAGACATAATCTTCTTCTGTAACCATTGGAATATTAAAAGCAAAAGCTTCTGAAGAAGGTAACGGAATTATATTTGAAGTATTTGTCTCCCCGGAGGAGAAGGTACTATTACTATTCCATGCATACCAGTTTCCTCTACTATCACAAGCTAAGTTAACAGGATTTACATAATAATAATTATTATCGTTTGTTGCAACGTCAAAAGGAGTATTCCAATATTGACTTGGGATTATACCATTTGTACCATCCCAGCTACGATAAAAAGCAGAGAATAAACTTGATCTAGTAGTTGAACTATTATCATCCCACCAAAACAAACCTATTGTATTGCTACTATCAACAGCACATATAGCAACATAATTAATTGATTCGTTATTTGTTACATCTTTATCTGCTTTGATATAATAAACAGAATCAATTGAACCTTCACTTAATTGGGAAAGTGGTAAACTAAAGCTTAAGTTTGCACCCCAGTCATCTGAATTTCTAAGTTTTAACTCTCCCCCTTGATTAAATAAAGCAAAGACCTGCTTTCCACAATCAACGCTTAAACAAGGTGTGCTAGTAGGATTAATTACAGCAGAACCAAAACTAGTATTAATGTTAAAAAATTGAACTACAAATAAACCTTTGTCTGCACAAGCGATATATAATTTATAGCTATCACTATCTATCCTTTCAACAGAGCAGTTACGAACATCAGTTAAATTTACTCCATTAATTGATTCATAACTAACGTGTTTACCTGTAATAATATTAGTTACCGTTACACCAGTTCTATCCCAACTAACTATATTAAATTCATTAATTTTTATAAATCTAGTATTGTTTCTAACCCCTCCATGATAATCATCATAAGGTTTAATCATTACCGGAGTAGTATTATTTTCTACTCCCCCTAAATTATCTGTTATTGCAAAGAAAGGTATATGTTCGTCATTATTGATAAATCCAGTAGAAGCTGAATCAGTAAAACCTGTAATGTTTCTTCTACAAATACTATATGCACTTGTTCCAATCTCCCCGGCTACCGTCATATTAATCTTATAATATTTGGGTAGAGTCGGATTTGGATCTCCACTAAGTACTGGTTTAACGTAAGCTCCGGCTAAAGTGTTAATGTCTTGTAAAGGTTTATAAGCATTTGCGCTGTGAGAAAAAACAGATTGAATAGGACTTGTTTTAGAAGAATTGACACTAGTAACAAAAGTGGAATTATTTGCTATTCCAGATTGAACACTTCCAAAAATTCTACCATAGTTTTTATCATCAATTACCTCATGGTCTTGAATATAAGTAGTCTTTAATCCTCCAAAAGATGCTTTTTGTTTTTGGGATTTAAGTACTGAAATTGTATTATCCGCTTTATATCCATCACCAGACCTAAAAATATTTTTATAATCTTCAGATGGAAAATAAGATATAGATCTTTGTTTATAAGCAGAATCTATATATTCATTATTAAATATTTTTAAGGCTAAATAATCAGCAAAATATTTAGAATTGTCATCTGGAATCTGTAATCTATAGGTTACATCTACTATTTCATTTGCTTTTTGTTCGCAATCACTATCTAATACAGCATAGGCATAAACAACAGACTTAGCAAAAGATGCAGCACCATTTTCTGTATGATCTATATTTGATCTTAAAGTAGAAAGACTTAAACAAATAGTTCTAAAAAATCTATCAAAACCATTTCCAGAACCATACTTTGCTTCTGTTGAAAGTATCCTTTGTTTATATTCTATAAACAAAGGAGAGCTATCCGTTCTATCTATAATTCCAACTTTAGGTCCTAGTATGTCTGTGTTAGTTTCTGCTGTAGCTATAATTTGGTCTAATATATTAATATGCTTTCCATAATTTTTATCCGAAGTAGATATTGAAATATTAGAAGACAATAATGAACCTAGCTGAGTTTGGTCGATGACATAACTAGAGAAATATCTTACAGATTGAAAGCTGTCTATTAATGATTTAAAAAACGCATCTGTAATATTATTCTTAACTTTTAAATTGATTCTCTCTCGATCTGTATTTTGATCTTTAATGGAGATGGTAAATTCTCCTGTAATACCTAAATTTTTATCCAACGGTTATACCTCCGGCAATAAATATATATGTAACGTTATTTCTTATAGTTTGTGAATCGAAACTGTTTGAAACAGAAGAACTTACATTCTGCTCTGTAACAGTAGCTCTAAAAGGATATACAAAACTTTCTCTAGATGACTTAGAGTTAAAGTTATTATTAACTGTAGATTTGCCAATCTGATTTTTAAGTCTTAATATGAAAGGGTATTCATGACTTACTCTTTTAGTATCAGAATAAAATCTTGATAAGACTAAATCGTTGACTCCACTAATAACATAATCTAATTTAATTCTTCTTGTCTTACCTTGATAGAAAAAAGTATTTCCTAATTTATCCTTGTATACCGAAATGATCTTATGATTTCTGTTATTCTTTGTATATGCTCCGGGGAAAGCGGAACTATCTACAGATGCCTTTACAGAATATTCTCCATCATCATTTCTTCTAATTAAAGTTGAATCAAATATTTTATTCGAGTCGCTCGACGGATTTAACCATTTAATATAAATGTCTTCCGAATCTGAATTAAAGCAGAAAGACTCTATTAAATTAAACTGGGGTGGCGGAAAAGTAATATCTAATGTTCTAATATCATATACATCTGGTATAGCTTTTGAATCTGAAGTAAATTGAGACAATATTAAACTAAATACAAAAGGATCTATTTCTACATCAGTAAATATATTTGGCTTATCTATATACTTTAATCTAATAGTTATTTTCTGTCCTTGAACTTGGTCATTGAAAATAATTGTAGGAGTTAAAGTTGCTTCATTTTGAATTTCAATTATTGGTCCACCAATTTGTTCCCACAGTACATTTGCTGTTCCATGTTTTTTTACATTATCAATCAATAACGGAACATCTAAACAGAAATAAGAAATTGGATTTGGATTAATAAAAAACGGTAAATATTCTCCTGATAATCCCGCAGGAAAGAATATAAATTTCTTCATCTACTGTCTCCTTAATGAGACAACATATTTTTTTATCATTAGTTTATTAAAAGTTATTTTTTTATCTTAATATTAATTATTGTAAAAAGCTAGTGTTTGAATTAATCAAAAGTTATTTTTTGTTGTTCAACAGTAATGTTAATCTTTCTTTGATACTCTGTATTAATTTGATTTAGAATAGGAGTAAACTTATCTCTCCATCCCATATTAATATGTACTTGTAGACGCAAGCAAAGGTGTCCTTGATGGAATACAGGATTGGTATTCTCCGACCAATTGGAAGTAGAATAATTTAAGTGTACGCACTCTATTCCTTCGATCTGTCCGGGAAACAATGGATTTAAAGGCTGTTGCTGCATATGAACTTTGTCGTACATAATTAATCTAACCAATTCTAAGTAATTAGATATTATCTCCAGGGGAGGATTAATGCTAACTTCAATATTCTTTGTCTCTAATCCCTTAAGCATGATTTCATTAGGATGCATAGGAGCATCTTCAAAAACTTCTGTAAAATAAGGGTCCTCTAACAAATCCATTGATTCAATACTGACTTCTCTATAAGTAAATTCAATATAGAATTGATATAAAGCTTCTTCATTATGTCTACCTAGTTCATAAGGTTTATATAATACAGAAGTATTAATAGAAGCTGGACTGGGAAATCCACTACTCGGATCGCTTTGATAATAAGCCGGAATAATTGCACAACTTAATCCATCAGTAAGAGGAATGCCTCGTTGAAATCTATAGCTATTGACAGGAATATGAAGTTTTGTTACTGGATGAAATACTAAAGGAGCCTGCATCAAAGGATGGCTACTAATGTACTTAAGTAAAGAATACTGAAGCTGGCAAAGAGAAGGGACAACCGGAGTTAGTAACATAACTTAACAATTATTTTTAAACCTATTTAAAAAACTTATCTTGTCGTAAACGTGTTGAATGCGGCTAGATAAAGGAATATGACTAACGCTTGTTACTCCTGGGTTATAGCCTTCATTAATTAGTTCTGAATTATTTGGAGTTTGTGTAGCAGTTAACTTATCAATAGTAGTAGCATCAATAATCAAACTTCTGGGTTTAATTCGGAAAGGTGTGATTGGGCGATACCAAGTGCCAGTTGCTACTTCCAAACCCGCAACTTCATTTAAAATATCAATAACTTCTTTAATTTCTAAAGGAGTTTTCTTGAAAGCAGTAAATTGTAATGCTGCACCAAATTCAGTACTACTGTGAACCAAAGCAGCTAAGACATCAGTAGCCTGTGACAAAGGATACAAAGAGAGTAGTACAGCGATCGCCACTTCTTCTGCATCGGCGGCAGTAAAGCTAACGTCTATAGTTCCGTCGGGATTAATGTTTCCTCCGGAGAGAATGTTAGGAAACTGAGTTACATCAAAAGAAGAGATATTTAATTTTAAAGTGCCAGTGACATTACCACCACTGAGTCTGAACCAAAAGCAATCAATAACATAATCATTAACATCTTCACCTTCTGGAGTAAGCTCTGAGGGTAAATCTTGCTTAGCGGTAATAGCTTTGACATCACCATCTCGAACTTCTAGAGTAATGGAAACAGGACCTTGTTTTTCTAAATAAGCATATGTGGGGGAGAGTCCGTAAACCAAACCATTGATATAAGGATTTACCGAAGGATTCTTTCTTAAAGATTTAAAATCAGATGAATCACTAAATAATAATTTCCAGTTGGGAGAACTAGATGCTGGAGTTTCACCTTTAACATTATTTGTCTTAGCTATGTAACTAACTGATTGAGAGCCGCTAGAAACATCTACAATGTTTCCAGCATTATAAGTAAAGTCTTCTCTATATCTACCACGATAAGTATAATTATCTAAATTTGGAATTAAATCTAAAGCCAAATCAGTTTTGTTTGCAGAGTAGAATTTAACAATAATCAATTCACGATCAACTATATTACTTCTTCTTCTAGCAGCAAAGGTTAAATAATTAACTTGATGAATCATTCGGAACGCGAGTATTTTACGTTCGTAAGGGTCGTCAATAATATCTGGGTATATTTTTTTCTTAGGAGTAACAACATTACTCAGTAAAGTTTCTCCATGATTGGGAGAGAGAATAATATTCGTAGCGTGTTTCGGATCGCGGGGATTTAAACAAGCTGCATTTATTTCATCTGCTAAGACTTCAATAATATTATTAGCATCCCAACCATCTTCAATAAAAAAAATTCCTTCTTTGGGAGGAGGAACGCTAACACCTGGATTAATCTGGTATATAGGATCTGTAAGGGCATTTGCATTTACTACCACTAAAGGCTGCCCTTCCATAGGAGATATGTAATAATAACACCAGGCTAACTGTGAATCGTCAATACTTAAAGATCGTTCGGTTCTAACCGTATACTCAGGGTCTGTTTCATCTAATCTCTTAGGAGTTTTTAAATCTCCGTCATTAAACATAGCTGGCGGTAAAGTCGATCTATCTATATCCATAGCGATATAAATAGTTTGCTTGCTACGACTAGGAGCAGGAAGAGTTAAACTCCCTTCTTCTACCGCTCTACCTTGTTGATATAAAAAGATAATTCTATCCAAGTCTGCGATTGCCTGCTCTTCAATGCGATTACCTAAATCTACATTCTTTACATCAGCATTAATAGGTAGTTGTCGAATAAGAATAGAAGCAGTAAGAGCGGCTGCAACATTAGTGATACCCTCAGCAAAAGGGGAACTATCCGAAGTAATAAAATTAAGAACGTTATCCCTTAATAACTGAAAGCTTAATTCAACCGAACTGTAACTTGCAGCAGTGTATCCCGTACCACTTTGTAATTGAGGAGAGGAGGGACCCACTCCAAACAATAAAGTGTTATCTAAATTCTTCGCCGCACACAATATTAAACCAATTCTAGGATAGACCTGAGAATAACCCACACGGATTACCTCCTCCATCTTCCTTTCATAAGCTTTTAAAATTACTGAATGAGAAATTACCATGTCGGAAAAATCCAACATATTAGCTCTCAAGAAATCTTTAATAATATTATGTCCTTGGAAATGTCCTACTCCAGGCGCACCCCCTCCAAATTGGGATGACATTTATTTTATTCCTCGGTAGTTGAGTCTTCATGAAGTTCGCCGGGTAGAGTACTCTGTTCGGCAGACTTCACGTCTATTGCACTAAATTCCAATTCAATAATTTTTTTAATTGTTTCTTCTTTTTGAATATACTTAACACCAAAAGTTTCAGCTACATCTTTAATTTCTCTCCAATGCATTCTCATTAATTCTTCAGTTCTTAACTTTACTTGCTCTGCAATAAAAGATGTTTCCTTTGCTACTGTATCCGTATCAATATTTGTTTCTTCATTCTCTTTCTCCGAGGGTGAAGAATCTATTTGTAGTTTACTTACTACAGTGGGTTTATTCTCTATATAAACCAACTCAGAATATTCGGAATTAAGTAGATAATTAATCTCTTCTTTCTCTTGAGGAATATCTAAATTTAAATAAAAACTTTCTCCAGTTCTACAGTTAAGTTGTTTATTCTTATAAATGTATTTAAAAGGAGAAAGTATTAGAACTCTAGCTAACATAATTTTTATAGTAAATAATATAGAATTGAAATTGCATTTTTTATAATGCAATTTCAGTTTTTATGCTACGTCAGGGTTCAAAGGATTCATAAATCCTTGACCGTTAACTACTTCCAAATTGTCTAAAGTCAATGCACCAAGACCAGAGATACTAACTGCAACTTTAGCTACAGGTTCTGGGTCTGCGTAATGAGTCAATGGGGACATTGCAACTTCTTGTGGAGTATAGTTGTGAAAAGTGGGACGAGCTAAGTATATGGGATCAATTCTGCCTAAGAGCATAGAATGCTTTTTAGAAATGTATTCAACTAACCCATCTACTTTACGAGTTTGCCCGTAAGGCATATGAGAAGGAAGGTTGTACTCATAAATTGCTACATAGCTACCGCCGAAGGAAGTAGTAATAGATTCCATATCAATTTGATTTCCATTTTCATTTTCCATAGCGTCTGCTTGAGAGCTATAACTCATTGCTGATTTAACTAAATACTTTTTATTTCCAGATAAATACATAGAGTTTGCAGAGGAAGTAGTCATTACTTTACGGAAAGCGGGTACTTCTCCTAAGCGAGCAATAGTATTTTTAAACCCTGCTTCATCTTTATACCATAAAGCGTTTGCCTTACTGGAATTATCTAGATAAACAGTTTGCATTAATACTAGTTCTACTCCAATAGGGAATAAAGGAGATATAACATAACGGGGATCTCTTAACTTTTCTAATTCTTCTTCATAAGAATTAAATACAGTAATGTCTCCTGGTGTTGCAGTTCCATCATAAACTTTTTGTGATAGCTTAGTATAACCGCCTTTTGCTTTTAAAGCTTCTTCAACATCTGGATTGATAAATTGATAAGCAACACTATCATTACCCATCAAAGAAGTTTCCATCCCAACGTAATAAGAAACATTGTTGCTAACTGCATCCATTTTACTCATTGGTTCTAAATATTTAGGAACCAATCCTAAAGTATATTCAGTATCATCCATCAGCAAATCTTTTATTGAGTTTAGATTTAAACTAAGATCCTCTGATACTAAATTACCCTCTACTTCAAAAATACCACCCTCAACTGTAATAGTACTTCCACTCTTTCTTACCTCTGGAGCTTTCTTTGTAAACACTTGGGCATAAGTTTTATAACCACCCGCAGTTCTTGCTCCAGCTAATACTTGATTTGAATTTAATATTCCCATATTCAATAAACAATAAACAATAAACAATAATCAATAATCAATAACTAATAATCAACTAACAATAACTAATAAATAATGATATTCATTGTTAATTGTTAATCGCTAATTGTTTATTGATTTTAGAATAAGCCAAAACCTAAATCGCCTAGTACACCCATCCGATTTTCAATATCCGCAACCTCACATACAGTCATGTGTGCAACGCGATAAGGATATTTAAGATAAGGCATACCTGCATTACCCATCTGTACATACATCCCTGGAGCAGCAGGAATTTGAGTTTGAGTTTGAGTACGAGTCCATACACCTGGTTGTCCACCAGACTCTTCTGATACACAGTACTGAGTTCTACCTGGAGATTCACTCATGCCTTGAGAATCGCTTTCGGAAACAAATACTACTTTGTTCTTTGGAATTACTCTTTTTACAATTCCATCAACAGGGTCTTTATATTGAGTTTCTATAACACGAATTGGAATTCCACCAATACTTGCTAGTTGACCGCCGCCATCAAGACCAATAGAACCGTTCATAGCACGATTCATTACTCCACCCGACGGAATTAATACTCCGCTTCCACTCACTGTAGTACTGTCTCCAGCAACTGCACCAAAGCGAGGAATAAATCCACCTAACGCAAGCTTAATCTCATTATTCATAGATAAAACGTTGCGTAGTTCTGGACCCATGTACATTGCAGAGATTTTACTCTTGTTGGTATCTAAGAACCAGTTGGCAAACTTCATCACACCTTCTGCGATCGCCGCATCAGGATGAGTCCAAGGAATACCACCTAAAGCATCAGCGGGACGTTCTACATTACTATCAACAATATTGCGGAATAAAGAATGTTCCGCACGACCTCTAAATCCAGAAGTCACATTGTAATGCCATAAGTTTTGAGCAGGGATTCTAGCAGATACTTGAGCGCCTACACCTGTACGGGGGTCAGTATAGTTGATTCCTCCCAGGAGCATCATTGCTCTAAAGACATCCCAAGTAAGAGCTTGCTCGCGCATCATCCGAGTCATTGCTTCTTGGATCTGTTCAGCAGGACTCCAACGTTCATTAAAAGTACCGGGCTTAATCTTAGAGTTAATTTCGCCGTAAGATAGAAACGTAGAGCGACGAATGTACAAAGGTTGTACAATTCGTTCTGTCATAGTTCCATGACCTGAACTTAGTACCACATCAGGCTTACCCATTTCAACCATTGGAAAAATGGTATCCATGCCATCATACTTTTGATGAATGCGAACATGACGTTCTAATATATTTTCTTCAGGAAATAATTCGGATAAAGGAGTATTTCCTACAAGGGGAGCTAAAGATTTAGCTAATTCAGTGAATACAGGCTCGCCCTGCATTTCATAATTAGCAACAGTAACCGCCTCACTTACGTAAGGTCCAAAATTTGGTGTAACCATTTATTATAGAATTTTTATATTAATTAATTAATAGAAGTTTTTTTAGCCTTTTCTTTATTCGCTGTAATTAGGCTTTTAATATCTGCAACAATACCCGTACCTTGATTATTACTATTACCAAACTGCTGTACTTCTACAGCTTCGGAAGATAGTGCTTCAAGGATTGTTTCTGCAATCATATCAGTAACGGCAGTATCAACTTCTTTGCCTTCGCTATTAGAAAGTTTGATAACATTGTTACCAGTCTCAATTGCATTTTCAATAGTAGAAAACTTTTGAATAAATGCTGGAGACATACCTGACTTTGCTAAAGCAGAATATCTTTCTTTCTTTTGTTGTTGAGAAAGGGAGTTAGAAAAAGCTTGAGATACTTGTTCTTGCTGACCTAACTTACTACTTAATTCGTTAATTTTATTTTCTAAATTGTCTATAACAGCTTTCTGTTGACTTTTAATCTCTGCAACCTGAACTTTAAATGATTCAGTTAAAGAATTGGTAACGCTACTAATAATGTCAGAAATATTTTTATATTCTTCTTTCTTTTCTTTTTTTGTTTCAACAACAGGAGTAAGCTCTTCAACAACAGGCTCTACTACTTTCTCTGGTTCTGTAGATTTATATGGTGCTGGAATTTGACCCTGAATCTTTTCTAAAACAGATTTAACAATCTCATCAATATTTTGAGATTCAGTTTTTGTTGAAGAAGAACTATCCGATTCAGCTTCTACTATTGTTGAAGCTGTTTCATCTAATTTTGTATCTTCTAATTCTTGTGGCATAGGATTATTTATATTTTCACTATTATTATTATTTATATTAGAATTGTCGGGTAATAAGTAATCATTATTTACTTTGTGTTTAATATCAACTGGAATACTCTGGTTGATGCTATACACTTCTGTAGTACTTTGAGAAAGAGCTTCTACTTTATGATTTTCAAAAGGAAGGAACGGAGAGTTAGTTAAAGCAGTTCTTGCTAAAACTGTTCCTAAGTTCTCTCCTGTTTTCTTGTCTTTATAATTACGAATAAATTCTCCTGAATTATATTCATACTCTCCTTTAGAAACATACTCATAAGCCTCTGGAGAAGATTTAAAATAACCATAAAGGATATCTGTATCTGCTTCTATTTTGATACAGTCACCTTTTTTTAATTCAGCATCAATTGATAAATTATTATCTTTTAAATGACCATAAGTTATATAAGGCGTAAAACCTAAAACTTTATTATTAAAATTATTTACGATAGAACCGAAATCTTCATCATCAAATTTTACTTCTGGATATAGATTATGCTGAAACTCTCCTTTCATTGCTAAAGGAATCTTCAACAAATTATCAGAAAGCAATTCTACGTAAGGATTTCCACTATTAGATAAATTTTGTTTTTTACTTTTTTTCTCTTTTTCTTTCATACTTTGATATTGAGATAATAAAGACTTGCCTTTGTTTGCTAACCTTTTAACAGCAGCCTTACTTGTAGGTACAGATTCTCCCCAAGCGGCAGCAGCTAATGCAAACCGGGTAGGTTTCCCACTAGGTTTAACTAAAGGTGGTATGTCTTTACGATTATAAAATCTAGTTAAAAAAGAACCCTTACGGCGATAATCTTCTGGGGTTTTAGGTTTTCCTTTTACTCCCATTTTTAAATTACTTCCGGTTTCTTTGTTATACTTTTCTATTCCAGATTTGGTTAGACCACCATTACGGTCTTTGTGCTTTCCTATTTTTAAGGAAACATTTTTTTCAGATGACATTATTGAGTATAATCAAATAAGATTTCAATACTTTTTTCTTCCTCCTCGGAGTCAGCAAACTGTTTAGTTTTAAACTCTTCAATCTTTTCAAATAGTTCTCCTTGCTCCTTTACAACTGAAGATATAGAAAACTGTTCTAATACTATCTCTTTACCCTCTTGGGCTAAATTTTCTAAGGATTCAGATGGTTCAGTCACTTCCTCTAACTGTTCCCAAAATCTACAATATCCAGTATTAGAAATAATCCCATTAACTATTTCACAACTTTTTTCATGGTAAAAGGCACAGCTTTGACATACCGTATTTCTTTCTATAAATAATTCTGGAGCCTGCTTTACGTATAAAGCCTGCTTCTGACTCCAATACTTCTCATCTTGTGTTGGATTTTCCATATAGTTATTTATTATATTTATTTACAACTAACAAGAATTACGCAATTAATTGTGGTCAATCTTTTATTTATTGCTTACAATAGTTATTAATATGATGGACAATAAACTATTAGTAACTGTGTTTATTGTTTATTTTTTATTGTTTATTAATTATTATAGCTGTATGATTAATTTGAATAACGCAATACTAAAAGAAGATAGCTCTTCAAATTTAAGAAGTATAGAAAAGTTAAAAGAGTATTGTGTCCAGTATGATTTAAAATGGATATCTAGTCCTAAAACTAAAAGCGGTGCTTATTTTGTAATGTCAGAGGTTTCTTCCTCGATAGGATATAACGCCTGCAACTTTAGAAAACATTGGACAAATGCCGCTATTCTAAAAAGGAATAATAAACGCAAAGAAAATATGTCTCCTTTGTATGGAAGACATTTTAGACTGCACTCAGAGAGTTTAGATAATTTTGTTAAAAACTATTATTTAAAATACAATATTTATTTAGGTAATAAAAAGGTCTTATGGATAGGAGATTGGAAAACTTGTCTTGATTATATTGACAGAAATCTAAATAAGTATAGCTGTAACAAAAAAGATTCGTTAATCTTAAAACAATTCGTATCCCCTTCTGCTCAAAAACTTCAATCTAAAATAGTTATCCCACCTATAAAAACTAATAATTGCTTTAGCGAAGCAGACATTCATTCTTGTTTAGTTGAACTTCTCTCTTATTCTAATTATCATTTCAAACAAGAAGATGCAGTTAACAATCTTCTTGTTTGTAAAGATAACTGTAAAAGCCGCAGATTTGATTTAACTTTATTCAAACCCGCTTTAGAACAACCACGGGTTGAAATATACGAAATTAAAAAGGATCAAATTAATATCAATCATGTCTCTTCCACCCTGGGAGAGAAAGGTTATTTAAATTTAGCTAAAAATAAATATAAGAATAAAAGTGTAAAATTAATCTTCCTTTCTCCTAAAGGTATTACAGAAGATGCTAGTAGACTTATCAGTTGTATGGAAGATATAAGTTTTATTAAACTATCAGAATTTGTAGAGAGTGTATTAAATTTTATCAAACTGGATTATAATGTGAATGCTTCGCAGGGGTTATGGTTTTACGAAAATCAAATATTGCCTAAGTTCAGTCATTTAATTTCTTAATAAGGACAATTTTATTATGTCACAGCAATCAGTCTATATTATTTTTCATAAAACCCATCCTAATAGTTTTTGTATAGATGGAGCAGCTTCAGCTTGGTTGCTTTATAATCATTATCAAAACTATCTTAATTCGCAAGCAGAAATAATTTTTATTCCTTGTTGGTACAGTGATCTTTCTAATAGTTTAAATTCTTTAGTTAAAAGTAATAGTTTAGTCTATGTAGTTGATTATAGTTTATCTTCTAGAGAAATACAAATACTATCTGGACTCAATTGTGAGATGGTGTTTATCGATCATCATTTGAGTATGTGGGATAGGATGTTTGAAATTACTAATTGGGTAAAAGAAGTAGCATATAAAGTAGATGAATGTGGCTCTACTCTTACCTTTAATTATTTATATAAAGATATAAACCCTTATCCGTTTTTAAAATATATTAAAGCAGCAGATATCCGCACAAAGGAATGGTTTAAAGAAGAAACAAAAGAAATTTACTTAGGGATATTTGATAGACCATTAAATACACTAACAGATTATTTTCAATTATTTGATTCGATCAAGTATAGTTATGACCAAGATTTGAAAGCAATTTTTAAAGAGAAAGGTAAAATCGTTAGAAAAGAAACTCTTAAAGAAATTTCCCAGTTGGAACCTAATGCTAAAGTTTATGACTCAGTACACAACAACAAGGTTTTACTCTGTGAGTATCCAATAGAAAAAATTTATCTACGTTCTAATTTAGCTGAAGAATTACTTATGAATCCAAAGTATGCCGAAGTAGATTATGCTGCGGTATACTACTATGAAGATAACAGTTACAACTTAAGTCTAAGAAGTTTAAATTCATTTGTGGGTAAAGACTTTAATGTTAAACAAATTGCGGCTAAGTATGGTGGAGGGGGACATAAAAATGCTTCGGGATGTAGCATTAAAAATTTATCAGAATTAATAACATTATGAAATTTCTAGAAGAATACATCGCTCATATTTTTGTAAAAAGACAAATATTAAAGCACATTACAAATCTTTCGATTTATTCAAAAGGAGAAAAAGAAGAAAAAGATTTGTGGTTGAGATTTGAAGTAAAAGAATTCTCACCTAACCGGAAGTATAAAACAAAATTAGCTAATTATTTCTGGGATAAGGTCGATGTAGTGTGGCATACTTATGTTGCAGCTAATATGTTAATGCAGGGATATATAATCTTTCCTATTTTAGAAGGATGGATAGTTGCATCTCCCTCCGGGGAGGAATACCAAATTGAAAGCAATACTTGTACTTGTAAGTCAATTGGTAATTATAAAGGCAAATGTAAGCATTTAGTTTTTAGGGATTGGTTATTATTATTTCAAAGCAGAGTTGCAAATTATAAAGTAGAAAGAAAATATTATAAAGATGAATAAACAAATATCAGATCATATTAATCATCTAAGTTTAAAATTAGAACTTGCAGCAGCAGGATTAAATTTAGTTGAGTATATCCAATCTAAATATTGTTTAACAGAAAGGAATGCATTAATAGTAACAACTTCTATTATCAACTCTATGGCTGATTTAGAAAGTAATGATTTTTATATTGATATAAAAGAAGAAATATTAAAATCGAAGAAGTAATCCTGCAATTACAGGATTACAACATTTTGTTACAAATAAAAGTTAACCGCTATATTATACTTTGCATTGCGATAACGTTGAGTTAAATAGGGATTAACTTTTGAATCATTAATTAACTGAAAGCTATTGACTCCTACAGTGTAGTTAAGAACAGTAGGAATTTTATCTAATTGGGTTAAGAAAATTAGGTAAGGAAAAACATTATTTTTATTTTCAAATAATTCTCCTTTAGCAAATTCTTTTTTTAGATAAGAAGAAAGAGTTCGTTCTGGAACACCCTGCATTGATTTAGAGAAATGGCTTAAGTCTACTGTTAATGCATGATTAATTCTATCCTTTTTCTGATAAACAATAAGTTCAAAAGGCTTTCCATTTATATAAGCTCTTATGCAATCTTCAATTCTATTCGCATTCATTTTATTCCCAAGCTCCCATGCAGTCATACCTACCATCCGACCGCCCCGCTTTATTTCTATCTACAACCATACGATACTGAACTCCTCTTTCCCTTGCTAATTTTTTACATTCTTCAACTGCTTCCAACAAACTCCCTGCTTTTATTGAACCATAATTGACATAATAAATAGCCTGAACATATTGATTCTTTTTACTACTAGTCGGATTCTTTATGTAATAAAGACCCCCTTTAGTAGCCTTGTATACTACAGTTTCAATTGCTTTTCCTGCTACTACAATAACTGCTCCACCAATTAGTTTACAGCCCACTGCACATAAAGCAGTAAGAGTTAATACTGCACCGTTTGCTTTCTCCCCGGAGAAAGAGATTGGGGAAGAATTTGATGTATCATCCACTTTTATAAATACGCTTGATGCATTTATCGCAAGTGCCAAACCTAAACTTGCTGCTATAGACTGCTTTAAACTCACGTACCGTACTCTCTTTATAGTAGAACTTAATACAACTAATATCATACGATAGAATTTTATACAACTGCAAGCAAAATTAGATGGGGCTTATATTCCGCAATATGTTTGCCCCTGCTTGCTTTCAGTATCTATACCTTATCTATCCCAATTATAAAAATAAATAGTTTTGCAGTTAAATGTATGTCATGGTATAAATTTTATGAAAAAAGAAATTAAGGTTTTATAGTGAAGCTTTCTCTCATCTGTACCCGTGCGATCGCTATTCTCAGTACAGGTATCACATTAACCATCAACACGCCGACAGCAAAAGGGGGAGCTGCTCTAGCTCCTTTTGCTCCTTTTTGTAGTGGTCCTCAATTACCTGCTTGTGTAGTATTAGGAATAGTAATGATAGGAGGGATAAAATACTATCAAACTTATAACAAGGAAAATCAGGTTAACTATTTGTTACGCATAAACGGTAAGAAAGTCACAAGCTTAAATAGAATAATTAAAAGTGGGAGCGGAGGACATAACTATAAAATAGTTAATGCGTCTAGCGCAATAAAAGCGAAAAGAGAATGCGATAAAATAAAACCACCCGGAACAATAGTACAAGTTACAAAAATAAGAAAAGGAAAATATCAATGTGATTTCATTGATGTTTCTCAAGAGTTAGACATAGACGCTTTACTAGATTAATCATGCAAATAACTAATTTGATTAAACAAAGCTGGGGTGAGGAAATTCCTCCTACGATATCCATCGCACTCGCTTTACCCGACTGTCCAGATGTGTTTTTAAATGGAAGTAGTATGTATTCAGAAGAAATAGAAATTGAAGTGCATACAACACTCATGGAGAAAAAAACAGTATACGAAGCTAATTATGAGGAGGATGAAAATAGAAAATGGATTTATCAAGGAAGTTTAATTTGTAATCCAGAAGGAGCTTATAAAAAGGTGTTTCTAGATTATTACAAACCGTTACATCCTGAAGTATACGATTAAAAATAAACCGTCACCCAGCAGGAACCCTGCTGGGTATCAGTCTCTGAACGTATTACTATATAAAGATCTACATTTATATAGTAAATAATTAACTTACTTTTATCTTACTTTAACGCTTGTACTTTATTCCTTCTCCCAGGAGCAGCAGCCTTACTACATAAAAGTTAATATATTGAAATAGAATGACAATTATTAAATCGGGATATACAGTAGAAGGAAAAGTTATTTCTGAATTTGAAGTAACGGTTATAAACGTAGATGCTTATCCTGAATATGGAGGAGGTTTAAAAGGAACTTCTAGCTGTGATACTTTTAAATGTAAGAATATAAATATTGAATCTCTTTTCAATAAAAGTTCTGATGATGGGATATATGTAAATATTATTTTTAAAGACGTTAATTGTAAAAACAAAACTATTTATTATCCTGAAGAAGTTATTGTTAATAACTGTGAAATAATATTTGAGAATGAATAATTAGAAAATAATTAATAATTATCAAAACAATAGAAGTGTTTTGCGTATTTATATCCTGGAGTACTATTCGCAGAGAAGTAACAAATACTATTTGCTACAACGTAAATACTTACTTATCCATAAAATAGGCTCTAAGTATAGCTTTTACTAATACGCTTACTAGGCGTATTATAAGCGCATTTTAAGAGGTTGATATGGCTATATCATGTATTTTTGAATGCTTATATCATGTGCTATTAGAATGCTTTGCCTTTTAACTATTATTTTGGTTAACGTATCTTTGGTAAGCAGCCACTTCAATTAGCCGCTTTTCTTCTTCTGTAGGAGCATCAGTATTAATATCTTCTTTATTAATATTAGTACGCTCTTGTTTGTTATCTGGAAGAACATTAAATTTATCAGGATCTCGTGCAGGTAATCCAATCAAATCTCTCACGTAATGAAAGTCTAAAGAGTTAAAAGGATTGATGTAACCCATACGGGTCAAAGACTCTACTGCACCAACTACAACTTTTAGTTCAGTAGTTTTAGTAGGTTTCTTCTGTACAATACCACAGTCATAAGCAAGGGGATTAGTTCTAGCATCAAAGTTATATTGAATTAATTGAGAGCAAAGTTGTTTAATAAAAGGTGCTACAATTAAATCGAATAGTGAAGAGATAAACGTATCATAAAGTTCTAATTGCTTTTCACTAGCACCACCAGAACCAAGTTTAGAACTGTTATCTTTCATAAGCAAATTAGGGATACCAATGCCCATCTGCATATTATAGTCACACATCTCCATCGCATCGGTAAACGCAGTACTGAAATTATTTCCGGTAGTTAAAGCTTCTAATTTAATAGGCTGATCTTTAGATATTTGAGTGAATACTAAAGCCGATTCAGAAGAAAGATTTTTTAATTCCTCTGCGGTCAGTTCATGCAAAGTCATCTCACGAGAACTACCGTCAGGATTTATAACCTCCTTATCGGTATTCATAGGAGGAACTATAGCATAGATTAGTGGAGTACCATATCTATCTAATGCTGTAGTTAACATATCTCTAAAAGCTTCTTTAAAAAAGTGATAAGAGATAATAGATTCTAAAATACTTCGACCATAAATATTATTCCCCTCTCCACCAAGAGTCATGTATATTCTTTTGCTCAGTGGTAATCTAACTAAATTGCCATTATATTCTCGTTTCTTGGAACGTCGAGATTTAACATTAATATGAGCCGGAGGAGCGGGAACCCAAATTCCTGATTTATAAGCACAGTTAGTAATCTTCTCTCCATCCTTTATCAAACCATAATCATTAGGTTCTAAATAAATTTGTAAAGGATGGTAATTAATTAAACTATCAACCCATATCTGAGGAATAAGACCTGGACCTTTCTTTTGTACCCAATTAATTTCTGATACCCCAAACCCAGACCAAAGCATTGATTCGGCAATATCTTTAACCCATAAAGGTAAGCTGGTAACAATATTAGCCTGAACAAAAGCATCAATCTTTTTATCAGGATGAGAATAAGAACCAATCTTAGCTAGTAAAGATTGAACTATATATTCTATACCCTGTTTAATTACAGGCTCTTTTCTTCTAGCTTCATCCCATACTGATAGCTGATAGTAAGAAGGCTTCCTTGTTAATACAAATCCTTCTCCGGAGGGAGAATAACTAGTAGCCATTCCTAATTGTGAACCTATCAAAGGTCGCTTTCTATATACTGCTGTTGTCGCTACAGGGGGAGATGTAGGTAAGGTAGAAATATTACCTTCAGTAGGGTGCAAATCGGGCATGGTACAATTATCAATAAACAATAAACAATTATCAATAAACAGTTAGTACTTGCTTATTGATAATTGTTGTTAACTCATAACAAAAGAAGGTTTAGATACTCCACTCAAAGAACTAGAATGTGGTTTTAAATCTTCAATCCTTTTAGTCATGTCTTCAAATGATTTCTTCTGTTCTTTATTTTGATACTCAACGTGTTCCTGTACAGCACTAAATACTGCCTCTTGCCAGAATTCATCCATATTTAGAAATTCATCAAGAGTCATATTAGTCACAGTAGCAATGCTCACCCATTTATCTATTTGAGATAAATCCCGGATGTTTTTAGCAACTGCTTGAACAAACCATTTCTTTTGAGAATATAATTCTGGGTCAGGGAAAGAAGGATTATTTAATTTAAGTTCGTAATGAAAAGTAGAATTCCAATATCCTGCTCTATCTATATATTCAGGGATGATACTAGTAAACTTATCTAAATAAGGAGCAACTATTGAAGCAGTAAAAAACTTTGTGATTAACTTACGCTGCCAGAACTTCGAGTAGCTACTTGAGATGGTTTCGGCGTACCAGTCATACCCATTAACTTTTTTGCTTCTTGAGCAGCAGCTTCTTTAGTTTTCTCATCCAAAGAAAACATATTCATAAATACTTCTAAGTAATAAGCTTGATCCTTTAAAGACCAACCATTAAATCTATTGATTGGTTCTGTTTCCCAATCTTGCTGTACAGGAGATTCATTCACGTGAGTCAGACACTTTGCTGCTAATAAATCTTCTGGCAAATATCCTTCAGCACGGTCGTAATTCTTCAGCATCAATCTTCGATCATTAAATGTTGGAGCAGAAAATTGAACTTTCTTTTTTGAAGGGAGACTAATTTCAAACATTAAGTTTTATAAAAATAGATATATTTATTACTGACCTAATGGTAGAAATTAAGCGGGTATAGAAAGTAGGCAACTTTTTAACTAAAGAATGAATAATATTTATATTAAAAATCAGATGTTGTTTATAGGCGATCTTGAAGAATTTTCATTGGTATTTATGCTTACTTGTCCTTTAAACGGTATTCCTTCTCCTTGGAGCAATGAAATAACTAAAGAACAAAACATAGATATTGAAATTTAACTAATGCATCAATATGAAAATAATACCAAGAATTGTAGCTGTTGGATTAGCAGCTAGTCTAAATGCACCTCGCAAGGTTGAGGCAGTACCGATTGTAATTGCACCGCTTATTTGTGCAAAAGTTTGCGTATTGGTAGGTACAACTATTGTCGGTGGTGTAACTTCTTACGTCTGGTACCATCGGCAAACCAAGAAGAAATATTTTGCGAATATTAAAGGGATAGTAAGAAAAATAGAAGATGGTGATTATTTAGAAGACCCGAAGCAAGAAGATTTAGGTGCTATTTATCCGCTTAATGCAAAGTCTTGGAAAGCTGCATTAAGAGAATGTGCATTTAAATTAGGATATCCACCAAAATCAAAAATTAAGGTATTCAAGAAAAAAGGAGTATGGCAATGTACATTGAAAAAATAAATCTAAAAGAAATGTTAGAAATTGAAATCGGAAGCTTGTGTGTTTTTCTTCCTTTGCCAGGGAGAAGTGACGACAATATTTTACCTGTGTTCACAGTCTCACTTAAAAGTACTCAAGCTCTTGAATTGGTCAAAGAAAGATACCAAACAGTTTCTTCTTTAGACAAACCAGAGGTAAAGTGGCAGCTAATTAACGTTGAAGTGTCTGGCGGTAATTCTGTATATGACGGAATTGTAGTTGCTTTTTATGATTTAGTTGCAGCTAGCTAGTTGTTTTTTTTAAGCTTCCCCGGTCTAAAGACACGGGGATTTCTGAAGAACCCGAATTGATAAATATACTACCCATAGCTGCTTTTATTTCAGCCTTCATTTTTTTGATTTCAGCAATCGCAGCACTTAATTTACACTTTGCATCACAATATTTTTTGAATACTTCCTTGCAGTGCTGTTTCATTCTTTGACTTTCGTTTTTATACACTTCAACCAGGGGTACATACCTATTCTTTCTATCAAGTATAGGAATCTCAGCAACCGAGCTATTGTTCTCTGAGATATCATATGCTACCGATGGCTGTGGTTCCTGCTTAATTAATTCTTCTAACTTTGCTACTGCGGCTTCTTTCTCCTTAAGGACTTGTTCCGCCTTCTCGCATCTTTCTTTTTTCTCAAACAAAGATTTAATGTAGGTTGGTACGGGCAGGCAGCTATCTTTTAAATCCGCTTCTAGTTCTCTTGCTGTATCGCAATCAGGTAGTTCTATTATGGCTCTGCGATTGTTATAGCGATCGCGCTTCCAACTGAAGGTTTTTCTTGGTTCCTTGGGAGGTTTAGATGCTTTAACATTTTCATCCACCATCTTCTGTAGAGCCTCTATACTAACCTTGTTGTGAGGCATTTGCATTAGATTATCGCGGAGGATTAAATATTTTTCTTTAGCAATCGATAATATTGTATCTATTGGCAAATCCCAATAGTGCTGTAGTGGAATTCCTTCGTAGAAGTCTTTTACAGAAATGGATCTGCTTATATCACGGCTACTTACTTCAAGCGTATTCGCTACTTCTTTTCTTGCTTTTAACTTTCTATCCTCATCTCCCGAAGCAACAAACTTCCAAGAATTATACAGCCCATGAGCAACTACTTGGAACTGATTTTGTGGTTGAGGTTCTTGACTTTGTACTGTAGTTGTGGTTATCATAATTCTTACAATTATTGTAAAATAATTTTAAACCTACTCTCGTACTGATATATTGAGGGTAGGTTTTTTTGTACAAAATTTTTGTACCATAAAATAAATGTAGTTGTCAATACAAATTTAATCATGCTCAGAATATTCAGTTGTGCAAAGTTAGTCGTGTTGGATGAAGAAGACAATGAACAAATTTTAACAAAAAAGAATGACAGTGATTCTACTGATGACACTTCAGTAAAGTTTAGTTTTTTTGATTATATAGGAACATACATAAAAAAGAGTTCTAGTATTAGAGGAATAAAAGTAAAAGGAGCAGACAACATAATATACATTGTTCCTCACGGTGAATATTGTTTTGATGATTTAACTGAAACAGAAGGGGTAGGATTTACAAAAAAACCAAGAGAAAAATTCATGAGTGTCGGATGGTTGTCTAATATGACAAAAATGAATGTAAATTAATTGATTACAAACATAAATATAAATTTACATATCATAACAGGAGTATATATAAATTTATATTTCTATGTTTGGAAAGATATTCGCTAGTGACGACCAAGGTAACTATCAAAACAATAATTTAGTAGAGGTATCTAGATTCCATCTTCTTTTCTCCGAGGAGGAAAATAAAGATTTAGATACCATTGAAGATACCTATAAAGGGTTTGTTGCTAGTGAATATAAGCAGTTAGCAGAACGTAAAGCTAGAGATGAGCGGGCGGCACAGGAGAGCGTGCAGTCCGCTTATATGTATCGTATCAGCAGTAATTTTAGTAGGGCAATCGCAGAGAATAATCAAGATAGTACTTCATTCTATAAAAGATTATTCAAAGATTTTGATGTAAGCTTATTTGGTAAAGAAGAATTAGACAGTAAATTTCAGTCAGATATTGCAACGGACTTAGTTCGTTATATGACAGGTAATTCAGTAAAGAATAGTAATTTAATTCCTTACTATCAGGATATAAAAGCACAGGCAGACTTTGTAGCAGATAGGGAAATAAAGTTTGATGCAGTTAAAAGTAGTGCGGACATGAGAAGAGACTTCCGCCGTTTCCAAGAGGAGTCTTTCAATACCGCTTCAATGATTGATGACGTTACTCAAAGTAATAGTTTGGGTAGAGCAAAGAAATTGTTATCAAATGTAGACTACGTAAATAGACCGGGTATATTACCTGCGGCTGCAATGCTTGCGGATGCTGATAAAGAATTCTTCATAGACATATTCCAGTTGCAGTCGAAAAAGCTACAAGATTATTACGTAGCAAATATATTAGAAAGAGTCAAAGACAGAAGAGAGGCGATCGCACGAGGAGAGCTTCCAGATAAATTTAAGTTTAATGTTAGGTTAGCAATGCCTACAGACGAGTCTTTTGATTTAAAGACTTTTGATATTTTAGGACCTAACTTAGGATTCTTCAACAAGCTGCAAAGATTGAAAGACCAGTTTGGGGAAGAAGTAGATATTAACTTGATGCTAGCGGATAAAAAATCCCACCCTAAGTTTTTACTGAACGAAAGATTTGCAGTAATAGGAACACAAAACTTAACGAATCCAATTGGACAGTCGGTATATCAAGCGGGTAGTAACTATGAAACCATGCGCGTTCTTGAGTATAAGATGAGTGGGATTGCTCCGGATGAATTAGCAAGACAGCTTGATGCCGGAGAGAGAGAAACTAGTGAAGTAGATGCAGAGAGTTTAATGTATCTTCAAGCACGTAAAGTGATGCAAAGAACATTTGGAGGAGAAAGTAAATTTCTTTCTACGGGAATGAATAACGTGGGAAGTTCAGTAGAAACAATGGAACATTTACGTAACTCTTTGCAATATTTAGATAGTGGTGCGGGTAGAACAAACAAAGCTAAAATGTCAATGATTCTTGACCAGGTGTTCTTACTGCAATATGAAAAGAGTTTATTTAGTGGAGTTCAAGCCGGGGAGATGGGTAAGCATGATGCTGCTTATCTAAGTACCAACGAACGTAGTTTAAGTGCGAAGGCAGAAGTATATCAAAAGATGCAGTATCAGTTCTTAACTGCTGTAGTAGAAGGAAGGGCTTCAGCAATAGTTGATATTAGAAACTATAAAGAAAAAGTATTAGATCCTATTTATGGAAAGTTAAGAACTGTAGGATTGTTAGGAGAAAGCAATGGGTTTGATTTATCCAAGCTTGTAAAAGATGCATCGGGTAGCGGAAGTACAGAAGATAAAATTAGTAGATTGGGTTCGGTTTTAGAGGGGCATGGATTAGATAAATCGATGGCATTACAGCTACTTGCAATGCAGTCTGGAAATATCAAAACAGCATCTGTACCCAGACAACACGTAAAAGGATTTTTACTTAGTGATAATAGTGGTTACTTAGCTGGGAAGCAAGGAAGTTCTAACATGGGACTTTATTCTTTAGCAATGGAAGACTCCTTGTTTGAGAGAGAAACAGTTAACTATGAAATGGATATGCTTTTTGGAAGACAGAAACTTAGAGATTTAAGTAATGAACAAGCTTCCACGGGAGGAATGGGTTATGGATTAAATGCAAATCAAGAAACTGAAGAGATGGGTAAGTTTGCGCGTAACTTTCATATTATGGAATCCGATACAACTCCCGGTCGTGTAGGACAATTACAATATCAAGATGTAACGGGAGGGGAATGGCAAGGAAGTGTAGACCGCAAACGATTGGTTCAACTACACGACCGTCTTAAGTCATTAGAAGAAATGACTAAGATAAATATGGGAGTAGGATTTGAGTATGATGAGAAAGGTCCTATAGCATTATCATTAACAATAGATCCTTATAGCATAGGTAACTCCCAAGGCGGAGGTAGTCAATTAAAATATAAATTTACAACTTTATCTTCAGGTTCTGGAGCAGGTGAAGGTTTTGTATTAGAGATAAACAAATCTAAATTAATCAGTGAAACAGAATTTGTAAATATGTCCAACAGCGATATAGCTACTGGTTTTGAACGTAATGGAAATAAAGTTTTAATTAGAAGAGGACAAAGAGAAACATTATCTCCTATAGAAAGCACGCTATCTTTAATCGCTTCTGTTGCATCTGAATCTGCTAATTTAAACTTGGTAAGATTTCCTAAGAATGAATTTGTAACACGATACAGCACTGTCAATACGGAAAGCTATGACAATTTAATTACAGGTAGCGTTAATTACTTAAATAGAATATTTGATTCTACAGGAGACATTAACAGTTTACTTAGTATAGATAAAGAAAGAGTGCTGTTAGGATTAGCACAGTTTGAAGCTAAGTACAAACAAGATAGTGGAGATGTTTCTCAAACTATTCGTAATTTAACTAATGTCAAGCCGGGGGACACAAGTAGATTATCAGAATTATTAGAGATTACTAATAAGATAAAAGCTTATGCTTCTACGGATAACGTAGACATTCGTAAAGCATTATTATTAGGTGGTGCTAACTTATCGGCAGAAGATTCTATTATTGGCAGATTAAATACATTATTGAGTAGAGATGACGATACATTTGCAGACGTAAGATTTGATTTTGTTTCTGCTCAAAAAGATTATTTATATAATAGAGATTTAAATAAAACGATTAAGAATTTATCTACAGAGAAGTTTGAATCGTTCTTGTTATACGGGCAGGCAAATACTTATTCTAAAATGCAAGCAAGAAGAAAAAGACCTGCATATGGAGTTAACGATAGAAGATACGATACTGTTAACGTAATTAATACAGCGGGATATGAAGGAGTAGGAGCGTTAAATAAATTTGCATTAATGAATACTCCCGCTTCTTTTGGAGCTACTTCAGATTTGGGTACGGGTGAATTGCTTTATATGGCAGTTGCAGAAGGAGGTGGTAGTAGAGAAACATCAAATTATTTTGAAGGTATTAAGTTTGGTTTAAATAATATGCTTCCTTATCACAAGCATGAGAAAACAGGAGATGTTACCTCTTTAAAAATTATAGAGGATGCTCACGTAGGAGCAATATTAAGAGTAGAAGAAGCAGAGAGTTATTTTAAAACTATTGCTTTTTTAGGAGACGACTTTGCTAGACAAACAACAGATGATTATAGAGAACAGTTGGAAAGCTTATCTGGAGAAGATGGAATTGTAATGCAATTCTACTTTGACCAAAAAAAGAAAGCATCTCAAATTCCACAAAGAATTAAAAACGTAATTGGTTCTAGACCTTTAAGAGATTTATCTCAAAGTTATCAAGATATTGTTGATAATTTTAGTGGGGTTTATACAAATAGATTTTCTAACGTGGGTCAGACAACTACGGTTAAAACTGTAGATCAATTAAGACAATTATACGTTAAAGATATTCAAGGTGGATTAGCAGATGGATATAGAAATAATTTCAACTTTACTAAATATTCTTTAGGTGCATTATATGCAGATAGGATAGCACCTGTATTAAGTGCGGAGTTATCCTTAGAATTAGAAGCAATCAGAAAACAAGTAGCAACTGAATTTGGAATTAGAGAAGAAGATACCTATGACGGTGTAGGAGCAGAATTACTTAGAGCTACATTATTAAGTATAGATACTCATGCTTCTGCCGTAAGAGGATTCTTAGGTTCTTCTCAACGCTATGGTCCTTCTGTAATGCTGATGCAGTTAGAAGGTGCTTACAGTGATTACTATTATGCAAACCCTGAATTCGGAGGTTCCAGTGGAATGCGACAGGGTTTTGTAGATCGTGCAGTTAAAGGTTATCAGGGCAGTAAACTTAGAGCAACAGTATCTACTGACGATTTACAACAAGCATTAGGAGTAGATAGCTGGAGTGCTATTAAAAACATACTTGCCTCCTCCGGAGAGATAATACAGTTTGATAGCAGTGATAATAAAACTTGGGTATATAAATGGAATGAAGCTGCGGGAGATTATATAAAAGATAGAGTAGTAGATTCTCGTAACCAGTTTTGAGTAGCAAGTAACTTAATAGAAAAGGTTCAGTCTAAACCTTCTTTTACTACAGGTACTGCAACTAGTAATGCTGCATCATTTTACTTTGAAGATGCAAAAGAAGTACTAAGAGATGTTAGAATACTCGGTGCTAATATGCAGTCGAATGAAATTTTAGTAGAAATTAATTATGACAGAACAAAAGTAAATTATGCAGGGGGAAGAAATGAATCTCAAGCGGGTGGTTTATTTAAAGGTGTTCCTATTTATGCCTACGGAACTTTTATTAGAGATATAGCTCAATCATGGAACCGTAATTCAAAAGGTGCTTTCCTCGGTAGCAGTATTGGTATAGAACAAATTCAAGGAGTAGCAAACCCTTCTAACTTTAAATCTTATATGTTTGAGCATGGCGCTCAAATATTAAGTTATACAAAAGGGGGTAGACAAATATATAAAGATGCTTTGCTAAACAACGATAGTAAAACTTTAGCTGCATCTTTAATGCTTAGTTTTGGTACGGAGATGTTTGACCAAACTGGAAAGCAAGCTGCATTAAGTGAATTAACCCGACTATCAGCAGGTGCTGGTTTAGGTAACTATTTATCAGATATGTATAAGTTAAAAACATTAACAACTAAAATGGGGGACAGCACAAACCCTACAGATATAGATATAGCAGAGCAGCTAATAAATTCAATGAAGTCGGATGTAAGTGACATTAACATTCGCACTTTAGGTTACATATCAATGCAGGATATTGCCGATACTTTAGCGGGAGTAAGAGGAGCAGATGTTAGATTAAAATCTAAAGTCAGTAATTTACTCAGTGACCCTACTGGAGACATAATCAAAAATGGCTATTTAAATTTAGATAGTTCTGGTCGTGGTAGAGAATTAGGAATGCTTGCTGGAGGAATAGATTTAACCTTACAGTTAATGGGAGCCGACCAGATTGCAGTTGAAGCAGCTAACTTAGATGATGATGTAACTTTAAACAAATTAGCTTTTATCGCCGGGGAAGATATAAATAATTTAGATAATGAAGAGAAGAGAAAAGAAGCTCGTTCTATTTTAAATAGAATTGCTAATTATTCTAGAGTAGTAGGTATGTTTTCTTCTACTGCTGGTTCTCAATCTAAAGTATCAATGTCTTCTAGAAACAAAGCTTATTTAGAAGCACAACATTTAGTAGGAGAGGAATACAGTACGCAAGCGGGAGCATTAAGTAAAGGAAACGTACCTGCATTAAGAAATGTATTGTCTAGTGTACTTGGCTCTATATATGGTGGTTCTCAAACTCAATTTATTGCTGCAACTAATAATTTAGAAGCAGTAGATTTAATTAGCAGTACTGCTAGAAGTTCTTATTTTAAAAGTCAGTTTATCGGATTTTATGATAGTGGTGTAATTACTGCTCAAGATTTTAAAGTATATAAAGGAAAGTACTCTTTATTCTCTACATTAAAAGAGATTACTTCTGCTGCTGGGTTTAGATATTCCTCTTCAGAAAAAGAAATGCTGCTGACAATATTAGAAGGAGATACTAAAAACAAATCTTTAATAGCTGCAAGAGATAGTGAATATGCAAAGTCTTTAATAACTCAGATTAAAAGTGGAGCAACGTTAGGACAAATACAAGCTACAGTTAGTATCGGACTCTCAACTACAATGGGTGAATTAGAAGACATTTCTACCCAGTATAAATTGTTAGAAAACAAGTTAGGAGATATATCTCACTCCCAGGCGGTAATTAAAGGAATGCAGGTAACTGGTGCTAGTCGCATGGCGTTTTCTTTTCCGCATTTAGTAGTAGAAGGTAATAAAGTAAAGTTTGATAAGAAGAGAACTATTACTAGTTTTACGCTAGCTCCTGATGACCTTAAAGTGTTAGGGGATCAATATGGAGAATTTGTAGCAGAAACAGTTAAGTCTCAATTAGTATTGTGGGAAGGATTAGCTGCTCGTAGTGATGTAGACCAAGTATTAGACAAAATTTATTTAAGTGATAGTGAAACGGGAGAGTTTGAGATTGCTTCAGATATGGCTAAGAAGATTGAAACATTTCAAGAAACAGCACTTAACTTTCCAATTGAAGTTCAATCAGAATTAATTAATTCTAGATTCCAAACTCAATTTGGTGCCAGAGTAGGATTAGATGGTAGTACTTTTACAGCCGCTGCCTCTTTGTTTGTTCCAGAAAAAGCACTAATTGGTCCCGAAGCTTTGTTCAATAAGTTTGGAGGAGCCGCAGCGGAAGATAGATTAAAGGCGATCGCAGTACTAGATAAAAGAATTAAAAAAGTAGATAAGAATCTAAACAACATTGCAAAACAATTAGAAGATATAAGTCCAAATAAAACAGTGGGAGAAACTCCTGAATCAACTGTTGAAAGATTAGCTAGAGGTAATTCAATTAGTCCAGAGTTGGAAGCTCAACGTAAGAATTTAATAAGACGTAAAGGTAGGATTTCAACAGAAAGAAAGTTGATTGAATCTCAATATAAAATGTTACACCAAGGTATTTCTCCAGTAGGTACTTACGATTTAAATACTTTAGTCAGTGAATCAAAACATTTAGTATCTAGAATACAAAGTGCGGAAAACGATTCTGATTTAATGAAAATTGCTTCTGATATTGAACAAAGAATTGAATACTATCAAGGTTTAAAAAGGAATGCTAACAGTGCAGAGGGTGATTACTATGTAAGACTAACAGCAGTATCCGAAATGCATTTGTTGCAAAGCATGGCTGTTAATAGTATGAATTCTCCAGGGAAGGAGTTTATATTTAGAAATAATAAAGATGAAGTATTAAGTAAAAAGACTTTAAAAAATATTACTTCTCAAGAAAGATATTTTAGACAAACTCCTACTGTAATAGAAGGATTGCAATTAGGAAGTAGTAATACATTTGTTCCCAAACTTAGAGTTAGTTCTCTAGAAGGGGAGTTAAGAAAAGGTACTACAAAGCTTTTAAATCAAATGCATCAAGACAGAGTTAACATTGATGCGAATACTATTCAATCAAAAATTGCTAGTACTAAGAAGATAGTATCAGATTATGTAGAAAGATTAGAAGCAGATTACGGAGACTTTTTTAAGAAGAGTCAAATGAATTCTCATATTGAAAAGTTTAATAGTAGAGTATCACAGTTAGAAACAGATTTAAACCCTAGTGCTACTCCGATAGATTTAAAAACTATTAATCAAAGATTAGAATCATTAATTACTCATACTTTTACTAATTTAAACTTATCACAGACTCAAATGTGGAGATCTCCTCCTTTAGGAAACTTTGAGATTAATAAACTTACTCAATACAATGTTTTTAATTTAGAAGATTTAGATAATTCTTTAGAAGAGATGGGGGTATCAATTAGATTCTCTGGTAAAAGAAACCAGACATTAGGAATGATTAATCCAATAGGACCTTATCAATCTCAAGGAGGAGACTTTGATGGGGACTCGGTATCTGCAATTATTAGTAACATGAAAACTACTGAGTTGAGAGTAGAGCAAACAAATCAATTAATTGCTCGCTACGAAATAAGTAAATCTAAAATAGAACAGAGACTACCCCAAACTACAGATCCAGAAAAGCTAGCTATAATGCAAGCTGAATTAGAAAAGACCGATACTAAAATTTCTAGATTAGTACAGCAAAGAGATGACTTAAAGCATTCAGTAGAGCTAGCTAATAAATCTACATCAATGCAAGAGATGAGAAAGGCTAGCGTCAAGTACGTTTCCAATTATCTTAAAGTAGATGAGAAGATTTTAGGAGGTATGGATACTGGAACACTGTTTACTTTAATTGAGCAAGGTAGAGGATTATTTGGAGGGATGGAAGATGTTATTAATAACATTCGTCCTTTACATCAAGCAGTAACTAGTATTGCTCAAGATAAAGAAGCCTTAATGAATGATGAAGCATTTAAAACAATGCTGATTGGACAAGATCCACAAAACACTTTTGCTAAATCACTATTAGAATCTACTCCTGAATATAGAGAGCAAATTAGAACCGATTTACAACAGGCTGTCTCCTCCGGAGAGGAAGGTATTACTGACTACGTTACAAGAATATTTTCTACAACTTCTGCTGGGGAACAGTTATCTAAATATCAATCTAGAGGTACTGCGGGTACGGCAGTAAATACAGATCAGTGGGAGATGATGCTCAAGACTTTAGGTCAAGCTGGTTCTGTGATTTTAGGCAAGACGTATAATAGTATGGCTTCTTTGTTATATACTGAATCTCCTTTTTTAGCATTGTCATTTTTATTGGAAAACGATACAGATGGGAAGATTGGAGATATGGTAAAAGCAAATATGGGAGAGGATGCTTATACTGATATGATGAAGTCTGCTGAATCCGGACGTGCCCGTTCTATGCAAATGGGTGGATTCTTACAAATTATAAATCAGTTAATGCGAGATTCGATTAAGCCAAAAGATTCTGTTGAATTTTTAAATGAAATTAATAAAGACATTGAATCTTATCGTAATGCAGATAGTGATGAAGATAGAGAAAGAATAATCGATTTAATTGTAGGTAAGTTTGGTCCTGGTACAGGATTAAAATCTTTAGTGCAGTTAGATAAATTAGTTAATACAGTACAAACTTTAAAGACAGAATATACAGATGAAAAGAATAAGAATGCTCAAGCAGAAGTTTTGGGAAGATTTGAAATTAATATATCTGATTCCAATGTAGAAAAACACTATATGAAAAGATTGGGATTTGTAGATGAACAAGGAGAAATTGCAACTAGTATTAAAACCGCAGTATCTTCTGATTATAAACCAATCAATGAAATGAACGTAAATAAAATGGCATTGGTTGCATCTTATAAAACTAAACAAGATTTATTAAATTTAGCTACAGCATTTGCATTTGAGAAAGCTAGAGGTCAAGAACTTTCTTATGATGCAGAAAATAAAGCTTGGAACAGTGCAGAATCAACAGGCAGAACTTTGCAAAGTATGTTGATGAAGAACTTAAATAGTCCAGAATTGGTACAGGAAAAATCTAAATTAGATTATTTAGTTCAAGGTATGGAAGAAGTTGTTAGAGATAAAAACTACTTTGATACCTTAAGCATCGAGCAGCAAGAATATTATGAAAGTTTTAAAAGCTTAGTAGGAAAAGATGTAATAGAACATTACAGTAAAATATCAACAGAAGATAAATTGCTTCACGCTCATCAGTACGTTCAGATGAAGCAATCAATTGAAACTTTTGCCGGGGAGAAAGGAGAGAAATTAGTAGAGTTTGCTAATTACAATCAAGTAAGAAGTAAACTGAGTTCTGGTTCTAAAGGGGAAAGTTCTACAATGGATATTTCTCAAGACCCTACAAGTGCTGCTTACGTACAGCTTGCAACAGCAGGAAAGATTTCCCCTCAGTCAATGGCATATTTTATGAATTCTATGTTAGCCACTTTTAAAAGTAAAGATAATAACCATCAGTTACAACCGGATGAATTACTTTTAAAATTAATGGAGCAAGGAGGATTAAGTAATGCCCCTGATAAAATGCAGCTAATGGAATTTTACAAACAGCTTATTCAATCTGCTGAAGGCTCAAGCGAACTAATTATGAGTAGATTAAACTCTACTCAGTTTGGAGCAATGGCAAACTCTGTAATGAAAATCTATGAAGGTACTAATAATCTTAATCCTTCTAAAACCTATACTGCCGAAGGTATGGTAAAGAATTTAACTGCAATGGGACTATCTCAAGAAGAAGCTAAAAATGTAGTTCAGAGACAAATTCAAACTAAAGTAGCAGCAGGTGTTGCAGACCCCGATATAGATGTAATGGAAGAAGTAACTCGTCAAATTATTCAAGAATCTCAACAAGGATATTCGACAAGACATAATCCTCGACTAAATACTAAAGCTTCTAAATCTGCTTTTGGTAAATTAGCCGGAACAAGAAACGCCGATCTCGCTGCTGAATTAGTTTTCTTACCCGCACTTATTATGGCAGGTCAGGCTCTGGCTTCTGGTGAAGTTAACCCAGAGGCATTCCAACAGGTAATGGGTAACTCTATTAGTTCTGCTATGCACGTTAAATCTTATATGCTAGGTACCAAAGGTATGAGCAAAGGTGCTGGGGGTGTAGCTCAAGTTGCATCCGGTACTGCTTTTAAAGCAAGAATGGCGATCGCTAATAGTGATGGTGATACGGGTAAGGCAATTGCAGGTTTAGCTGCACGAGAAATGACTATGAGTGCTATCGGTATGTTCGGTACTGAATATTTTAGTAATGTACTCATGAATAAAATGACACCTTTCGGTCAGGCAAAGATGTCTTTGGATATGGATAAATATAATAATATGAGAGGAATAATTAGCACTGGAGTTGGTGCAATTGCATCTACTATATTAGGAATGATGGTTGGTCAACAAATACAAAACTTTATAGTTGATTCCCCTCAACCTTCTATATTAGAAACTACTTTACAACACGCTGAAAATTATATTAGAGAAGTAAGACAAACAGATGAACAGAATACAGTTGATGATGTTGCAGTGTACGCTGAAGATGGAATGACTCAGTATATTACTTATTCTACTTTCTCCGGAGATGAAGAAATCAGTAGTGCTACTCAACAAGCACTTTATGTTGAATCATTAGAAGATAGCGTAGAAGAATCTGCTATTGAATCAGACCCCGCAATTACAGGATATTCTTTTGAATATTGATTTTTAACTGAAGAACATAATTTATGTATCATCTTTAATGGAACTAAATTTAACGTGTAAACTATTTGCTGTTCCAAAGTAATGTTGTTAGAAAACTCTACACATCCTCCATCTTTGTCGTAAAGAATAAATCTACATTCAAGCGCAAAATTTTTTAACTCTTCTGGAATATAAAAACTATCAAACACTAAAGGAGTTTTTGCATTTACTAATTCTGCATATAATACGTTGGGCAATACTGTCACCTCATAGGATATTTTATAATCCTCTAAATTAATATTCATTGAATGCATCCGGTAAATCTGAAGGAACACTATTATTAATTACACAGGTAAATCTATCCAATTGGTTTCTAATTAAATCAGAAACAATCGCCGCTGCTGTTTCTCTATTCGTTTCTTCATCCTCTTCTAATAATTTTAATATCACTTTCCACTCTTCTAATTCTATTGACTGTATATTACTATTATCCAACTCCTCTAATATTGGATTTACAGTAGACAATACCTCACAATTTAAATTATCAATAATCGATAAATATATCATTTATATAACTCTTATCCTTTTTAAAAAATGTCCAAGGGCATAATATAATAACTTTAACTGTAGAATATATTCATATCCTACTCCTCTATTAATTCTAGCTAGTATTCCTCTTCTCATGTTTTTTAAATGATGAGGATGATTTACTTTGTAATTTTCTATTAACTCCACCATTAAAGCGGGGGATGTTAATTTTAATTCCTTCTGAAGTCTTACATACTCTAAATAATAATTGTAACTAATACTTATTTTTAAGTTTTTATTCTTAGGTAGAATAAAAGTGTTCTCGTCTAAATCTAAATTCAAATACTCCTTAATCTCTAAACCCATTTAGCTTCGTTACCTGAAGTTAAATCTCTTTTAAATTTTAACGGATATTCTTTACTATTCCAAAAATTATCTGGTAAAGAAGACATCCCCGGTGGTTTCAATCTATCCTTAATAGCTAAATTATTTGGATGAATTAATATGTCTTCAGATATTTGTTCTCCTGGTAATAAAGCAGACCATTTCCTCTTCCCATAAAATGTTATTTCTAAATTAAAGGGCGTAATAGAATTACTACTCGCTACAACTATCTCAATTAAATTACCACTTAAAAAAAAGTCCGTTAAGTTTTTAATCGGAATTCTTGTTTCTTCATCCTGATTAAAAAAATTAACTTCTATTCCAATTGTTGATTTTATAGAAGCAGCAATATATTTTCCGGTATTAACTAATAATCTTTGACCTTGATAATAAAAACCTCCAGGTTTACTATAAGTTAAAGTTTTAGCTTTCTTATGAGTCCAAATAGATTCATTCCTTAACTTACTTTTAGTTTTATTCCATCTAAGAAACTCTTCCCCCGGAGAGACGTTACCTATTGAAGAACTGTATATAGTTTCATAAGTATGAGTCTTTACAATATAATAAAAATCAAAATCATCATATTCTTCCCGCTTTTGAGGAAGTAATATTTTAATTACCTCTACTTCTTCATCCGGAATAAATTCTAAAATAGTATATGTTCTGCTATAAGGATTACCATTAACATCTGCTAATTGTTCTCCTGTTTCCCAATATTGTTCTAATTCTTCATAATAAGTTTCAAGAACAGCACTAGTTAATTCCGGAACATCTGAAACACTGTAATCCATTATTGAATTATCAAACATATTTTTAACCTATATAAGTTTTACTCGAAGCTGATATTATTACCCCACAAAAAACTCTATCTATTTGTCGCACCGCAGGTCTTCCATCAATCAAAGTTTTAGAAGATCCTGTAATTGCTATGCCTGGTATAGATAAGTCTCCTAATCTAATTGCAGGTCTAGCGTCTATAAAAGTTCTAGAAGACCCTTTAATAAAAGGACCACTAGGTTTGAGGCAAATAGATAAAACTTTATCTCCTAATCTCACCGCTCCGTAACCAAGCATTTATTATCCTCTTTTAATTCTAATTCTATATTTTTTTCTAAAGGGTACATTCCAAAATATCCCTCTTCATAATCCATAATTACTTTCTTGGCTTTAATTATTAAACTTCCTTCTTTAGTAAACTTTAAACACATCTGATTGAAATTTATTTCCCAATCTATATTCTGCTTTAAAATAAAAATACGAATTAAGTAAACAATATTTTTCATGTATAGGCTTGAGGTTAGGGGTTAGGAGAGAGAAGTTCTTCTATACTTTCCAATCCATAATTGGAATTGATTAGAATTAACGCTTCATCATTCATTGTAATTAATCCTTCTTTAATAATAAAATCCTCTCCTTCTTTAAAATTACTATCTATAAGTATATGTTTCAAATCTTCAATTGTTTGAGGAGTTGTTACTTCTTCTCCATAAAATAATTGTTCTATCTCAGTCTTAAACCACTTGCACAATTTGGGATTTGTTTTCTCAAGATACTGTGCAGTTTCTGCTAATATAGTTTCGATTAGATCATCTTCTGCTACCTCTACTAAAGTAGCTATCATTAAATCAATTGCCTTGAGATTTTTGTATTCAGCAATTTTAATAATCATATTAACTGAGTAGGTTATAAAGTCTTGCATATTAGATAATATTTATTATTTATACTATAGCTACAGTTTACTAAATTAATCAAGAGCTTTCTATTTTAAAAAAGTTGCTGCGGATATTTTAACTAATTTATTTGTGTGTGGGTACCCCCCACCCAGACGTGATTTCTGCACAGAAACTTATACAAATTGAACTTGAGTGTCCCTTTTTTATTGCACTTAAGAACAAGGGAAACCTCATGTTTACATTAGTATTTATTAATCCCACTAAGTCCTTATCCACCACAGTGATGGTAGAGGGATACCCAGTAGTAGTAGAGATGTCGCTACCAAGCGATATCATCAGCTATGAATGCTCCCGGTGATAACCTGGTTTTCCAGGTTGAACACAATAGTGAAGAGGCTAAGAATGCTTGGCATCATTCGTTTGCTTTTCTCCGGCATAATTTGAATCCGCAAGGATTCAACTATCCAGATAAAACAAATAATGAGAACCAAGTATTAGCCTGGAGGGCTGAGATTTATGACATTAATAGTGTCATGAGCAGTCCTGAGATATCTATTCACGATAAGACTCAACTGATGTCTATGATGAACTATAGGCTAACCAAGATAAATAAGCTTAGCCAGGTAGAGTACTTGGAGAGTTCGTTTAGAGTAGAATATCAAATGCTTTTGTTTAAGTTAGAAAGAGAATAACTTTAAGGGTGGCAGTAATGCTGCCCTTTTTTTCTCCTTTGTTGCTGTTTATTAACAAAGGAGAAATCCTATGAGCGTATCAATTAAAGAATTAAAAAGATTAGAAGAAACTTTTGCAAAAGTTATCGTGGATGATTTTGGTCATAAATTGCTATATGAAGGGAAGCGTGAGGGAACGTCAGGAATTTATAATGCATTTTATAAAAAAATTGTAATCTATGATTACGAAAATCTCGCTCCTCAAGAAAGGATTACGATTTTTACGCATGAGTGTGTTCACTTGATTCAAGCATACGGGTGTTTGGCGACGGTGGCAGAAGCTGATATCCTGCTCGAAAGAATGGGAATAGCAAAACCTTCTATCTCAAAATTGAAGAAAATATGGGACAACAGATACTCTGCATTAGAGTATGCTGCTGTAGCTTTAGAAAGCTATCCATATTTAGTATTGCAGATAATGCAATGCTTGGTAGAACAACGTAACAGGCAACCTAATTGTCGATACAATGTTTATCAAATCAAGCAACCAAATTTCACGAGGGTAACTTCGTGGAATTCTGTTCGAGCATATCCATTTAATCTGAATCGGTTTAGGTTTTTTGGATTGGTTGCTATGATCCTTCTTCAAACTAGTTCTTTTTCTCCCAATATTACAGTAGAAGATACTGTTTATTGGGATTCATGCACAGCCCCAGATATTAGCGAATGCAATTATTAAGAACTGTGTATACAAGGGTAGTAGAAATGCTGCCCTTTTTTCTTGATGTTTATATTCAAGAACAATGTTAAATACTAAATTTCATTTAGCTAACGACCCACAGGGTTATGTTGATGCTTATTTGAAGTGGTTGGAAAAGAATAATCTGGATTTACCAGACTGTGAATTCTTTCGGATGCACGATTACGTTCATGTCCTAACGGACTTGGGTGTGTCTTATCCGGAGGAAGGTATAGTCGCAATGGTGGAACAAGGATTTGTTTTCGACTACGATACTGCTGCTATTAACTATTCAGAAATCTCTAAGGGAACTGAACAGTTAAGTAGAGAACAGTATCAATGTTTAGTTAAGTTTTATAATATCTTATCAAAAGATTTTGTAGAGCTTAATTATACATTCTTCGATAAAGTCAATCAGCTATTAGCAGCTTAATACTTTAGGGTGGCAGTAATGTCACGACCGACACTTTGACACGGGCTGTGCCCTGTGTCAAAGTGTCTCCCTTATTTTTTTCTTCTTTGTTGATGTTTATTAACAAAGAAGAAATTCTTATGGCTACTATTCAATTTAATACAATTGTTAACGATAACGAAGTTGTGTTCACTTTCAAAACGGGAATCGAAAACCATAGTTACATGGCAGATTTCAAAGTTAATGGAAGTCACGACTTAGATCCTAATTTGTCTAAAAAAGATAAATATCTAATAACCAAATGGCTGTTAGATGTTTGGAAAAGTTTTATTACTTCTAACACCTTCGAGTGGGTATATTGTATACCTTACAAAGAGGATGGAGAAAAAGAATATAGAACAAAGGCATATAAAAAATTAGGGTTTATTCCTGTTTTAAGAACAGGTTATCTAGGATATTTCTCTGAGAGTTTCATTTCTCAAGAAGAGAATATCTATACAGAAGTATTTTAATAATAATAAGGGCGACAATTTCGCCCTTATTTCTTGATGTTTATATCAAGAAAAACAATGAATTACTCTACTAATATCAACGGAATAAATGTATCTCTTTCTTTTGAATCCTGGCAACCTAAAGAGTACTCTGTAGATTTTAAAATAAATGGTTACTACGATATAGACCCTTCAATATCCAAACTAAATAAAATTAAAATTACAAGATGGTTATTAACTAGTTGGAAACATTTCTTAAGTAATCAGACGTTTGATATTATCAGATGTTATGCCTATCAAGAAGATGGAGAAGGAGAGTACAGAGAAAAGGTTTATAAAAAGTTAGGTTTTGAAGAAGAGAATTCTATAGCTAGATGTTATAGAAAATAATTCTTCTATAAGAGGTGATTATTAAGTCACCCTTATTTCTTTTTCTTGAAGTTATTTTCAAGGAAAAGATTATGTGCGATTTAAAAGATTACGAAACCATTATAGATGGCAACCACATTTACTTCTCTTTTCTTCGGATGGAGAAGAAAGTGTGGGAAGTATTCTTCACAGTAAATGATAGTTTGGATATCAATCCAAACATTCCAAAAAGAACTAAGCTTGCTATTACCAAATGGTTATTAGTTCATTGGAAATTGTTTATTGATGAAGTTGACTTTGATGTCATTACTTGTGAGGCTCACAAGGATGATGGTGGTGGTGAGTATCGTAAAAAAGCTTATTACAAAATGGGTTTTAGATACAAGTATAAAAAGCCTACACAGATTGCATTCATCTCCGAGGAGATAAAGATGAAGTTAAAAGCTAAAAAATAATTTTAATAATAAGGGCGTTATGCCCTTTTTTCTTGATGTTTATTTCAAGAAAAAACAATGCTTTATTTAAATAATGTTTGTGGCGATAACGTAAAGTTAAGTTTTAAACCTAACTTTGATAACTCTTATACAGTCTGCGTTCAAGTAAACGGGTCATATTCAATGGGGGAGGTAAAATCTAAAATAGCAATTACTAGGTTTATATTAAATTCTTTTAAAGATTTTAAGATGAATAATAGTTTTGCTTATTTAAAGTGTATACCTTTCTCCGGAGATGAAAGACAAGTTGAAAGGACTAGAATGTTTAAAAAAGCCGGGTTTAGTTTCTATTCCTCTAGCGGGGAAATGATTCATCTTGGTTCGGAGTACGATATCAATACAGACACATTAGACATATATGAAGAATGGGAGTTAGACTACCAGATTTCAGAAGTCTTAAAAAAGACAAAGGATCTTACTAAAGCCTACAAAATATTGTGGGAAGAGTATAAATATTGTCACGTAGTCTATTTAACAAATAAAATCATGGGTAGCGATTTGGTTAAGTATCATAATTTAGTAAACAAAATAATGGAGGATTTCGGTATTTATTAAAAACGTGAGAGTGTTTTAAAAGGGTGGCATATAATCACCCTTTTTTCTTGATGTTTAACTTCAAGGAAAACAATAATGAATATTAAAGATGTTCAAGCTAACTTGCAAATTGATTCTTATGTATCCGACTATAAAGTTTGGTTAAGTAAAAACAAAATTGATTTGCCTAAAGCAAATAATAAAGAATTGAGAGAGCATGATTTCTATCATGTTCTTAGTCAGTTCTCTACTTCTCCAGAGGAAGAGGTAGCTATAAGGCTTATAGAGTTAGAGATTGAGTATGGATGCGTAAGCGTTCATCGTAAAGAGTTTGTAGAAGCGGTCTACAAACAATTAAACTCCATTCTTTCTTTTCCCTCCTCGGAGATGAAGAATAGTGTTTACATATCTATTGTCAAAAGATATAGATATGCTTTACCAATCATTCGGATTCATCTACACCATCGTCCTAAACATTTTTGGGTGAAGGTTCATAAAGAGTTAAATAAAGTTTAATTTTAAAGGCGGCTTAATTGTCGCCCTTTTTTCTTGATGTTTATCTTCAAGAAAAGCAATGACTAACGCAAAATTTAATCTAGTTAAAGACAATGATGTATTGGAAGTAGTGCAGTGCTACTACGACTGGATTGAAAAGCATAACCTTCAAATCCCTGCTGGGGATAATAGATTTTTGTATCATGATATGATGCATACTCTTTGCGACATGGGTGTTTCTCCTTTTGGAGAGACAGTAGTATCTCTTATAGAGTACGCCCAAAATTATGGCATGGAAAATGTTATTTCATATGATTATGTAAATGACTTCTATAAAATAGAAAGCAAAGGGGAAGTCTTAACTCAAGAGCAGTATATGTTTATCAAAAAGCACGTACTGTTTTTATATGACAAAGTGGTAGAAATACCTTGGAGATTTGTCAATGAGTTTAACTTTTATGTAGAAAGAAGGGAAGCGTTTCTAAACAGTCTTAGATAAATAAATGAGGGGGAGCAATGTCTCCCTTTTTTCTTTTGTTGATTTCTACTAACAAAGGAAAATTATAATGACTACTGACGCTATGTATTTTGTTGCTGATTATAAAGTGTGGTTGGAAAAGCACAACTTATCAGTTCCAAAAGTATTGCAGGCAATAAAGCATGATATGGTTCATGTGTTCTTCAATTTAGGTCCTTCCTATAAAGAAGAAATAATGGTTGTTCTTTTAGAACAGGGTTATAAAGACTATGAAGAATTGAACAAAGTTTATTGTGGAATTCAAATGTTGTTTGATTACAATATTATATTTCCAGAAGCTTTAATTGTTGAAGAATACAATCATTTCATTCAAGTATGGAAAGACAATAAAAACAAACTTCCTGAGTTTGATGATGAGTTTTGGAAAGAGGTACAGCTTCTTCTAAATTAATTTTTAGAGGGTGATTTAATATCACCCTTTATTATTTTCCCTTTTTTATTGCACTTTACAAGGGAAAAATCTCATGTTTACACTAGTATTTAACAACTGCCAAAAGTCCTTATCCAACACAATCTTTGTTGAAGGTGTACCTGTTGACGTTCCAGTCTCTTTACCTATTGATATTGTTGAATATCATTGGGAAAATAACGACTTGATTGTCCAAATAGAACACCCAAATAAAGAAAGTCGTGAGGCATGGGTTCACACCTTACAGTACCTCATACAACTTTTAGAGCCGGAGTTGGTCGATCATCAACCAGTTCCCTCTGAGGGTTGGGCAAGCGAACCTGAAATATTAACTTATGCTCCAGAGTCTATATGGAGTAAAGGTTTTATATTACAGGTTCTCATAATAGTATTAGTACTGACTTTTCCAATACTTACTATTGCCTTCGCACCTAGAACTCCTTGTCAAGAAGAGACTATTGAGTGTGTGTATGGTGGACTATAAATAATTATTTATGAATTAAGGGAGCAATCCCTTTTTTCTTGATGTTTAATTCAAGAAAATGAAAAAGGATATCAGACCTTTCAGGAAGAATCTTCCTCCTGAAATTGCCTCCCGTGTCAAATGTCGCCCTTTTTATTGATGTTTATTCGTCAATAATAAAAGGGTTGCAATGCATTTAAAACAAATTACTTTTGAGAAAGATATTTTAGGAAACATAGTTGAGATTACATTTACTTTAGTTAGCGAAGGCGTTTATTCCGTTCAATTTAAAGTAAACAATAGTTTTGACTTTAATCCTTATCTTTCTAAGAAAGAAAGATATTACATAAGTAAGTTTCTTTATAGTAAGTGGAATGAGTTTATTAAAAAAAATCAATATGATTCAATCTTTTGTCAGGCTCATAGTCTGGATGGAGGAGAGAATTATAGAAAGAGTGTGTATGAGAAGTTAGGATTTGTCTCTAGCAAAATACATCAAAACGATTTTACATACAACTCAAACCCTTCAAAGAGAAACAGGGATATGTATATAGAAGTAATGACATATAAAGCTTAGGGTTATGAAAGCTGGGGAGTATTATCGCTCCCCCTTTTTCTTCTTTATTGAACTTTAATTCATAAAGGAGAAATCCATGTTTGATTTAGTATTTGTTAATCCTGCAAATAGTTTGTCTACTACTGTAATGGTAGAAGGACTACCTATAAAAGTAGATATGTCATTGCCGATTGAAGTATCTTCATTCCGTTGGGATGGAGATAATTTAATCTTCAGCATTAGTGATATGTCCGCAACTTGGTCTGCTACAGTAGATTATTTAGTCTCTTCATTAGAACCTGTAGACTACTACGAATTGCATTCTGAAAATGTGGCTTGGATTGACTTGTTGAAAAAGAACGTAGAAGAGTCTATGTTAGTTTCTGTTACTGGTTATTCTTTTGAATTACTAAACACAGTTTCATTTCAAGATTTATTTGAGAAGTGTCGTCAAGGTACAACTCAAGAATCTAAAAAACTAACGGCTATTCTAGGTTCAGTTCAAGCTTGTTTAATGTAAAATTATATATAAAAGGGGATAATCCCCTTTTATATATAATTTAGAAAACATCCTTTCCTTTCAAATATCCAACAATAGAGACTATTCCTACAATAATTCCAATGAGTATATCTTTCCAAAAAACGTCTATTGTACTACTACAAATTGGAGTAATAATTGTAGTCAATAAAAATATCAATGCTAAGTAGATAAGAAAACCAATCATGATCCTTATTTAGATAATATTTTATTTCCTACCAACTTAACATAAATACTCTCTATAAGTAAATCGTTCAACCCAAAGGTATTTCTTTCTAAATTATTAAGATATGTTTCCTCCGAAGTTTACTAGGAAGATATTCTCTCCAGTAAACTTCTCCCTTTTTCTTTGTACAAATAATACAAAGGAAAAGACAATGAAAAATTTACCTAAAACAAAACTAAATACCTTGCTAAAACTAGTACGCAAAATAGGTGTATCAGTAGAGTGGAAAGATATAGTAATGAAAGATAAAAGAATCCAAGGCTGTTACGATCATTCAATTAAAAGTATAATCCTCAAAAAGAAAACTTCCTGGACAACATTTGTTCATGAAGCAATACACGCACTTCAAGATTACTTAGATAAAAATCTGGGTATAGAATTAAACATCAAAGGAAAAATAACCAAGGAGATTAAAAACTACTACAACAAACGTAATTGGGAAATAGAAGCTCAAGCATATAGCAACGAACATAATATAGATTATGTTATAGCTTTATTCAAAAGCTTTCTTGGATTAGTTCTTTCCTCCTGGGAGAGAATGGTATTGATAGGCAACATTGAATTACCTGTAGTAGAAGTAGCTGACAACTTCTTTAAAAATATTAGCAATTTGTTTAGAAAAAGGATAAGCAATAAGGTCTGTTTCTGTTGAAGTCAAGCCCAACGTTTCTGCTAAAAGAATACTCCCTTTTAGCTTTAGAAGGTACTCAACTCAAAAAGGAAAAATAATGAAGAATTATAAAATAAGATTTTGTTCAGATGGAATAATGAGTTTGAAGATGAAAAATAATAATGATTGTGCGTATAGATAGTTGATTTATTCATACTCCCTTTTTTCTTCTTAGTTGACTCACTTCCAACTAAGGAGAAATTTAAATGAATAATCGTCAAGCAAAGAAACACGTTGCAAAATTAGCTAAACAGTTTCGCGATCGCAATGGATTAGATGCTCAGTATGACTGGGATAAAACAAAACTGCGTAGCGAAGAAGTTCATGATGCTACACATATCTATACCAAACTAGGTGTCTCTCCGGGGGAAGAGATTCTTATAATATCCTTTCAGTTAGGTTTGATAGGATACTCATGGTATGAAATACATAAATACTGGGAGATAAGTGAAAACCTATCTTACTTCCCTGGATGGGAAAAAGTTAGAGATTGGTTTATGAAAAGTTTGCAATCACATCCATCTTGGTTACTGGTTATGAACAACAAGTATTCAGTAATAGAATTGCTGTAATTAATTTCTATTGGGGGCTTATGCCCCTTTTTCTTTGTACTAAACAATACAAAGAAAAAGCCATGAGCTACAACTTTTTAATTAATGCGAACCAAATCATAAACAACAATCTTGACCACAAGGTTATAAACACCGCTTATTCATTATCTCAACACATTTACGAAAATAGAAAATATAAAATAAAAAATAGTATCAAATTTAATCATTTTTTAACACCTGCCGATGTAGCAGTTCCAAGAAAGTTATTGGAACCCGGAGTAATATACAGAGTAGAATGGATACCAAGCAGAAAACGGGTAGGGGAAGAAATATGTGGATTACCAAAAGGTAAATTTGTAGAGTTTGTTTCTACTTCTTCTATTCCAATGGGAGACTGGGATTTTCCAGAAGACACTCATCATCCAACTAGCATCACAATCAAGAATGTTGGGGATGTTTACAAAAGACTTATTGCTTATACAAAACAACATAATAGTTTATGGAAAGTATATCTTACCCCCGGAGGAGTAAGAGCTTTTGATATAAGTAGAAATATAAATTCAAAAGAATTTAAAAAGGATTTCAAGTCTTTGAATATAGACCCTTGTTATGCTAGGTTAGCAATGAATCAACCTCGACCAGATGTCTACAGTAAAATTCCAAAATACAATTTACTATATCCCAAACAATCTTGGGCTTTTAGATTGTCTGGAAAACCAAACAGAAAAAATGATTTTGTAGCTTTGTATTTAGGAACAGTAGGTAATGGTAAAGCGTTATCCTATAATTCTAGAATTGTCAAAGAATATCATGACAAACCAATACAAAAATATTGTAGGCAAAATAACATTGATTTAGATTTTGCCAAAGAATTAGCCACAAAACATTTGGATAGTATACCATTGCAGTTTAGAAGTTCTATCCAGAAACAAATAGAAAGTTAAGGAAAGTTTAACAGTATTACTGGGGGCATTGCCCCCTTTTCTTTTGTAACCAAAATACAAAAGGATTTAACATGGCTAACGAACATTCTTTAGATTTTGTACATATTTCTTTGGATTGTAGATGTTTAAATAAGGATGAGATAAACTTGCTAGCTGATATTTATTATTTAACAAATTATCAGTTTAGAATAAAAATTAATACTAGTTATATTAAAAATAACTTAAACGGTAAGTTTATTCAAAACTGGGAAAAGTTTGAGGACTATATTGGGACGATATTTTTATATCGTAGACCTTCATACTCAACTTTTCTGCATGAATTAATTCATGCATTCCAATACTTTCTCTTAAGAAACAACAAAAAGATAACTTTTTCTTCGCAAGAAATAACTCCTTTTATTGAGAGTAATTATAAGAAAAGTTTGTGGTTAGAAGAAGCTCAAGCATTCAGCAATCAGAATAATATTTATTTAATGTCAGAACTAATTCAAGATGTGATGAAAAATGAATATTGTTTAAAAAAAGATTATCAAATTGAAAAATATTTAGATATCTAATTTATATTAATTAGGGGGCAATGTCTCCCCTTTTTCTTTGTACAAATAATACAAAGAAAAGAAATGAAATTATTTAACGAGATCAAAAACAATCGCATCAATGTAACTTCAGAAATTAAAAAGTTTCAAGTAGTGGTAGGTAAATATTTTTATCCTGCCAAGGGGAAAGAATATTGTGAACTAGGAGTAAAAAATTTAGAGACGGGGGAGATAGGAGTAATGGTCTTTATTCATCATGAAGACTTTGAGCAATTTAGATTTGCTGCTGATGAAGCAAATTGGGTAGTAAGTTGTTATTTACCATCTTCGTATAAAAGCAAATCTCCTTTTGGAGAAGATGCTTGCGGTAAAATAAATTTTGCAAAAGCTGAAGGTAAAAATATATGTGTTTACTTAGGAGGAGAACACGCAGAAAGAGTAGAGATGAGATCTTGTTCGCAAGCTTACATAGACCCAAAACTATTACGTGCAAACGAACTAAATATACTCCTTTGGGCTTATTCTTTTATATAGAAAATTTAATATAATGTGAGTGAGGTATAAAATAATTCGTTCCATAAGTATTCTATACCCCTACTTAAATATTGAAGTTTAAAATACATAAAAAGTATACATACTTAAGTATACATACACAGGAATAAAATTATCTGAGTAAATAATAAAAATATTTAAGTAATATTGCTAGTTGTTCTTTGTTACAAAAAACAAGTATAAAAGACTAACAAATAAATTACTTATTAATACAGCGACAGATAACGCTGCTACCCAGATAGTTTTTATTATGAAGACAAACATAAAATCCGTTCCCTTTTTATTTGACAAGTCTAGAGCAAATAAAAAAGAGGGATATACTATGGCTATTTCAAAGAACGGTAAATGGTCTTTACAAGAAATTTTTAACAACTTAGTTGACCTTACACAAGAGTGCGATCGCTCCTGGGTGAAAGAGAACGGATTTGTACTGACCTTATCATTATCAGGACCGGAGCAAAAGTCGTCTAGTACTGGTGGGACAACCGTTACTGTAAACAATGGGTTTATAACTAAATCAGGAAAAGCGGGAATTCAAACTCCATTCCTAACTTCTTGGAGAGGATGGGGAATACAACCCAACTCAGAAGGAAAAATTGAACTAACAGAATTTGATGATATCTCTAGAAACTTAGAATCCCATAATTCTGAGCTACATGGGATTCCAATTAACTGGAAGTTTAATCTTTCTGCCCCTCTAATTAGAGAAATGTTAGGCATAGAAAAAACTACCGTTCAAGGAGAAGGAAATCTGTGGCGTAAATTTTACGAGTATGTAACTGCTCGTAAGAAGTTACAGATTCAAATGATGGTTGTAAAATCTGCGGATTCTTCAAAAGGTGTAGGAGAACTAAAAACTATTCCACTAGCAAACGGTAAAACAACCCAAGCATTTACTGTATTTATATCTAAACCAGAGATATATGCAATAAAGCTTGTCTCTCCGGGGGATGATTATATCCATAAGGTAGATAGACCTAGCTCTGTTATGGACAGAATGAAAGGAAGAGTTGTAGAAGAATCAAATGATTATGTCAATAAAGTAAAAGTTACAGACCATCTAAAAAGGAGATTAGAAATAGAGGAAGAAGAAACTGTAATTGAATCTTCAAGAGAACTTGATTTAAATAACTTTGAATCAAATATAAAAATAGAATATATTGATGCAGAGATACAGTCTTTATTTAATGAATTAACGGAGGAAGAAAGTGATTTAGATAATATGTAATTTTTAGAAGGGGGAAGATAAACAATTAACAATTATCAATTAACAATAAACAATGTAAGAACTATTATTCTTCATTGTTAATTGTTTACTGGTCATTGTTAATTGACTAATCCCCCTTTTTATTGAGTCATACCGGAACAAATCCGGAATTCATAAAAAGGAAAATTACATGAGCTACATCAAACAAATCGCTTCTTTATCCGCTGCTCAATTAGCAGATGGTCTCAACAGATTATCCGCAACACAAAGTACCATTGGGGTTGAAGCACCAATAGTATTTGAGTCTGAAGAAGAGACTGTGTGTCAGAAGGGGGCACATAGAAGCACAGTTATTTCTTATAACCTGCAAGCGATTTTAAATCCTGGAGTATCTGGGTCAGTGTACTTTGCTGGTACTGAATTTCATGAAATCGAGGCAAATCTTAAGTTTCAACTTTCTGTTTGGAATTTAGATCCGAAGATGGAGTGGGATGAAAGACTTAAAGCAGTTCGCTCACGTATCAAGTATTTGGTACGTGTTGGTGACGTATTAAAGCCAGGGGACAAAATATTTCAAGAAGACTTATTGGGTACGGGAACATTTGTTAACGCCGCTCAATATAGTAAAGGAGAAGATTTTGAATTCCTAATTACAGCGTTGCCACAAATAAAATATACTGATTTAGATTTTGAGAAGGGTAGTTCCAGCGGTCAGTTAAGATTGCGCGTCATTGGTAAGCATATTACACGTAACTGCAATAACCAAAAAGTTGCGGGTGAAGCTGCCAAAATGTGTTTTGTTCCCAATCCAATTTGTAAAAACTTGGAGGATTTAATGGATTATGGTGGGTTCGTACTCTACGAATCTATCGGGGAACATTTTACAAACGTTCAAAATATTCTGAACGAAACTGCTGTACGTATACCCCACGTAAAAGTTGCTGTTGGTTCGGAGGGAATCAAAGGTTCTCAAATTTCTAAACAGCTTTGGGCTTCCACTAAGTACTGCATGACTGGAGAAAGTTCGGTAATGAAGATTCGTGAAGTAGATGTAGAAGGAGCATCTGGTATTACTTCATTTCCTACCAATAAGCAAATCGGAGAAATTAATCAGTTCATTGACGCTTCAACTCGTAAAGTTGTAGGAGTTCGTTACTTCCGTGACGAATTTATTACTGTTCTTAAAAAGCAGTATGAGGGGAAACAGAACGTTTCGTTTTGTGGAAACTATATGTTTATTACCGGAGACGCAATCTTTGGTATGCATCATACTACAACTGAACTGTCTTTGACTGAGGAAAACCGTTCTTCTAACGGTTCCGGTAAGATTTATTGGGAAGGTTTGCAGTCCATCCATAATATCAATAACGATTTAGGCTTGGCTTTAAAAGCTACAGGCTATCAGAACGAAAGGGAGATGTCAATTCTTCTCGACGTTGCCTATGAGAAAACTCCCAAGGGAGCTACTTATTGGACTGATAAAAACTACGTTGAATTTGAGGATGCGTCTTCTATTAGCAGTATTTTAAAAGCTGCACCAAACAATTTAGTAATTACTCATGGGGGTGGTTATGATGTTTGGGTTTCTACTGAGTTAGCAAAAATCATGGGATTAACTCCCGAAGGAGGTGTAAATTTAGTTGCTAAGTGTATTGTGGATATCATAAGACATTATGGTGTACATCCTGATGACCGTCCAAAAGACTGGACTTCTACCCGAGACCAGTTGTTGAACATTTACGTTAGCTGTTGCAAGCAGAGCGTAGTAGGAGACGACGAGTTTGGGGAAGGGAGAAACACTCCGCTAAAGAACGCTACTAAGAGTGGTAAGCGGGTATACACGATGAAGGTTCGTGGTATTGAAGCCAGTTGGGTAACTGAAGGTGAGGTTTATCTTGCTTCCAACGATCCTTGGGCTGGCAAGCTTCAAGGTAAGCGTCTATTAGTATGGCGTAACCCAAATCCCAGCTATTTATTTGCAGTAGTTAAAATAGTTGGTCCTGCAACAGAATACTGCGAGTTTCCTGACATCGTTAGGGATAAACAGTTAGTTGCTAAAGCTTGTCTGACGGTGCCTGCAATCGAGTGGTACGGAGGTAACAACGGAGATGACGACGGCGATCTTTGTAACTTCTTGAGTATTGATGCACTAATGTCTTGGGTGAAAAATCCTAAGAATTTAGAGTGTATCAAAAGCGTACCAAGATTATTCCGCAAACTATATCCTAACACCAGTCATACTGTAGCAGAACAAGCAACAGTTAGATTGAAATAAAGATAGTGAGCGCGTTAGTTATAAAGGGGGACAAACCAATTAACAATTATCAATGAACAATAAACAATGCAAGAAAAATTTTTCTTCATTGTTAATTGTTTACTGGTTATTGTTAATTGATTACCCCCTTTTTTTCTGAGTGCATTAAACCGCACATAAACAAATATATTGGAGAAACACATGGCTAACTTAGACAATCAATCTAACGGTATTGCTGAAACTTTAGTCGATCTATATGACTCAATTATGGATCGCTTTGATGAAGGTAGTATAGACATCACTGCTTTAGAAGCATGGTGGTATGGGTTGTTCATGGATTTACCTGTAGAATACGACGAAGACCAGCCCGAAGAAATGAAGGCTGAAAGAGTGGAAATGTCTTACACTCCTATTGACTATGAAATCTTTTCTCAGTTTTGCGATCCTAAACTTTTAGAAGAAACAGGGATAGCTAAGCTTAACGCTGTTCTGCGATGGATGGAAATAGTCAAAGCGGAGAAAGGATACTTAGTTCCACCAGCAATTGTCGAAGCTTGGGTTGAACATAAACTTTATTGGCTAGATGAGAATGCCGATAAAAATGCAGAGACAGCATTCTTTGAAGGTATGAATGCCCAAGTAATCTATGGCTACGAAGAAGCCGCAGAGGAAGGAGTAATTATCATTAAGGAGCTTCCTGAAAAAGTTCCCGAATGTATTGCTGCTAAGAAAGTAAGTTTAATCACGAATGCGGACTTGGTTCGCTCTCAGATTATGAATCTTCCCTATCAAATGTGGAGAGATTACTTTAAATCCATTGCGGTAAAAGTAGATCCAAAAGATCCAGATATCTTTGCTATCACAAGCTTTGGTTATCTGATTTGGTTGCGTTGGGATGCTAATTCTTTTGAGATAATTAATCCCGCTTTTGTACCTCGTAATAGATACTACATCGCAAATGTAGACAACGAAACTACACCTGAAAATTATTTTGGGTTCCTCATGGAATCTCACGACTTGTGGGGTAATATGCTCGTTGGGTTACTTAAGTCTGGTTTGACTCGTAAAAGTTTTGGTTACTTACTAAGACAAAAGGGTACTAACCTTGCAACTCCTATACAAATGTATGGGAACAAATCTACTTTCAATGAATGTATTGAGTATTCCAAAGATGGAATGCTTGATATCAACTTTAAATATCACTCAACAGGAGGTATAGGTTTTGAGATAAGTAATGCATCGTCTCCCCAGGCGGTAGTAGAACTTTATAGACTGCTAAATTATTTTGGTATTGTATCATTTCCTCAACACCAGGGAGATGATATACGTTCTGGTTTAGCAGCGCTTGCTACTGGTATTTCTCTTATCGAATATAAGGGAATGAAACTGCATTTGTTTGAGCGTGCGGTGGATAAAGTTACTAAAATCTTTAACCGTTGTGCCCTCGTTAATCGTGTAGGTACAAGTGGTGAAGCTCAATTCGACCCAGACGATATGTAGTTTTTGTAACGATTGCTAGTAAATTTTATTACTAGCAATTAAGAGGGAGATAAAACAATTAACAATAAACAGTAAACAATTAACAATAAAGGAAAATAATTCTTACATTGATAATTGTTAATTGATAATTGTTAATTGTTTAGTCTCCCTCTTTTTTTGAGTACGGTTAAACGTACATAAAATTTAACACAAAAGGAAAATTACAATGTCTAATCACGATAACAATTCCAACAACTCTTCCGAATCCTTTGAAGACTTAATTAATAACTTTGCTACACATTTAGAAAATCCTCTAGGTGAGGTAAATGCTCAAGTAGCAATCGATAATTTTGTTGACGAATGGATGTTTGATTTAGAAGAAGAATCAGCCGCACCAGAACTAAAGCGGCATTCTGAATTTAAAATTGACGATATGCTTGAGAATAGTATGCAGTGTATTTCAAATGAAGAGTTAGAGGATATATTCATTACAAAGACAGCAGAAAGATTAGCTCCCAAAGGAAGTATCCACGGTATACGTGCTTCACATATTATCCACGGCTCTCCGGAGAATTGGGAAATATTTGGGGATTATTATCAAAGTCCTAAAGATACAAAGAAATGCGTATCTACAAAATGGCTCACTCTAACACAACTGTTAGAGAAAGCTAGTAAGGATTATGATGTCCAAAAAGATAGCATTGATTGTAGCAAATGGGGAGGTATTCCTGGTGCTGCTTTTACTTGCAAAGATTTGGAGGACAATCTTTCTAAAACAGTCACTAACTACAAACTAGTGGGTGTTCCGCTAACCTTTGGAATGATGTCTGCTTTACTGTTTCTTCACGGGTTAACAGTTCAATCCGCTGAACTAAAAACAAAATTCGGTACCAAATACTTGAAAGCATTCCCAAATGCTTTTATTGCTGCTGAGTTAGGACAGTATGAGGGGGGTCCTTTGGGTGGTATGAACCCAGAGATATTAACTTTCTTGTTTAATATGTACAGCGCTGAGTATCGTGGAGAGTATAAGTCCGAGAATTATTCTTCGCCGGAGGAAGAATGGAAAGCAGTATTTGGTAAAAACTGGACTGACAAATGTAAAACTACGGAGGTATTTGAATTAATCAGATGTGCGTTTAACTTGTGTGCGATCGCCAAGTTATTAGAGCGTGGAAACTTCAATGAGAAGAAGTGTCCAAATCTAATGGCTTATACCTTTTCGGGATTTAATGCTGAAGAGGTTAAACAGTTGGCTATCTTATGTATGATTCATCGTCGTGCTGCACAAGGTCTTGGTATAAGTGCAATTCATCACAAGGCGCAGAAGAAAGCTTTAATCAACTTTCTCGACCGAAAGTTTGTGCAAAAACATTTTAGTGGAGATTCTTTAATGGAAATTTCTACTAGAAAGATTATATCCTATATGGATAGAATTGTTTCTGTACGTTCTAAGGTAAAAGGTTCTGATAATAATGAAGAGCCAGATGCATTCGATAATATGTAATGCATTTGTAAAGTCTGACGAGGGAAGATTCCCCCGTCGAGCTTTACGTAAGTAATTAATAAAAAAAGGGGACTTATGTCCCCTTTTTCTTTTGGTGAGGTTAATCCTTAACACACTTATCAAAAGGAAAATCATAATGTCTTTAAGCAACTATTTCGCTAACAACTCTGCTAAAAATAACAACACTGTTACTCCTGCTACTAATAATAGTAAGGTTGATAACTCTGTTCAAGCAGAAGCTGAACTTAAAGTAACTCCTCTTTCACATGAGGAATTATTTAACTATTATATCGATAAAGCGGAGGTGTTAGACAAAGAAGAGCTAAGAGAGCATGGAAAGCTTTTAATCCTATCTATTTCTCGTGCCCAATTAAGTCTGTATAACAAAACGGGTGCTACTACCTATCGGGGTTTTCAGGGTTATTTCACTAGAAGTAACAAAGAAGGATTTGAAACTCCTATGTTAGTCCATTCCAATGGTTATGGAATAGAAAAACAGGGTGGAGAAATCTGTCTTGCCCAGTATGAGAATGCTGGAATATTTATGCCTGAACTTGCAAACCGTAAGCTTAACTGGCGTATAGATATTCCTGTAAGTTTCTTAGCTAAACTCGTTAAACCTTACACTGCAAAAGCAGGAAGGAGTTCTAGCAGTTTAACAAATAACCAATCTAGAATGTTGCAAAAGAAATCTTGGGAGGTTATGTGTGAGTTAATTAATAACAGCAAATATATCCAGTTTCAATTCTTAGTAGACATAAGAGATATGATCGACAGATTCAAAGAAAACTCTAAGAATGAAGGAATAGATTTGCGATTGATGCTACGGGACATTCTTCATGCTGAACTTATTACTGGAGGTGAAAAATTAGTAAGGGAGATTGAAACCAGTGGCGATCGGATTGCTTTTAATGGGAAGAAAGTTGAAACTTCTGAAGCAAAAAAGATATCTCCACTTGAAAGTAAAGGTTTTCTAGACCTAATGAAAAAGCTTCATGAAGACAAAAGACTTCGTGAGCAAGAGGAGGAAACTGTAATTGAATCTGCTATTGAGGAATCTAAGGAGAAAACTGTAGTTGAGTCTACTGTAGAGAAACCATTAGAGGAAACTGTAGTAGAACAATCTTCTCCCGTGGAGGAAGAAATGTCTTTTGAAGATTTATTCAATAGTATTGATGAGGAAACTCTTGATACTACTGTTTATACTGAATCTACTGTTACTACAACAGTAATTACTACTACTGTTTCTACTTCAGAGGATGATGATGATGATGATGATGATGAATTTGATCTTGACAATTTGTAAATGTTAGAAGTAAAGTTTTGGAGGTTTAAGTACCGCTAAGTAAAAGGGGGGATATTATATCCCCCCTTTTTTATTGAGGTAATCTACAACTAATGTATTTGTATAATTATTAACCGTCTCTTAATCTTGACAGTTTTATTGTTCTAGGTTAACTTAAATTATCTACGGACCCGACTCTGTAATAATTCTACTCTATAGAGACAATATACTGATTTATTTTAATTAGACCAGACTCTAATGAATTGGATCTTGTATAAACAATTACTTGATTGAACCCGACTTCAATAAGTAATCAAATAAATAATTATATTTGGGCATTAGTTTTTACCCAAACAATTTAAGCATTATACTTTACTCCCTAAGAATAACCCGCCCTTCGGGCGGGGAGATTCATGATTCAAATGTGTAGAGATAATTCTTTATTCATGATTCATGATTCAAGTGATAGAGGAATAATTCTTTATTCTTGATTCATGATTCATGATGCAAGTGATAGAGAGTTAATTCATTACTCTTAATTCGTGAATCCGAATTCATGATGCAAATGGTAGAGGATTAACTCTCTATTCTTGTGTCCTGAATCTTAATTCATGATGCAAGTGATAGAGAAGAAATTCTTTAGTCAAGCTCCCGACTCAAAACGGAGCAGACAAATCTATACACCTTAACTAATAACTAATAACATCATGGCTAACAACAACAAGCAAAATCTAGCTGCTGTAACTACTAATTCTGAAACTGAGGCGCAAATCCTTGATGAAGAATTGGAGTTAGAGGATTTAGACGAGTACGTTGAAGAAACCTATGACGAGCTATGGCTCACAGTAGATGAAATCAAAAGCAGAGAGTATGGAGACGGAAGTATCCGTACCTGGATCAAAGCTAGATATCAAGCTACAGAAGACGGCGTTCCAAAGAAAGTAATAAACGTATTTGGTATCGATCGTCGTGAAGCCCGCAAACTACAAACTTTTTGCAAGAAGAATCCTTTTACATTAGTCAGTGTATTAGGTTTCTTTGCAGTAAAAGAGGATGTAGTACTACCTGACGGTACTCCTGGAAATCCCATCGAGTCACTTTCCAACTGCATCATTAATACTGATGAAGATGGTTCACAGGTAACTAAAGTACTCGATCGTAGTAAAGTTGTCAAAACACGTTATGCTTCTAGACTTACCAAATTAGAACTAGCACAACGTAAAGCCAAACAAAAGCCCGTACAAATTTCTGGTGCCCCCACTAGAAATGTCACAGAAGAAGAACTGGAAACAGTAGACGAATCAGTACCCGCAGAACAACAGAACGAAGTTTTAGAAGTAAAAGAAGAAGAAGAAGTATAAAATAAAGAGTTGCCCCTTGAGGGGTAACTCTAATATTTTTACCTCTGGTAAATTTCAAAGACAGCAATTTAATAAGTAAAGATTTGTAACAGAAGAGGAATAAATCTTTCAGTCATGCATAATAAAGTAAAAGATGAAGCAGCAGAGTTAGAATTTGCAATAGTACTACTTTCTGCTGTAGAAGATTTAAGTCGTTTATCCTTATTAACAGAAGGTAATGCAAATGCAAACCTTCAGAGAGAAACTGAATCCAAGACTACTAGCACAGAATCCGGTGGGGCACTCAGAATATCATCGGAGGTTAGCTCTTTGTAGAGCAATTTTTATAAATCATTTTCTTCCGGGGGAAGAAAGAAAAGAAGCTAGTAAAAACTATTTAGCTTTAATTACAATAGCAAGAGCAAGAGGTTTAGCCTTTGGTCAGACGATAGGTGTCATAGCTGATACATTAGAATGTTCAGAGAATAAATTTATAGCAGATCATGCTGAGAAGATATTTATTTTAGCCTCTTATTTAGTTAATGGAAGTACAAGGTTGGAAGAGTTGTATTCTTCCATAGAAGATAGAGAAAAGGCGACTGAGATTCAAAATAGATTTAATAAAAAAGTTTGTGATTATAATTTTAATTTAGAGATAAAAGAGCAGACTTAAGAATATGTTTGAGGTAGCAATTTAGCTGCTACCTTTAATTTAATAAACAGTACTAAAGCTTTTAATTATATATTAAAAGCTTTCTTAATGTTTACCTAAATTTAAAACTGCCATGTATACCTTAATTAAATGTTTGAGTGGAAAGAAAGTATTGGTTGAAAACTTTTTAATAGAAAGAGTTAATATGGAATACAATCTTGGTCGTGGAAAGTCAAATAGTTACTATAGGATATTTACATCTTATGGTAGAGTTTTCAATGTTAGTTATCAAGAAGCAAGTAGAGTAGAGAGGAAGTTGTTATCTAGTTTCAATAATGTTATAAAGCAATGTGAAGCTGAAAAGAGAGGATATGAATTGGAATTAGCTTTAGATATAAATTTTTAATTAAATATTGATATTTAGTAATCCTGCGGTAATTAATGAGTGGGAGTTATTTACTCACTCTTTCTTAAGACTATTAATTTAGGTTAATGGTCTTATGAAAACAATACGGAATACATTCAATTTAACAATCATGAGAAACTTATTAATTGCTTTGGGAAATTTAAACAATGCACAAGTTGAGAATCAGCTTTTAGAATTGGCTAAAGGGGAGAACTGTATGCCAATTATGATGGCAATTGTAGGAAGAGAACTCCCTAGTAGTTTTAGGGAAGAATATCAAGAGATGTACATGAAAGCAATAGAAATACTTTGCGAAGCTCGCGGCGTGGAGTACTCCATGCCGCAGACTTCGCGCTCTGTTAAAGTTTAAAAACATTTTAAGAGTGGAAATACCACTCTTTCTTAAAGCCAGTAATTTACTTAATGGCTTTAAGAAACCAATAATCAACAACAAATAATAACATGATTACTTCAACATTTTATCATCAAAGTAAAGCAGAGCTATTAAATGACGAAAGCATTGATAGTTATATTGAAGATGCTCTAGCTACTGCAAGGTTTTTATTAAAGACCTTTTATATACTTAGTGTAGTGTTTACTTATATCATCCTCGTCTCCTGGGAGGGAATTAAAAGAGTAAGTAAATTAGTAATAATAGTTTATAACTTTCTTGCTGTTGTTATTAATGAATTGATATTAACAAATAAGGGTTATACAGAGCAACTGGAGGAGAATTACTTTTTATTTTATTTCAAGACATTGAGAATGCAATATGAATTATTATTGCAAAGATGTAAAAAATATTTAGAATTATTTAATTGGAGCAAGTTTAGTGGAAAATTTAAGATTTAAGTTAGTGTTAGAAGAGAACTACTTACCCAAAATGGAGGTGAGTAAGTCAGGGAAAAGTTATTTTAAGGCAAGATTAGATAAGGTAACATATATAATATATGTTGCAAAATTTAAAAGGAAAGAGTTTGAATATTCTTTTCAGGCTGCTGCTGCGGGTCGAGAGTACGAAGTCGATTTAGTAGTAGAGTTTCAGAAAATAGTAAACATTTCAGATACATTACGCATCATTCCTTACTTCAGTAGAGTAGAAGTAGAGGAAAGTATTTGGAATGAAGAAGATTTAGAGATATTAAAAGAAGCCGCTGCAATAACTAGTGAGGGAAGAAATCAGAACAAAAAGAATTGTTCAGTTAAGCCTCAGAAGAAATGGTTCAATGTAATCCTAGATTTATTATTAGGAGAAGTGGTTTAGTTAATCAAATAGATATAAAGTTTGCTGTAGTTTTATGGTCAACTTTATAACTGTTTAACGAGGTAAATATAATTATTTACCTCGTTTCATAATGAAAGAATGTTTATTTAACTAAAAGGAACTGAAACTATGGCTACCGTATCTATCCAATGCATCAAGCACAACAATAAAGAAACTCTAAGTTTTGGTAAAGCAAAAGATGGTTCTATTACTTTAACTGGAACTATTTATGATGCAGAGCAAACTCAAAAAGTTCGTACCTCTTCAGGTGTAGAAACCAAAAATATAGGGGACTCATATTATGGGATAACTTGTACCGTAATGATTGCTCAGGATGATTTTGAAACTGTAGAAGCAGAAGTAGCAGAGTACTATGCTAATGCTGGAACTAATCCTTTAATCGGGTTAGTGTTTGAATGTCGTAAATTAGGAAGACCTGTTGAAGGGATTCATCCAGAAAGGGGGCACAAATCTTTGAACGTGATTATTAATAGAGTTACATTTTTAGAAGTAGAAGAGCCAGACGATATTGTAATGGAGGACGATCTTAATGATATTACTTCTGAAGCAGCAGAAATTGCTAACGTTCAGAAGAAAGAGTCTTTAAGAGAAGCAGTAGCCCGCAGACTTGGTTTAGTCAAGCAGGGTAGTAAAGAAGTGGAAGAAAAAGCTGTGGTTAAATCGGGTCGCAAGAAAACTGTTAAGTAAAAATGTTTATACTATTACTATTCAATTTAAATTGAAAACCTTTTAGTAATAGTATGAATTCAATTAATAAAGTTCTTCGTCTCCTGGGAGATGAAGAATCTTATGTATCAGCAGAAAAGATAGAAGTATATGCAAGGGAATATTTGTTCTACAGTATATTTCTATCTTTGTTTACAACGCCAGAAGAAAAACTTGAAGCGATTAATGCAGTTAATTCTGTCATAGAAGAGATTGCAATATCAGAGACAACCTTATGCCACCATATTGAGAAGAATCTTCTTAAAAATAATTATCCAATATTTATTTTAAATAATTTGGACAGGTGGTATATAGTTGTGAATTATTTATCAGGAAGGAATCCTGAGTTGAATAATTATTTGGAAAGCCGCATTTCTCCTTTGAAAGTTAAGAATGCTCGGCTCAAAGCAACTGAAGTAATAAAAGAAAGTTTTAGGAAAAATTATGATGCTAGTTCGCGGTAGATGTTTGAATAATATTCAATGTAAAAATGAGGCACAGGTAAGTCAAAGAGAAAAACCTGTGTATGGTTCTTGTCGGTTATTAATTGAAACCTTTCGTTTTAATGATGAATGGTTTAGATCAAACCCAATAGTACAGAAGAAAGGGTTAACAGAAATTCAAGCTATTTTAGAAATTTCATATTTAATTGAAGAGGAATCTTTTTCTTCTAAATTAGTTACAGATATGAAAAGTGGGGAAAGATATGAAATTACATTAGATGCTTCACATATCTTCTTTAATCCCAAACACAGAAGCAAAAGAGTTAAAAGCACGCTCTTTGTTTACGCAAAGATTTTTGCTTCACATATTAGTTTTATCCAAAATATCGGAACTGCACAAATTCCTGAAAAGGATAAAGTTGAATCTATCTCCGCTATTGATATCATCAATAGAATGGTAGACCTATCTCAAAATTCAACTGTTAAACTTGCACCCTTAACAGTTAACAGTAAGTAATAAACAATAAATAATGTAAGGATAACGACCCTTACATTATTTATTTCTAAACCATGATTTAAATTAACAAGATGAACACTAAATTTGGTTTATGTTTTGGTGGAGTTTTATTAGGATTAATTCTAATTCTAAGCTCAAAGGATTCAAGTAATAATTTGAATGGTGGTTCTTTATGTGACCTTCCCACCGAGGGAGAGATAAGAGGTAGCTTTAAAGGAATTGTTACTAATGTTGTTCCTAACGATATTGGACAAAGAATTGTTACCATTTCTTCTGGACAATACGGATGTTCTGCTGTTGCTATTGGAACTCCTCACAGATTAAAAAACTTAAACTTTATTGGTGAAAGAGTTTCTTTTTCTGGTAATCTAAAGAATGGTCTTATATCTAACATCAGTAACGTTAAGAAAGATTATTCCGTAATTGATTCCAATGGAGAAATGGGAGAAATATTTGAAGTTACATCTACAATAACAAACGCAAATATTTCCTACTACCATACCGCAGAAATGCTAGTGTTAACAATTGGTAATGTTAGATACATTGGTAGCAAAAGACACGCCCTCACTTTAAAGATGGGAGAAATAAATACCATTAAACATGATGGCGATCGCAATATTATCTCAATCAATTAAAAACTAATTTAATCAGGAAATTAATAATGGAACTAGTAGTAGGACTGCTAACGGGAATACTGCTAGGAATAATTAATTCTAGAGTAAAAGGAATTTCTTCAATATTTCTTTTACTTAATTTATTCAGTAACAGTACAATAAGCGTTTATCAAATATTAGTAATAGAAGCTTTTAATATTATTAGCATTAAAAGAGAGAATCGTTGGAGCTTTCTCTTTGTAAAAACAGTAATGACTTTAACTTTATCTTTTATCCTCCTCCTGGGAAGGATATCAATATTGAAGTTATCTACTCCACTAATATTTATAGGTGCTGCATTAGCAGTATGTATGTGGGTTATAATCATTTCAGAAAGTAAAAATAGAAATGCTGCTGTTCTTACTGCTATTATATTCGCAATATCTGGAATAATATTTTCTAGATTACCAAATACTAATAATGTTTTATGCATGGTAATGGTTATCTATGGAATACCTCAAATACTTGAATCATTAAGATTTAAAAAAGTTCATAATGATTTAGTTGTAGAAGTAGAAAGAAATGATTCGATTAGTATTGTAGGGATTGCTTGTGGAATAATTGGTGGCTTATTTTGGGGTATTCCTCACAGAGCCGCCTGTAAAGCGCTCCTAACAAAAAATATTGATATTGAACTAGCTCAATCCCATAGTGAAGCAGCAGGCTCAATATTAGCTTTAGCTCTAGTTCTAAGCGGTGGTGGTGCCCGCAGCGGTAATGCTTCTATGATAAGTGGTATAGAATTCTCTTCTGTCGCAATCATTGGTATGCTATTCATTAGCGTCGCCCTAACTGGAATTATCTACTTAACACTTCTTAACAATGAAGAAGATCAACAAAACAAAACTCTTAGTCTATTTAGCGTATTTCTTTGTGTAGCATTTATTTGCCACTTTCAAGGAACCATTGGATTTGTTCTGATTGCAATTGGATTAATGCTTCATAGATTAATGAAGTATTCAGAAGCAGACAAAGAACTTTCTTTGATTAGTATCAGCATAATCCCTTTAATAAATTTAATTGGGATTTAGAATAAGAATATTCAATTATAAGTGGGAGAAAGATAGCCCCGACTATTCATAGCGGGGTGGAATTTCGCAAACCGCGAATTTATTCGCCGTCTTCATTAATCAACGATTGAATACTGGCAAAATCAATATGAGAAGAGAGTTTTAGAAGAACCCAAAACATATTCGTTAGAACAATATATCGAGGATTATTCTAACGAATTGTTTGAAGAAGCATTAATTTATCTGAGAGAAAGAGACTGGTATCTAGCAAATAAGGATATTATGAGAGTCTAGTTAAAGAGTAATCACAGGCATTAATTTGTGATTACTCTTTAACCCAAAATTTATTTATTTTTTATTTAATTTTAAAATAGTTTTTGTACCCGGACAGCACCATTAATAATCAGAATAAAAATATGGACAGCACCAAAATTAATTCAGTAGAAGAAGTAATAAGACAACTATTAAACAACAAGTAGAAACATTTAAAACCATTATTAAAATTGATGCTAATGAAATGTAAAACTTTGAGAATAACAGAACACCTCGTAAAAAACTCTACTATAGTCATAGATGTCGGAGAGATAGTAGAAGTAACTTTTCCTGCATCCATCATAAACTTTGACGATCAAATTGACCCAGAAGAAGTTATTATTCAAGCGCAGTATAAAAAACAAACTGTTTACTTTAAAGCGAAAGATATAGTGGGGATAAGTTAAACTTATTAACAAGCCAACAACTTTTGCTTTTTACCCTAGTAAATATAAAACTAAGTCTATGGTAAATTTAATTACCATAGACTTAGTTTTATGGTAACTGGTGTAAAAGATAAATGGAGCTTATAGGTTATCTAAAATATAACAAATAATAATCAAATTTTACCTATTTAAATCTGTTAAAGTACCCTCATGTGATACTTAGTGTATAAATAAGTGTAAATACGGAGATAGGTAACAATGGAGAATAAAGAATACAGAAAGGAGAAAGTAGAGATAACACGCACTGACCTGCATTACAGAGAAGATGAGGAATGTGAGGAAGAATATGAGGAGGTAAAAGAAAAGGGAAAAAGTGAATATGAAAAAAGGGGTGATAGTAAAAAAGGAAGAGGTAAAGATGAAACACAGATAGAAGGTGAAGAGTATTTAGAAGATAGATTAATGAAAATTGGGTATAGTTTATTAATAGCGGGATTATCTACGTGGATAATAGTAGATGAAAGGCAGCCAGACAAAGGTACAGCATGGGGGTTATTAGGTAATTCAGCAGGGATATGGATGACAAATCCATCAATGGGAAGAAAGAAGAAAAGCTATAAAGATGAGGTATAAGAAAGAGTTTGATTTAAAAGAGTGTAATTTGCTCTCGGAGTTGAGTTATTTAGTAGGAGGAAGAAACCCGTATAGTTTAAATAGAGAAGAGAAGGGTTTGTTATTGGAGAAGAGAAATAGATGTAAGTTAGAAATGATAGAGGGGATAAAAGAGTATTCTCTAAAAGATGTAAGTTATATAAAGATAGGTTTAAAAGAGTTAAAGAAATTAAGTTATTTAGAAGTAGGATTGTTGTACAAGTATGGCGTAGAAACAGACTTTAAAGGTAAATCAATAAAAAAGATATTAAGTAGATGTATAAATAGAAATATAGAAAGTAAATGGTTTGGATTGAGAGAGGGTAATTTAGAAATAATAAGAACAATAGCAAATTGTAAAAACAGATATTTTAGTAGTGAACAGCTAATGACGTTACTCCGAAGGGCAGGATATAGAGAGAGTAGTTGTAAAGTGATATCAATGTTGATAGATAGATGTATATTAGTAGAGGTGAATAAGAAGTATAGATTGCCATTAGGGTGGAAGCGTAGGTTTAAGAAAGTAGGGGCGGCAGATTTTCATAGGTCAAAGATGAATGCACTAAATAATTATTGGTCTAAGTATTATAATGGATGAATCTGAAGTATTATATTTATTAAACAAACCTGCCTTAAAAACTTTGTCAGGAATAGAAGCGTTAAACTTGTTAATTAATTCCAGAATAAACTATTTACCAGAGATAGGAAACTGGAGTATAATCAACAAGGTTAGCTTAAATAATCTATGTCATCAAAATAGAATAAGAATAATTATTACTTCAGAGGAGTATATAAAAAAAGGAAGTATACATCAAAGAGTAAATTGGAAATCGGCAGTAATGTATTATGAAGCAGAGGCAATAATGTTTTTATTTAACCCAGAGTTGTTCGTAGAGACAATAGTATTGCCTGGTTATAGGTATATTATAAATAATAATGTGATGAGAGATTCAGTTAGGTATTTATTTAAATTTATAGAAAAAGAACCAGTAGGAGATGCAGATTTTGTAGAGAAGGAATTTATATATTTAAAAGCAGGAGCCGGAGTACTAGAAGAGTCACAAATATTACCTATTAAAAAATATTCAATTGATTTAAAAGAAGTAATAAAAAAATATAAATTATGATTAAAAAAATACATAAAGGTTGTAATTCTGTAATTTTTGATGCAACTATTATAGTCATAAAAACCTTAGACAAAATAATAAAAAGAATTAGTTTAATCCAGAAGGAGCAAACATTCAGACTAGATAAAATATTAAAAAAGCATCATAAAAAAAAGGGGGCAACATGGGTAAGAAAAAAGGTTAATTTGATATTGTATAAAACAATAAATTTAAATCAAAAATTAACATTTTAAGACTGAAAGCAGAAGGATTTTTAAATGAATAACGAACAGTCAATTCCAGTAAGTTCAGATTTTCGTATTGATTCTAGTCAGACAGAATTTATCATATCCTTACTAAGAGATAAGCTCTATAGTAATAAGGTATTAGCCGTTTTAAGAGAGTATTGTTGTAACGCCAGAGATGCTAATATTGAAAATGGAAAAGCAGATATACCTATTAAAGTAAAACTGCCGGGAGTAGGTGAAAATGCAGGAAATGTTTTCTCAGTAAAAGATAATGGTAAAGGAATTTCTCCTGAACTAATGGCAAATGTTTTTAGTTCTTATGGAAGCTCAACTAAAAGAGCAGATAATAAAACAACAGGCACATTTGGGCTAGGATCTAAATGTGCCTTTGCTATTACGGATAACTTTCAAATAACAACAATATCAAAAGGGAAGAAATATTTTTATAATTGCTACTTGACAGAAGATAATGATTGTAAAGTAGATAGGGTGTATGAAATAGACGCTTCCCCCGGAGAGCAAGGAACTTTAATAGAAATAGATATAAATATTAAAAAGTGGGACAAGTGCAACTTCCTTACAGAATTTATAAAATTAATCAGATGGTGGTCGGTGAAACCTATTTTGCATGGCGACCGTGATTATTTAAAAAAACAGCATGAGCATGAATATTTACAAGAAACAGAAAATTATATTCTTTTAGACTCGAATACTACCGAGAATGATTCAAGACTTTTAGTCTCGGAAATAGAATATAAATGTGATAACTTTTTCCTTGATAATCAGAGTAAAGAAGATTATTGGGCGGTATTTAATATGCCAATTCTAATAAAAATTCCAGAGATAAAACTGGTTCCGTCTAGAGAATCAATAGAATACAGTGAAGAAAATGCTCAGTTGATTTTAAATAAGGCGAAAGAGATTTACAAAGAACTCAAAAACAGGTTTTTCTCTACGTTAGAAGAGAAGATCAATTATGAAAGTAAAATTAATTTTCTATGCTCAATTTACTGCTCTTATTGTGCCCTGATTATAGAAAACAGCGAAGAAATAAGAGATATTTTTACGCCGTTTAAATTATATCTTTATGCATTTTCATCAAGAGATTCATCTTCCTCACTAGTCTCATTGCATTTAAATATACTTAATTCCGGTGCAAAAAAATGTAAACTCTCAAAAATAGTCTATAGTAAAAAAGGGAATAATTTAAAGTTTACAGCACTAAAAGGTGAAACTGATATTGATTATCGCATAAATACAAAAGTAATTATTCTTTTTAAAGATATAAGAGAGACAAAATTACGTATTGAGAACCAGTTGAAGGAGAAGTTATTTGATAAAACTCCCTACAAAACAAACTTAGTAGTTTATTTACTCGAAAGTAAAGGAATCAACACAATTGAAGAAGTATGTCGTATTGAACCTAATTTAGCACGAACAGGAATAAAAAGACTATCTCAATACTGTGAAAAGCAGACTAAGAGTTATAGGGCTAGAAAAGAAAGGGATACTAGCGGTTTGACTTTGGGATGCACGGTTTTGAAGAAATTTATAAGTAGCTATACATTAAGAGACATTAGTCATAATATAAAGGTTTCAACTAAATCTTTAGAAAATGCGACTTATATTTCATTACCTAATAAAAAGTTTACACAAGATTACTTTTTATTAGGCAAAGATAAAGATTTAGAATGGAATCAAATCGATACATCAATCAGCGCTGCGAAAATTTCAGCTTTCTACAACACTTTAGATAAAGAGAAAAGAACTTGTGTATTAATTAGAGAAGGTCAAGAAAGTCGAATTGAAAAATATAATCTAAGTCCTTTCGACAAAGTAATAAAAGAAGAATATTTAGATATATTAAGAAAAGAATTAAAAATGTTAGGTGAAGACGATGAAGCAGTAATCAATAAAGCTTTTTTTCTTTATATTACAAACCAGAAAATATCCAGTGTTTACAAACTACAATTTTTAAACTATTTAATGAGTTTAAAAATAAATTTAGGTTTAAGTACTTTTAAAGAGATAAAAGATTTGATTGATTTTATTCCTAGATTTCAATCTGTGACAATACAGCATGAAGAATCTCTAAATAATAAAGGATTAAAGGACTCTATGAGAATAGGACAAAATCTTTTATCTAACTATTATAGGAAAATAATTGAAGAAGAAAACAATGATAATTATGAGTCCAATATAGTAAATCATTTAGAAGCGTTTCCATATCTAATAGACATAAATTTATTAGATACAACGTTTATTAAAGACTTATCTTTTATCCTTCAAAAATACCCTTTGTTGATTTATCTATTTAAATTACAATATCCTTATCATATAGGATCGAATTTAAATCAAGGTTATGAATTTATAGAGAGTATTGCTGAATACTTAGAATCTTATAAATATATCCATCAACCCTTAAGTTAATGGATATATTTAATTATCTTTTCTCCTCGGAGAAAAGATAAGATTACTGAGGAGTTTCCAATGAAGTTACAAAGTGATAATAATTATCTAACTCATCTTTAATTAACTTAAAACTTCCTACAAATCTTCCTTCTGGACCATTTAAATCTTCGCTTACATGATAAGCAAATTCTAATTTAGATGCTTTGGAATTAGGTGTAAGTTCCTGTTTAGATACTTTTAGAAACTCATCTAAATATTGTGGAAGCCAATAATCGTAACGACTTTTTTGTACCGCTAATTTTGGAGTATAATTAGTTAGGTGTGGTGTAAAAGTGCTGACCATTGCAACTTGTCTTTGGTCAGCAACTCTAACCAGCCCATGCTTACGCTCAGGAAAAATTACCATTTCCTGCAACAAATTAATGATTGTGGGAGTTAAAGCCATATCTGCAATTTGAACTTCCACTGGTACACTCAAATTTGATTCACTGTTATTCATATCTATTGAATACCCCTGTATTTTGATATTATTTATCATCTCTTTTCTGAGTATTAAAGGATGATCCGCCCCTTCATACCAAAGTAGCGCTTTTTTCTTTCCTGATAAATTAAGTTTTATTATTATCTCGTCCGCTTTTTCTTCTAAAAACATTTGAGTCTCAGTCATTGTTTTCAGAGGTTTATAAGGCTTTATAACTAAATCCTCTAAGGTCAACGGATGCAGGTAATATTTAAAAACTGTATCACGCACTTTTCTTTGCCTCCACAAAGCACTCAATAAGTCGGGGAATACTTTCTGACTCTATCCCTAATTTATAGGCTAACATGGCTTGGTCAGCATTGGAAACTTTAATCCCAGACATAATATTTCTTAATGATTCTACTACTTTAGTATCGGTATTATCACTCGCTATAACTTCTCTTTGATGAAGAAAGCTAATAGATTCAATAATTAAAGTCCAGATTTCTGCTTCAGTCCAATTGGGTAAAAAGCTAAGTACGTTAGTTACGTTTATGTGACCTTGCTTTTTTCGATTAACAACAGCTTCATCAATGAGATCATGAACTTTAGATGTAAAACTACCAGACCCCGGTAACGCTTCAATTAAACTTACTTGTTCGGCTTTTATATTTATATTACGTTTTGCTCTAGTCATAAAAAAGTCTCGGTAGTAAGGATGCCTCAGCTTTATATACTTTTGATTAGAATCTATTTTAACAAATGTTCAAGAGCTAAAACCAAATTTGGGACTTGACAAGTTATAGATTACGGTGTCTAATGTATAAAAGAGTTAAGTAACTCTACCACAACCACCCTCATATTTAAAGGATGTTAATACCAAAAACATCCTTATTTCTTACTAAAAACATCTAGAAGGAAGCAGAAATGGAAAGTAATTGGGAAGTATGGAAAATAACTTTGAATGCAGCAAAAGATAATTTTGATTTTTATAACAGGAGAAGAAATTTAACAAGGGAAGAGGCAGAGGATATTTATACAAATTTTCATCCAATAGAATCGGAATTTGATCAGTATCTTATTATTCAAAATAAGAGAGGAGAAGAAACCACTGCTTCAGAAGTAAAAAGCTTACTAAAAAAAGAATTAGAGAATAGAGTCAAAGAAGTAACATCTTCCATCAAAGTTTTTTAAACTGTTTGACAAAAATATTTACAAATTCAAGGAGAAGAGTAGTGTTACTTTTCTCCTTTTATTTGTAATTAAAGGAATAAATTAAAGTATGACAGATTATATTGAAGGAACTTCAAAGCAAGAATCTAGCCTGGCATTCGGAACTATTTATGAAGGAGAAACAGCAGAAAAACTGTTAGTAAAAGCAAACTTAGATTGGAGAGTTAATACTACTAACTTAATATACTCTCCCTCCGGAGGAGAAGAAGAATATATATTAGATAAAGAGCAAAGTGTAATTTATAGAGAGGATAAACCTGAAATTAACTATGGAACAGCCTATAAGTTTAATCCCGTACAGAACATTGATATAGTTCAAAGCTTATTAAACTTTAGTGAAGAGACAGGCTTTCCTTTGCTAAGGATTGGAAGCGTTAATAACGGAGAGAAAATCTTTGGAATTGTAGATATAAATAAAAGAACAGTAATAGATAGAGATGCAAAATTTGAGAAAGATCCAGTAGATGGTTATTTAATCCTTGAAAACTCTCATAGAAAAGGATTTGGATTAAAAAGTTCAGTATTATTTTGGAGACTGGTTTGTTTAAACGGAATGATTGCAAAAGTAAAAGGGAATCAAAGTATAATTAATCATAGCAACAGCAACATAGACAAAACTATGATTGAGAAAGCGTTGAAAGAATCAATAAATATTTTTGAAGAGACAGAAGATTCTTTTTATCAAATGTCGCAGACTAATATTGATATTGAGACAGCTTATGCTTATATAATTAAAAGCTTTGGGGAACCAGACAATATGAACTGGCAGCAACCTTCAAAAACCGACCTAAGCAAGCAACCAAAAAGAGTTTCAGAAATCTTAAAACTTTATTTAGGTGGAGCAAAAGGAAGCAATTTTATTACTTCTCAAAATACTCCTTGGGGATTATTTAATGCTGTGACAGAGTTTAGTCAGCATTATGGAAGAAAAACAAAAAATAGTTCAGTTGCAACTAATTCTTTACTATTCGGAAGTAAGTCTGCATTAGCAAGAAAAGCTTTTACCGAACTATCAGAATTAACTACTGACATTAATCGTAGTTACATTCGTCAAAATCAAAATCAAGTTACAGTTTCAATTTAAATATTATGCTAACAGAATTAAACATTACTCAAAGCGTTTTAGACAGCGAAGTAAAAAAGAAATGGCATCAAGGGGCATGGAAATGGGAACCTGATTTTAGAAGCTGGGATTTAAAAGAAATTGATGTTAGCTGTGTTATTAAAAGAATGCCCTCAATGGGAAATCTTTGTGGCTACGTCGGAGTTAAATCTAACCACTCTTTTTATCAAAAACCATTAGAAATTGTTAAAAAGCAAATAAATGAAAGGTATGGAAAGATAGAAATAAATTTACATTGCGCCTGCTTTATTAATCAAATAATGATAGACCCAAATCTTTACTGGATTGGTTTTCATTATCCTCATTCAGATGGATATCCGGGATGCTATTGGAAAAATTTCATCCCTCCCGTTTATGTGAACATGAATAAAATGGTTAACGATACAAATAACTTAGCGTTAATTATCTCTGGGTGTAAAAACTTAACAATGAATTAATATTGTTAATATTCCTCTCCTGAAAGTATTTTCTCCTCGGAGAGGAATATATTATTACTTATAAAACTAAAAGCATGATTCAATATATAGAAGGAAACTTAATTACTCTTGCCAAACAAGGCAAGTTTGATGTAATTGCTCATGGCTGCAACTGCTATCAGGTTATGGGAGGAGGTATCGCTAAACAAATTAAAAATAGTTTTCCAGAGGCTTATCAAGCGGATTTAAAAACTCAAAGAGGAAGTAGAAATAAGTTAGGAACTATTAGTTGTGCCGTTATAGATAACTGTATAACAGTAGTTAACTGTTATACTCAGTATAATTATGGTTCAGGAAAGCATACAGATTATGATGCATTAAGAAGCTGTCTGAAAGAGATTAAGAATAAATTTTCAGGTAGTAGAATTGGATTGCCGTTTATCGGTGCGGGTTTAGGGGGAGGAGATTGGAAAATTATAGTTAAGATTATAGAAGAAGAATTAATTGACGAAAATGTGGTAATAGTAAAATACAAAGCTAATCAATTTTAGTCATACATCTAAAATATTTAATTAAAAATTATGAATACACAGAAACAGAATGAATTAGATCCAGATCAATATCTAAAAGAAATAGATCTGGAAGAGTTAATAGATAGAACTTACTATTACACTAAAAAACAAAAACGTTTAGATAGAGTAGCTATTAGAAAGCACTTCAACTCTCTTCCTCCGGAAGGGGGGAAAATAATTAACAAAGAATTTTAATTAATGAAATCATACAGCAGCCGATACGAGCAAAGGAAAACTTCAGAAAAAGTTAAATATCTACAAAGGATATTAAAAGCATTTCAAAAACATTATAGTTATAAAAAGAAGTTGGTATGGAAAATTGAGATATGGGCTTACGTAATCTATGTCAGGTTTGTAGAGGGAAAGAATGTATTCGTTTCTCATAAACTAGTTGCTATGCTTTTAGGGAATAGCAGCGAGTTTAAAAATGTTAAGAATTATATTACCTGTGAATTTATTGATTACAAATTAGAAAGAGATTTTCAAAACAGACAATGTTTGTTAACGACCGTAGCTAATGCAGAAGTATTTAAAAGAAAAACAATTAGGTGTTAAAAATGGTTTTATATCGAGTAATATCTGGGGGACAAAATGGAGCAGACCTCGCAGGTTTAACCGCAGCATATGATTTAGGATATTGCACTGGGGGTACTGCTCCTAAGAATTATAGGGTATGTATGTATGATGGTAATGATGGTGTTAACTTAGAATTAAAAACTAAGTATGAATTAAGAGAAAGCGATGATTATTCTTATCCTCCCAGGACGGAAAAGAACGTTGTAGATAGTAATGGAACTGCAATATTTGGATATTTAAAAAGTCCTGGATGTAAATTAACTATTAAGAAATGCTTGGAGCATAACAAATTGTTAATTAAAAACCCTTCAGCAAAGCAGCTTGAGAATTGGATTATTAAAAATGATATTACAATCTTAAACATTGCAGGTAATAGAGTTTCTGCATATAACCCAAATATTTACAATCAAGTCTATAATATTGTTTATAATGCATTAACAAAAGTAAGAAACAAACAAAGTATTATGACTTGGAACTATAGAATTCTTTCGACAGGTGAGATAATTGAATGTTATTATAATCATGAAGGAAAACCTTCTGCTTATACTGATGGAGCATTAGAACATTTAGGAGATGTAGAATATTATAAAATCAACTATGACCCTAAAGATGGTATAACATTTGAAGAGTTTATTTTTGAAACGTACAAAGAAGCAAAAGAATCTATTGAACGTGCCCTGTCTAATCCAATTTTAGACATTAAAGAATTCGATCTTCCTATTGAAGAAAGAACAATATGTAAAAGAACCAAAGTAAAATAGTTATTATTTTACTACTATTATTTATTTATTTAAATCCAAGTCCAATTATTTTAAAATGATAATGAGTACTCAGTATCAGTCAATACTAGTCGAGATTATTCAGTTGAGTGTTGAAGCTCAAAAGCTAGAAAAGAAACTAACAGATATAAATAGTAAAAGAATGGGACTGGAAGCCAGATACGCAGATGACTCTTCTAATATTAAAAGAGCAACTGCCGTTCGTTATGAAGATAAAAGCTATATCGCAATTTTAGATTATTTTGATGAGAGTAAAAAGATTAGCGTTCCCAAACTAAAAATCTATCCTGTTCAAAACTCTCTAAATAATATTGTAGATATGTTCCCCGTTCCTAGCTCTAGTTAATATGGCAAAAGAGGAACTAAACCATCGAAGAGAAGAAATGGATGCAAATTCAATTCGCTGGTTTGAATTGCTAAAAACTCAGCATACTAATTTGCATCATCTTCTATACAAATTTCCTAGAAAAGGAAACAGAACTATTATTAAAAATGAGATAGCTAATATTATATCTAGCCTATCTCAAATATTAGCTAACTTATAATCTTTACAAAAGTGACAAATGAATAAAAGTAGAATGACCGCTGTCTATAAACCTGGCAGCGGAGATTTTGGTTATTCTAATTTGTTGGAAGGAATTTATTTAAGAAAAGACTCTCCTGCTTGTAGGGTACAAGGGTCTATAGAAGAAGTTCGTAATGATATTCAACGATTATTATCTGTTCATGATATATATAATCCTAATCTCAATTACGTACTTAACTGGTTAAATCAAAACTTATTCTCTTTAGCCTCTTTTTGCTACAAAAGAGGTGATGGAAATAAGTACCAATTTCCTTCCCAACTTTTAGAATACCTGGATTTAAAAATATTAAACCTTAAACAGATTAATGAAGATTGTATAGACTTTACAATGCAATCTAATATTAAATTCATTAATATGGATAAGGTGAGAATTTCAATTAGAAAGTTAGAAAGTAACTATATCGAATGGTGGTATAGCGAAGCAATTACAAACTTTTTAATGCAAAATCCCCACCTAATTAAACAAGTAGAAAAACATTCGTCTATTCTTAATAGACTCTCCGCATATCTGTTTGAATGTCTTCGTTATGAAGCTTCTATTCATGCTGAAAAAGGAGAAAATGTTTCTATTACTTATTGGAAAAACTATACCGAAAAATTCTTACCCCCTAATTAATAATTAATATGTCAAATCTTGATTACATTGCTGAAATTATTGATCCTAAATACTTAAATGCTTCTTTCTTACAACCCTATTTAGAAAAAGATGCACCATTTGGTAGTGACTTAGGTTATATAGTATATTTGCGTACTTATAGTCGCTATATTCCTTCTCTCCGGAGGAGGGAAACCTGGGCAGAAACAGTTTGTAGAGTAGTTGAATACTCTATGTCGTTATATAAAGGAGATGCTTCTTTTTATGAATTAAAACAAGAAGCAGAAGAACTATATGATTATATGTTTAATCAAAAGGTTTTTCCTAGCGGTAGAACTTTATGGGTTGGTGGAGTTCCCGCAGTAGATGGCTTAGCTCAATTTAACTGTAGTTTTAGAACTATTGATGGTATTGAAGCTTTTGTTGATATATTTTATGCGTTATTGCTGGGCGTTGGAGTTGGGTTTAGTGTAGAGAATAAGCACATTAACTCTCTTCCTTGGTTCAACAGAGCATTAAAAGTTCATCATAAGCCTTATGATTCCTTACCTAAGCAAGTTAGAGATGAGCATACAACTATTTCTTTTGACGAGACAAGCTCCATTGTAGTTGGGGAAGAATTTCTCAAAGATAACAATGCTAAATGCTGCAATATTTTAGACTGCACAAAAGGAGTTAAAAAATTAGGCTCTAAATTACCCTTTATCAGACAGCTTTGGAATGATATTAGATTGCAACCTTCGAGAATTAGAGTAACAATTAATATCGGTGATTCCAAAACAGGATGGGTAAACGCACTAAAGTTATACCTGTATTTACATTGCGATCGCCATGTTGAAGAAATTACTTTTGTGTACGATAACGTTCGTCCTAAAGGAGAAAGAATCAAAGGTTTTGGAGGTAGAGCTTCCGGACCTGAATCTTTACAAAGAATGTTTGAGAAGATTCATAATACCATTGTGGGTGACAAAAAAGAATCAAGTTTAGGAAGGATTGAGAAAGCTTTAAACAAACTATCAATAATTTCTAAACCTGATTTTTGTAGGTTAAGTTCCGTACAAGCAATGGATATTGCTAACTTTATCGCCGAAGGCGTTGTCAGCGGAGGAGTCCGTCGCAGTTCATTATTAAGCCTCGGTGATATTATTGATGATGATTTTATCAATGCTAAGTTAGATTTATACACTGATGAAAGCAAAGCACATTTGCGATCGTCACGTACAATGTCAAATAACTCCGTACACTTCCAACAAAAGCCTAGTCTTGAAAAGCTTAAAGAAATCTTTGAAAGCATTAAGAACAATGGCGAACCAGGATTTGTAAATAAAGAAGCTGCAAGTAAGCGTAGACCTTTCTATGAAGGATTGAATCCGTGTGCGGAGATACTCTTAAGGTCAGAACAAACCTGTAACTTGGTCACAATTCCTTTACCAAAGTTTGTTACGCCGGGGGGAGAATTTGATTACATAGGATTCCAAAAAGCAGCAAGATTAGCAGTAAGAATGTGTTCTAGAATCACAAACCTAGATATGTTCAAAAAGAGTTGGGATAAAACTCAGAAGAAAGATAGGTTATTAGGAGTTTCTATTACAGGAATTGTTGATGCAATTAATTTATTAGGCTGGGACAAGATTCGTGTGGATACTTCTATTTCAGAAAAGGAACCACAGTTTATTGTAGATTACAATACTACGCCTATTACAACTACTCTCTCTACAACTAGAAAATTAATGAGAGAAGAGGCTGACAAGTATCATGAAGAGATGGGTATTAATAAAGCTTTATTAATTACTACTATTAAACCAGAGGGCACAATTTCTAACCTTCCTTCTGTTAGTAGTGGTATTCATGCACCTTATGCACCTTTTTATAAGCGCAGAATTAGAATTAATAAATATGATCCTATTGCTAAAGCATTATTAGAAATGGGCTACACCCCCGTACCCGAAAATAATCAAGGAGATAATTTACACGCTCCTGAATGCGATACTTGGGTATTTACATTTCCAGTAAAAACTACAGCCGCTTTTAAAAGCATTGATGAAAGTGCTATCTCGCAGTTGGAACGCTATAAAATAATGATGGAAAACTATGTGGATCATAATTGTAGTATAACCGTATCTGTATCTCCTAATGAATGGGAAAAAGTTACAGAGTGGGTATATAAAAACTGGGATTATGTAGTAGGAATTTCTTTCTTACCTAGATTTGATTCTAGCGATAGTCCTTATCCAAATATGCCGTTTGAAACGTGTTCAGAAGAAGATTATCAAGAGTTAGTTAAAAAGAATCCTCGGTTGAATAAAGAAGCATTGTTACAACTAATAGCTAAATTTGAAACAGAGACAGAATACGAACAATACGAACCAACAGATCCATCCTGTTCTACAGGTGCTTGTCCAATTAGGTAATTAAATAAATGGAAAGATATTATATGCAGAGAAACACTGATGTAACAGGTGTTTCAGGAACGGGTAGAGTAGTTGAAGGTGTGATTCTAGACGACTCAAGATTTGTAATGACTTGGTTGGGAGACAATCCTAGCTGTGTAATTCATCAAAATCTTGAGTCTGCTATTAAAGTACACGGTCATGAAGGTAGCAGTATTTTTATCTCCTCCCCGGAGGAAGAAGAATATCCTAAAAGATATGTGCTAAACCATACTAAAGATATGTATGGATTAACAAAAGTTGGTCAGGTAGCGGATATAGTTGAATTTAGCAACGGATATGCCATTGTTTATTGGAGAGTTTATCCCTACTCATTAGAAACCTGGTCGAGTATGGATAATTTAAAGAAAGTACATTGCTCTCAAGATTACACTGAATTTAAGCCCTTAAATAACTAACACTATGAGAAAGAAGAAAAACATAGGTACAATTAAAGAAGTAAATATAGCCTTGTCTGCGATCAAACCTTTGCTCAGATCAGTTAATAATCCACAAGTATTTTATGCCGAAGATGGCTCTAGATTAGTGTATTATCCTCCAATTAAAGATTCTAAATTCAAAGCGGGACACGAACATCTTCTTGCTAAAGAATATGAACTTGTATCTCCTAGCGGGGCTAAAATTAGTGTAACTAATCTTAGAGCTTTTACCAAAGATATTTATGGTAGAAATTCTACAAGATTCTATAACCTATATCACGGTAAATCCAAAACTAACTCTGATGGGTGGACTGTAATTAAGGATTAACACAGGTATAAAAAGAACTTGATAGTTCTAGTTGTATAAGTATTAATCTCAAGGGTATAAGTTTTACTTAACGCACTTAGCGCGATCGCAAAAGTAAAACTTATACCTATACCCGTTATTTTGCTTTGATAATGTAATTAATTACAAAGAAAGGAGGGAGAATAGCGAAGGGTTGAGAACCTCCAGTTGACTGAATAGAGAAATTATAATGATGTGCTTCAGCATATTTAATATTAACAGGATCACTTCTTTCATTAGTATCCATATCAAACTTTTCAATTCTATTATCAGTCTTACCTTTATTATGATAATGATTAGCAGCCCTTTCATCATCTCTCTGACTGGTATCTATAGTAAGCTCGTGAGAGTGATTGGGAAGATGAGCAACGGTTAGAGATTTTACAGCTTCACCTCCTACTTGCCCTAAATTAAAATTACCCCAAGTACTACCTCCTGCACCAGTAGGGAATCTACCCTGCATATTAGGAAGATTAAAAGTAGTATTTGTATTACCGTTCCCATAAGTAGTGCCCATAATTGCAAATAAAGCTGCAAACTCATTACGATCTAATTCAGCACCATTACATATTCTCCAAGAATCATCTGGAAGATTCTGCCCCGGAAACATAATAATAGTTCCTATAGGAAGTGCAAACAATCTTACCCATTCACAGTTAACTGCAACAGTATCATTACATTCCCTCGGCGGAGTGGGAACTCTAGGAGAACCAGTGAAAGTAGGAGAATTTATGTCTGCTTTAGAATTAATTCTACGATCTAAATTTGCGATTGAACTATTTAAAGTAAGATTTGTATTATGTAAATCGGCAGTTAAAGTACTAACTGCACCCTCAACTTTATCTAATCTGTTTAAAAAACCCTCTACGTCAGCAAGAATATCATCCACAGCCGATTGCAACTGCTGTCTTATCTGCTCTATAAGGTTAGCAATCTCCCCTTCACCAAAAATATCTTCTTTTAATTCTGCTAATTCAGTTTGAAGATTTGTACAACAGGATTTTAAATCTTGAATAAAATCATATGCTTCGACGTATTCTTTTAAATCATAAATAGTCGAGGCACTTTGAGTTCCAGTATGATTACTTCTGTCTAAAGTAGCGTCTAAATTAGCGTCATACTCGTCGCAAGTTAGCGGTCTATCAATTAAACTTCTTTTAATTATTTGGGACATTAAATAATATTAAACGTGTATTAACTAAGTTAATTCTCTAACTTTTATTGAATAATTATTGAGCAGAATAGCTATAAGAATAGATGATAGCTTAAAAGCAAATACATTGTTAAAGCTATGTCATCAAAAAAAAGAAGAGTAGAAACAAATGATATTCAGCCTGTGGAATCTACAAAAGGAAAGATATCCACTATCTCTTACATAAAACCTAAAACGATAAATCAATCCTTATTTGTTAAATCAATTAAAAGAAATACAATTACAATCGGATTTGGTTGCGCTGGTACTGGTAAAAGTTTAATTGCACTTCACGAAGCAGTTAAGCTGATCAACTCAGAATCTTCTGAAATTAATAAAATATTTTATATTAGAGCAAACGTCTCGATGTCTCAAGAAAAAGACTTGGGATTCTTACCCGGAGGATTGATTGAAAAGATTTTACCTCTTGCTTATCCAGTACTAGATAACTTAATTGAATTTATTGAAGAGGGTACGGCTAAATATTTAATTGAATCTGGTAGGATAGAAATACTTCCTGTAAGTATGGTCAGAGGTCGCTCTTTTAAAAATGCAATTGTCATTGTAGACGAAGCCCAGAACTGTATAGGCTCTACGATAAAAGCTCTGCTTACAAGAATAAGTCAGAATTCAAAAATGATTTTGATTGGTGATATTAAACAATGTGACTTAGATATTAAATATGGACTCAACAATGGATTATTAGATGCAGTACATCGTCTCCAGGGAGTAGAGGATGTTGGTATAGTTCAGTTTAATAGACAAGATATACAGCGGCATACAATTATTTCACATATATTAGAAAGATACGAATAATGCATATAAAAATAACAGCAGTTAATAAGATATATCAAGAACTGATAAAACAGAATTTAATCTCCAGGGAGAACAGTAGAAATGTTTATAATATTGTATTAAAAAACATAGAAGAAATATACGAACTAGGATTTGATGTATATGATTATTATACATATTTACATCAACAGAAAGGATATGATTTTTTTGATCTAGAACTTACAATAGAATTAATGGATTACGCTTGTAATCAATTAGATGGGGGAGAAAGAATCAATGCTTGGGATGAAATAGACGAACACATAAATAATTTTATTTATGATTACATTTTGAACAGTCATTTATATAATAGACCTACATTCTTTTTTAACCTATTTTCTATTTGGATTGAAGAGGTATATCCTTCTGCTTCTAAAACAGAAATAAGTTTGGCAGTAAAACAATTTATAGCTAAAGCAAAAAGAAATCCTTTTGATTGTTTTGGTAATTTTTGTATAGAGGAAGTTAAACAAAAATTAATTAGTTTAATTTAAACAAAATTATATAGCGTATACTATGCATACAAAAGATAAAGCAGTGGAATTAATTTATAATGAACTGAATAAATATGGATTAATCAACAGTGATAATAGTGCTGAAATACATTCATTATTATTTAAACATATTAAGGATATTTTTGATTTAGGATTCACTGAAGAAGATTAATTGATCTTGCATTAGACTAAACTACGTAACAACTATATTTATTTAATTATGGAATCTAAACTTTCATTAGAAAAGCAATTTCAACTGGCTGACTTTAATCAGAAGTTAGATAAGGCTTCAAGAGAACAAGCTATTGAAATTGCTAAAAGTACTTTTAAGCTTATGTTAGCAAGAGAACAATTAGTCTCAGAATTAATGAAGAACTCATCACTCAAAGGAGAATCTTGGATCTAGATATTATGGTAGCAGAAACTGGCGAAGTAATAGGTTTAAAAAAGCAAGTATATAACAACTTGGCTGAAGATATAACCACCGCTTTAAACAAAGAACTTAAGTTAAGCGTTGTTTCTAAAGATTTATTGTATAGAATTGTAACTAAAGCTTTAAATGAAACCTTTAACTTTATTATTAATGAAGAATATATTCAAAAGTTTGCATTGGGTAGAGGAATATTCCTTTCTAAAAGTCAATGCGTAAAAATTTTACAAGATCTAAAGAGTAAGAACCTTTCTATTGAAAGTTTTTATACCTCTATAATTTCTGATTATATTTTAAATAATAACGAAGTTAATATTTCTTCTCCCCGGTGGACAATGGAAGATATAATATTTATTCTAAACAATTATTATAGAATAAATGATATAACTGAGGGGGAATTAAAAAAGATAGAGCGCACATTAAAAATTCAGTTAGAGGACAAAAAGGAATTAGACCAAACAGATATTAATAATTTAATTACATCCAACATTGATTAAATTTCATGAAGAATAAAACAGAAATTATTAATTCAATCACAGCCAAATTGTCTTTTTTAATAAAAGAGTTAAAGCCAAGCATAGAAGATTCAGAATGCAACAAAATAGTTGAAGATGTTATTAAAGAAATAATAGATACGGAAGTAAGTCAATATTATGATTTAGGATTTTCAGAAGAAGATTATCTAAGCATTGCACAAGAATATTTTCCTTTCTTTGATGAACAGTTGACAAAAGAACTTATGGATTATTCTTTTGGACAATGGAATGATGGAAAAACAATTGAGGATATAGTACAAGAAGCTCATGACTTAATGTATATATTTCCAGATAAGCCACAATTTAAAACTTATTTAGAAAGCAATTGTGTATCACAATTAAGTCCCGAACAGAAACAGCAAGTATTTAATAAGCTATTAGAACATATTGAAGATGAAAGAGTATGTTCAGACAATAGCGATGAACTGTATTTTGATTTAGACAAATTAATAGAGGTATATAAAACTCTATTAGAGAACTATTAAACACAGTATCTTCCTCCGGGGAGATAAACCCATTTATACAAATTTAAAGATTTAGATATTATTATTTTTGTAAAGAAAAACATTCATCTATTGTTAAAATTAAACTTGGTGTAAATTGGTGATAAGATATATAACAAATTTATACAAGGATAAAAATGCAGTACAATTACATTTCTCAGTTAAGCATAGCTTCAGTATCAAATGAGGACAGTAATGTAAATAGAAATAAAGTATTTGCTTTACTTCAAAATCCAGCTAGAGCAACAGCCGCAATTAAAGCATACTTAGGAGCCAGGTATTCTCGTTCTGACAAGTCGATTATAGAAATAGCTGAAGAGATATCGGATAAAAATATCAATGCTGACGAAAGATTGGCTAATATATTTCATGGGTATGGGCACACAAGTGTGGCGGACATGGCTGATATATTTCTCTGTTTAGAGAATATTCCTATGATTACGGCTCAAATGTTTTGGTATAACAATAATTTAGTATCAGGACAAGAAAGAAGTACAAGATATCAAGACTTTAAGCATTACGAATTTCCTGTAATGAAATTAAGTTCTAAAATAAATGAAGAAGAAATTCTAGAAGATTTAGAGCTTAAATATGAAAACATAATGAATATTCAAATGGCAAAATACAGAGAAATGATTTTGCCGACAAGAGATTTTCTAGTTAAAAAGTATAATTTAGATACAGAAATTCATGCAAAAGTTATTGAGAGTAGAACATTAGACTGCACCAGACAATTAATTCCAATGGGAGTTAATACAAATGTAGCAGCTTTAATGAATGCAAGAAACTGGAGTAAGGAAATTTCTAGACTGCTAAGCAGCGATCAACAATTAGATGCGGATATAGCAATTCTTATTCAAGAAATACTAACAGACCCTAATAAACATTTGAGTAACCAAGGATATATTCCTGAGAGTCCGGGACTGATTAGATATGTAGAAAAGAACAACAGAAATTTAGTAATAGAAAAACTACTTTCATATTTTCATAAAGATTTATTAGATAGTAAAGTATTAACCTCTATCAATTATTCGCCTAATTGTAGACTTGTTAAAGGAAATTTTAATTTAGTTATTAGAAAATTATTAAAATTAATATATCCTAACAAATATAGTAATGAATATTATTATACTTATTTTGATAGTGTATTATACAAAATTGCTTCATGTATAGTAGAGAACTTTGACGATCGATTACAGGGTAAAAGTCTATTGTGTAGTGGAGATATAAACATTGAAGGATATACCGACTTAGGTTCTTTAAAAGATTTAAATAGACATCGAAGCATAGGTAAATTTATTCCTTTATTTGAAAACTCATTTGATATAGAAAAAGAGATATCAAATCCTGAATATATATTATGTAAATATTTAGAATCTTCTAAATTAGAAACAGAGTATAGCTATCATTTAGATGAAACCTATAAAAAGATTAAAGAGTGGTATAAATTAGCCTCTAAGTATTTAGAAAAGAATGAACTGTTAGAATATATAAGATATACGCTTCCTCATGCTCATAGTACTAAATATATTTTTAGTGGAGATATAGATGACTTTCAATACATTATTAATTTACGTACTCGCCCAGGAGGACATATCAATTATAGAGTTCATGTTTATGAATGGTTGGAGTTATTAGCCGATACTAATTTATTCTTTTTCTACTTAAAAAACAGGATAAAAAAACCAAATCCTAATAGTCTAGAAGAATTCTTGGATAGGTCTTAATCTTAACTTAAAATAAAATTAATGAAAAGAGAATCCCCATTATATTTAAAAGGATTAGAGAGGGGATTCTTTGTTCCTCCTCCTTTTAAAGAATTAACTCTTCTAAAATTAGAACATTGTTTAAGACTAAAAAAAGGCATGAGTTCGATTGTTAAATCGATCGCTTATTCACTAGTAACACCGATTGAGAATAGAAACACTCAGCCCTGGATAATTTTAAAAAGATGTATGAATGAAGGCGAATTAAAAAATATTGCCATAGATAATTTCAATCAGCCTATAAAGATTATTAAGGAGATAGTTATAATTGATTTTAATATTATTAATTGTGAAGAATGGATAAGCAATAATAATATATTTAAGGAAGAGTTATTGACTGAACTATATAGAATAAATAAAAATGGAATCCAACTTTGAGAAGTATTATGAGTTTGAAATAGTTAATATTTATAATCATCCTTTAAAAATATATTCTGACATAGAAGAGATAAACAAAATGAATTTGAATCCAGACGAGAAGATTAGGATTAAAACTTCAGTAGAGCCGGGAATGAAGTTATTTACAAATTCAATATCTCTGCATAATAAAAGTGTAGCAATATATGTAGGAGTAATAGATGAAGAGTGGTAATTTAAATCCCAACAATAAGCAAATAGACATCGCTAATAGTCTGTCCTTTATTAGCTATCTTAATATTCTTATTTACGGATGAAACATTATTATTATCATCTCCAAATTCTATCAGAGTACTATAACAATTAAGTAGATTGGAAGAAAAATTATCAAAGTTTGGAGTTATTGTAATCTCTAATAACTCCGAACTTTTTATATATAAAGACTTAATAAATGTTATACCTAAATTAGCTAAGTTAAGACTGTTAAAAGTGTTCGGTTCTAGTTTAAGATTAGTTTTATATACCTGACCTCCAGAGATAGAATTGTTTAGATTTTGATCGGTAATATTAGTACTGTCTTGTAACTTATTATTTAATGCAGAACCACTGGTTGAATTAGTTGAAATAGAAATTGCGTAAGAGAAGTCAATAGAATTAGCCATATAAATATGAAATAGAATTTATTATGTTTGATGATATCAAAGAAGAGTTCGTAAATTGTCCGCAAGTTTTTAGGAATAACTGTGTAAATCAACATTTAAAGTGCAACCGATGTAAAGCAAAAGAAGAAAGCAATAGAGATTTTTTATATGTTCCTCATCCGCACGGCAGTCCAGAATTATCTTACAAAAAACACCCTTGTTTTATTTTGTTGAAAGATAAAAATAGACAGTCAGTAAGAGAAGTTTCTAGAATAAAAAAAGAATCTGCTTCTTACTTATCTGGAAAAAGATATAATCGCCAAGGAAAGAAGAAAGAAAAACAAATATTGAAGAGTAACAACATAGAACAGACTTTTGGAAGTGGAAGGTTTAAAGGGGATGGTGATGGCAGAGTAATAATCAATGGGATTAGTTATGGAGTAGAACATAAGACTAGATTTAACAATAGGAATATATATTCATTAACAAAAAAAGAATGGGAGAAAGCAAAGAATCAAAGGGTAGATATAGGAATAATTTCAAGTGAGGAAGGAAGTTACGTAAATTTAAGTTTAGAAAGTTTTATGGAAATGATAAATAATGAAGATTAAAAATTATGTTGGTAATTTAATTTTTAATATACAGATAAATTTGCATGATAAGTTAACTGCTACTGCGATGGGTAGAAAATTACACGAGTTACTTCCTAAAAAGTTGTATGAAATAACTTATTTTTATTGGGCAGGAGAAAGTGGAGTAGATGAAAAAACATACATAAAGAAATTATCGTTATTAGAATATTGGGATTTGCACAATGATTCTTCAATACAACAAGTAGATAAATTATGAGTGAAGAAAACAATTCAGACATAGCTTCTAAATTAAAAAAGTTAGAAAGCTTGATGGTAAAAAAGTATGGAGATAATTATTATGGAATAAATAATAATAACAGCACTCCAGCAAGCATTAGATTTATTTCTACAGGATGCTTCTCAATTGATTATATGCTGGGTGGAGGACTACCAGAGGGTAGGATAGTACAAATGTATGGACCAGAGAGTAGTGGAAAATCTTTAATTAGCACTCAGTTTATAAAGTCATTGCAAGAGCAAGGAAAGATTTGTGCGCTGATTGATTCAGAGGCTGCTTACGATACGAAGTTTGCTTCAATGTGCGGAGTGGATGTAAACAACTTAATGTTATTGAAGCCAAGTAGTGCAGAGGAGTCTTTAGAGGCGATTAGAGATTTAGTTAAGTCGGAAGTAGTAGATTTAATAGTGTTAGACTCTATCTCTGGATTATTACCAAAAGAGACTCAAGAAAAGAAAGTAGATGAATCTACTATGGCAATAATTGCTAGGTACTTATCAAAAATACTTCCGGAATTAGCAGTTCATGCAGATAGAAACAAATGTACTATAGTGTTAATTAATCAAGTGAGAGCGACAATGCAAATGTACGGACCTTCTGAATCACCGACAGGAGGGAACGCATTGAAGTATTGGTCTAGCGTAATTATTAGAATTAGTAAGCAGGTGATTAAAGAAGCGGGGAAAGAAATAGGAATAGTTAGTACATTAAAAACAGTAAAGAATAAATGTGCTATTCCTTTTGCTACGGCGGAGATAGATATATTATTTCCTTATACAGCAGAGGATGGGACTCAGATAGCAGGGATAGATATATTAAAAGATATTATTCGCCAGGGGATAAGGAAAGAGATTATTATAAAGAAAGGTGCTTGGTACGAATATCAAAATCTAAAAGTTCAAGGGGAGCAATCCTTAAAAGCAGAGTTAGAAAATAATCCAGAAGTATTAACAAAATTAAAAGAGGAAATGAAATATTATGGGTAAGAAGAAATCAGTAGAGGACATGACGGTAAAGGAATTAATTGAAGAAGAGAAAGAATTGGTAGAAGGATTGAAAGAGATATACCAAATTTATAATTCAATTGGAATTAGAAAAGAAAATTCATTTCAAGAGTTAATAAAACTATCTCCTATTAAACAGTCTGTCAATACAGCTTATCTTTCAACTGCACCTCAGCCACAGCAGGAACAACAATTGGAAGAACAGTTCAACGACCTGCTTCAACCATCTAGTTTTGTTTCTGCCTTTGACCCCGCTGCTTCTACTGTAGTTCAGCCGATGAGTGCAGAAAACTTTTCTCAAACAGATATATCCCAAGAGCGAGACAATATTTTAGAAGATATAAACAAATACTTATAAAATTAATAACGCGGTTAAGGCAATGTCTAACTGCGTTATTAATTTTATTATATAGATATATGAGCAATAGCAGTAAGATTAAAACTTTGATTTACGCTTGTGATAAAAAACAAGAAATATATCAGATAAGAGTAGTGTTTCAAATCGACAAGAAACATTCTAGCTATCTAAAGTTTGAAAGAGCAACGCAGGAATATGCTCAGTTGTCACAATTAGTATATCCTGTTGAGAGTTATGAAAAGTACAAAGAAGAAATAGGAAGGTATCCGTTAGAAACCGATCAAATGGAAACTATCAAGAAAAGAATAACAATCAAAAAGTTATTCAATTATACAAGGTTAGATAGTGAAAACTATGTAATCAATAACTTAAAATGTGGAAACCAATTCTTACAAAAGCAAGAAGATGACTTTTTATTTGAAGATACATTAAGATTATCCCCCGCAACAACAGGGATAATTAAAGAGTTAGAAGAAATAAAAAAAGGAAAAGTAGACGAAGATTTCAAAGAAGAGACTTTGTATTGGTTGCTATACAGCCTAAACAAAATGTGGATCTAAATTCAATCTAAACACTAAACACAAGAGAACAATATGGAAATTAATACTAATCCAATCAATACAGAAAAGTTACAGCAGCTTATCCCTATTTTATATAAGACTAAAGAGCCAGCTATTATTTGGGGCAATCCTGGTATTGGTAAATCTACAATCGTAAAAGAGTTTTGCAAAAATCAAAAGATAGAATTAATTGATGTTCGTTTAAGTCAAATGGCACCAGAAGATTTAAAAGGACTACCTTTCTTTAATCATGAGCAACATACAACTACTTGGCTTACCCCAGATTTTCTCCCAACAGAAGGTCAGGGAATTCTATTTTTAGACGAACTACCCCACGCAGACCAAAGATTACAAACGGCTGCATTTCAATTAATTCTAGATCGAAGAATTGGCGATTATATTCTTCCAAAAGACTGGTTAGTAATAGCAGCCGGAAATTACAATGAAGACCTAGACAACTTGTTTGAGATGGGAGCAGCACTCAAAGATAGATTTACTCATATCCTTGTTGACTCCTCTGTAGAAACTTGGCTGAAATGGGCTAGTAAAAATAAGCTGCATGAAGCAGTATTAACTTTTATAAAATTAAAGCCAGAGTTCTTAGATTCACAGGGTTCAATAGTCGAGTCAAAAGAAGAGGACACATCTACTATTATTCCTTCTCCCCGGTCATGGAAAACTGTTTCTGATTTTCTGAACAGTAATGATAATCCAAACGACTTTTCTTTACTTGAAGATTTGATTAGAGGTAGGATAGGTAAAATAGCCTACGCCGAATTTGTGCATACTCTTCAGGAACTAAAAGAAACTCCTGATATAACGGTCTTATTTCAAAGCAATTCAAAAAAAAGACTTGGTATTATCAATAGTATTAAAAGTATTTATGGTCTTTATGGTCTTGTGTATCGTTTGGTTAACTTTGTTAATGAGGAAGAAAACTTAGAAGCTGTAATAGATATTATGGTAGCTATTGGAGAATCGGAACACGAACAAGGTTTGGAAATAACTACATTAGGAATATCTATGTTGTTAAATAAATATAAAAATATGGAAGGTCCAAAGAAGTTAAGTTTAATGGGTAGTATTTTTGATAATGAGTCCTATCAAAAATACTTAAAGATGTCAGAACAATAAAAATATTTTTGCCGAATTTTTGTAATGTGTGTAGTTCCCTTTTCAAATTATTCACAAACATACTCAGAGTAAAAAAATGTTAACAGGAAAAAAGAAAGTAATTCAAAGAGATAAGATTGATATAATTAGTAGTTATCAAGGATTTAGTTCAGTGTTTTTATGGGTTCCAATTGTAATTACAAATGAAATTCCAATAGCAGCTACAAATGGAAAAATTATTTTTGTAGGTGAAGAATATTTTAAATTTGAAAGTACAGAAAGAAGAGCAATCCTCATTCATGAAGCTTTGCACATAGCTCTTCAGCACTGTACAAGAAAGTTAAAAAAGGAAAGGGAGCAGGAATTATGGAATATAGCTGCCGATGTAATTATTAATGAAATAATTTTAAAGGGAATCAGATATACTCTACCAAAATGTAGTATGAATTTGGCAACTTTAAATGAAAATCTTTTTAATACTATATACTCTTTAAAAGGATATAATGTTGAGAAGTTATACCAATATTTAAAAGAAGAAAATTACCCTGTAAAAAAAGAAGGTGAGGGAGAAGAACAAAAAGATGTTCTAAAAGGGGATATTATTCTGGAGAATGAATCACATAAGTATTTTAAAGAAGAAGATATTCCTAATAATTTACGGGACGTAATTAATCAAGACAATTCTGAATTGTTTGGGAAGTTGATGTCAGATGAAAAAACTAAAAATATATTTAAAGATTTTGATATAGATAAAGAATCTGTAAAAATAGATTGGAAACAGTTATTAAAAAGAAAAATCAAGGGAGAAGTTAGTTCAAGCAAAATTATTTGTAATTATGAAAGACCAAGTAAGAGAATGGGAGATTTATATGGAAAAACTTTTCTTCCTGGGACAAGGAAAGAAGAAGTTATTTCAAAAATAGGAGTAGTCATAGATACGTCAGGTTCTATTGATAGTAAAATCTTATCTCAGTTTATTACCCAGATAGATAAAATCCAAAAAAGCGTTAGACCTTTTATTAAATTAGTGTATAGTGATGCAGAGGTATTAAGTATATATAATATTCCGGCTAAAGAAAGTTTTAAAAAGAATATCTCAACTAAATACCCGCCGAAAGGAGGAGGAGGAACTGACTTCAGACCTGCTGTAAAAGAATTAAACAAAGACTGTAAATTAATTGTTTATTTTACAGATGGATTTGGAATTTATCCTGAAGAATCAAGGAGTAAAATTTTATGGGTGATGACAGAAGACATAAAGTATTATAATTCAAACGATGAATATAAAAAAACTGGAGAGATTATTTGTCTGAAATAAAAACTCACCTAGTTGAGGCTGTAACTTTATTCTTGTATTCAATAGATGAATCACAAATTAGCCTTTTAAAATTAAACTTTAACCTGGATTTTGACCTTTATCCTAATCCAGGCTATCTACAAATGAATTCTACAGGAGTTAGCTTAGGAAAAAAGTTGAATGAAAAGTATTCGCAACTTCTTAATGACATCGTATCTAAAGTAATCATAAATGATTTAAAGAATAAAGATTCTTGGGAAGTATTAATTTTATTTGAGCAATTAGAATTTAGCATAGAATATCCTAATATTGTATATAATAACTCTCCATTTCAAATAGTTGAAGGGAAAAGAAAACCGAGAGGAATATTTTATTTAGAAAAACATTTTTATATAGATGTGGAAAAAGATATAAGAGAGATACCTTTTACTAAGTTACTAAGTAGAATAAATAAGTACAGAGCAGTGTTAAATGAATTATAAAGAATTTTCTTTGGATGATTTTCTATATTTACATCTGAATAATGAAGGAAAAGAATTATGTAACAAAACGGATAGGACTTTAATTTACGATATAAACTTTTTTTATACTTGTAAAACTCAAGATGATCAAAGTTCTTTTTTAATTTCTGGTAAACCCTATTCTATACAATTTTATAAAGTTTATACGGATCATAAAGAAAAATTAAGTATTAGTAAAATCTTTAAGGAGGGAATAAATCAATTAAATCTAATACGGTTTATTACTAGATTTAAAATAATAGAGAATAAATTTTGTGTAACTTTCGGCGACAAACATTATATTGATTCAAAATTAAGTGAGGTAATAAATAAGCATCAGACTAAAGACAATAAAATTAACAGAGATAAGGTTAATAAAGTATTAAGGACAAGAAGCGTAAGTATGAAAGAAACCATAGAATACTTTAATTTATCAAAAAAATTTCTGATTTAAAAAAGTATTTTGAATACTCAATTAAAAATCATTAACTTTGTAAGCAAAATAGATTATACAAGAGTTTAAAAATGGAATTGGAAGCAACTCAAGGAGATAATGTAAAATATTATTTCATTAACAGT